CAGAGGGTTGAGTATTCTGCTAATCAAATTAATGAAATATTTTCTACTCAAGGTAAACGCATAGGATTAGACGCAAAAACTGCCCTGAGTCGTTTTTTTGATAATGCTGGCAATATTTTAAAGTAGGAATCTGCAGCTAGTCAAATTGATATTAGTTAGCATTACCGATATTTTCAAGGACATTTATTAGAAGTGGTAGGCGGAAAAATTAAATCGCCAGGTGTAGCACAAGAGGTTTTTGAAGCGCATTATTCTCGAGGTTACTGTAAATTTGATTATAGTTAGTAGGCTAAGGCTTTTATAACAATGGCGAATGCCACTGATGATAGATTACAAGATTGGGATGGTATTCGACGTTTATACTTCACTAGGGCCGTTGACAATCTAAGCTGGTATTCTGGCGGAGATATTGATAATGTTTCTGTTAAAAGTTTAAATTTTTCTAATATTGATAAAATAGTTAGGAAGTCTAAAACAAATCATAGTATATTAGGTTTGTCTTCGGAAAGAAGCCTAAATGATGTTATCAATTAGCTAGATGCTATTTTTGGTTCGTTAGATGCTAAGAATAATCCTAAGCTGACTGCTGAGATAATACGATAGATTTTAGTGCCCTTTACGCAAACCATAGAAACATCTATGGTTGGTAAACATAATGCAGTATTTAATACCGGCATGATTACCTAGGAAGTGGATAAAATCATTAAAAACTTGACAAAATAAAAATTTTTCGATATAATATCGTTAGAAGATGTGATAAAGGAGAAATTAATTAACCATGATTAATATAAATGAATTGGGTATAGAAGGTATTGATACTTCTACCGATCTTGTTCCAATTGGCAATACTCAAGTTACTGTTAAGAAAAATATTCCCATATTGGAAAAAATGGAATTGATAAGTGATATTGTTAATGCATCTATTGATGATAATGATTTCTATAACCCTTGTTTAGGTAAAATTAATTTACTTGTAAAATTAGTATTGGCATACACAGATATTAAAGTGGATGAAAATGCTAGCATATTTGATTTGTATGACATTTTTTCCAATGGAGTTTTCCAAGCTATTATTCCAATTGTGTCTGAAAGTCCTGATTATTCTTTCATAGTCCGTGGCGTTGAGGAATTTATTCATTCAATTTATGAGTATAAGAACTCGGCACGTGGCATCTTGAAGGGCTTAATGGCCGACGCTAAGGAGTCGAATTTGGAGTTAGAGGATATCGTAAAGGATATTAATCTGGCGCCGGAAAGTTTGACTATGGTAAAGGATGTCTTGGATAAATTAGGTTAATCTATCTATTTTAATTTTTAAATAAAATAGAGAAATAGTCCGTCGATTATTTTTCGACGGACTTATTTTATTTTTGCGCAAAAATAAAAGCGAGAGAAAGGAGAATTGAGTAATGAGTAGAACTGTTGAAGTTAGATTGAATTTTACTGCGGAGACTTCTTCGGCCGAGTAGGCTCTGAATAAACTACAATCATCATTACGAAATATAACCAATCAATAGAATTTAGATTTGGGCGGCTATAAATTGTCTAACGAATTAAATTAGGCATCCGAAGCAGCAATCAAGCTGCGCCAGAATTTATAGAACGCACTTAATGTTAATACTAATAGTCTTGACTTAACCAAATTCAACAGGGAAATGCAGAAGTCAGGAATGAGTTTAGAGAAGTATCGTACTGCATTGGTTTAGATAGGCCCGAGTGGCCAGGCGGCGTTTGCAGATTTAGCGAAGGCTATTGTAGCATCAGAGTCGCCACTTACTCGTTCTTTGGGGCTACTAGATAAATTATGGGATACCTTAAAGCGTACAGCAGGCTGGCAGATTTCATCGAATATTATGCATGGTCTGTAGAGTGGGTTATCTGATGCCTATAATTATGCTAAGGATTTAAATAAGTCTCTTAATGATATTCGTATTGTTACTGGCTATAGTGCAGATCGTATGGCGGACTTCGCCAAGCAAGCGAATAAAGCGGCGAAAGAGTTAAGTGCTACTACACTTGATTATACTGATGCTAGTTTGATTTATTACCAGCAAGGCTTGGATGATAAGGCTGTTAAGGAACGTACTGATACTACCATCAAGATGGCGAATGTTACTGGTACGACTGCACAGACCGTATCGCAGCAAATGACCGCAGTATGGGAAAACTTTATGAAAAATGGCGAACATGCTGCTGAATACTATGCCGATGTAATGACAGCACTTGGCGCCGCCACGGCATCTAGCACTGACGAGATTGCTGATGGCTTGGAAAAGTTTGCAGCAGTTGCTGATACTGTTGGATTAAGTTATGAATATGCAACTGCGGCACTCACTACGATTACTGCAAAGACTCGCCAAAGTGCTGATGTTGTTGGTACCGCATTAAAGACCTTATTTGCTCGTATTGAAGGTTTGAATCTGGGTGAGACGCTAGATGATGGCACTACTTTGAATAAATATTCATCTGCTCTTGAAGCTGTTGGTGTCAATATTAAGGATGAAGCGGGCCAACTGAAAGACATGGATGAAATTCTAGATGAGATTGGTTCTAAGTGGGATACTATCGGTAAGGACCAGTAGATTGCATTGGCGCAGACGGTTGCAGGTGTTCGTCAGTATACGCAATTCGTTGCGTTAATGGATAACTGGGACTTCATGGGCGAGAACTTGGCGACTGCTTATGGCGCAGAAGGTACTCTTGATGAACAGCAGAAGATTTATGAAGAGTCTTGGGAAGCTGCAAGAAATCGTTTGCAAGCATCTATGGAAACTTTATATGATGATTTGCTGAAGGATGATTTCTTTATTTGGTTAACGGATGCATTATCTGATGTAGTTGGTTTAATTGATAAAATCATTGATTCAATGGGCGGATTAGCAGGATTGTTGCCTGGTTTAATTCTATTGATGAACAAACTCTGGGGGGATAAGATTGCTGCAGGTATTTCTACGGCCGCTTATAATATTGGCGGTTTAATTCCTAGTGTTCGTCAAGCGCGTAACGAGGCTGACCAATAGTTGCGTGAGCAAGCAATGTCTAATTTGCAATCTATGTATTAGGCTCAGGGTAATGCTACTGGTACTGGGGTCGTTGATGTTTATGCTTAGATTAATAAATTATAGCAATATCGTTTAAATAATGCAGATAAATTAACTGCACAAGAATCTTAGCAGTTAAGTTTGTTAATTGACCAAGCTCGTGTTGAAGCTGAAATGGTTGAAAATATGGCAAAATAGGTTGACGCGGGTAATTAGTAGGCCAAGATTGCGGAACGTAGTTTATATTTATCTTCAAATGTAAGAAAAGATAAAGTTACACAATTTGAGGGTGTTGGTTAGTTAACTAGTAATTGGTTAAAAATGTCCAAAGAAGAATGGTCGCAGGATTGGATAAAAGCGATATGGGGTAATAATTCTACAAGTTTTGATACAGAGAAAACAGAAATTACTTCACTTATTCAGGAGTTAGGTGGTTCTTCAATTAGCGAAAATGATATTAGTAAATTTTTAAATGGAAAAAGAACAGGTAAAAATAAAGAATTATAGAAGATTTTTAAACGAATTCAATCTTATTCTACGGAGGATTTAGGTTAGGCACGTTATTATAATGATTTAATTTATGGTATTAATGGATAGGGTGGTTTAGAAAATTATTCTAAATTATAGGGTAAATTAGATACGGGTTCGGAACAATTACAAGCTATTCTTGCACGAGTGCCAGATATTTCCGGTGAGACTTTAGATTCTGATAGTTGGAATGTTTTAAAGAATGAATTATAGGGATTAATAGATTTATTAGGAGAAGCTGGAGTTAAAACCACCGCTTTACAAAAGACTTTAGACGGTTTATCCTTAGATGATCCTAGTGAATTTAATGACGATTTACCAGCTTTAATAGAAATGCTAAGCGAAGGCAGTCGTGATAAGAAGGGTAATATAATTTCTTCGGGTTTTCAATAGGCTACTGAAGATAATTTAGAGCGGATTCGTGGTTTAGAAGAAAAATTGGCTAAGTAGTTCAATTTAAGCACGAAAGATTTAGAAGTTTTTCGAAATGAGTTGATTAAAACAGGAAGTGCTGAATAGGCTTTAAAAAAGGCCTTAGAAGCTGCTAGTGCGGCAGCAGAAATACAAGATACGGCATTAAAGAGATTTACACATACATTAACCGCGTTGCAGAAGGTGCAAAATGCTGTCAATTTAGCTTCTTCGTTAACCATGGGAATAAGTAGTTTTAAATCTGCTATTGATACAATTTCAAATCCAGACCTATCAGCCTGGGATAAATTTACATCAATTTTAATGAGCGCTAGTATGGTTTTAGGTAGCTTTTTACCTATTTTAAATTCTGTAAAGACTATATACACTGATTTAAAATTTGCTGTTGAGGCAGAAGCAGCGGCGCAAGCAATGTCAGTTTCTATGAATGAAGCAGCCGCGGTTGTTAAAAATAAAAATGCATTAGCTGTTATTTTTGAAAAAGAAGCGACAGGGCAATTAAGTCGAGAAGAAGCAATACAAAACATTCAAAAATTAACAGGTATTAAAATTACAGATGACGATACATTTGCCCATTATAAAGATGCAGCAGCGAAATTGCAAGAAGCAACGGCTACAGATGTTTTGACCGCTGCCATGCAGCGTTTAGGTGCAGTTATTTCAAAATATAAAGCCTTCATATTAATTGCAGCGGCTATTGCAATAGCTGTTTAGGTTTCTAAAATGCTAAAAGATGCGATGAATGCGACTTAGGATGCGGCAGAAGCTGCATAGGAAAATGCTACTAGTTTAGCAAATGCATATAATGAAGCAAAAACAGCTTATAATGAATTAACCACGGCTTGGGATAATTATAATACCGCTAAAGATAATTTAAAAGAATTAACTGAGGGCACCATTGAATATACTGATGCCGTGCGAGAAGCTAATGAAGCAGCTTTGCAATTAATTAATAATTATGATGGAATAAAATATACAATAGGCACAGATGGACTCATTGAATTAGATGAAGATTCTGTTTTAGTTGCGCGGCAAGAAGAATCTAAACGGCTATTACAACAATAGACCGTAGCACAATCGGCAAAATTAAATGCTGCAGCAGCACAAACAGATGTCGATATTGAAACTACGGCTGGAAAGATGCATACTGCATCAGATATTGCTCCTACCGCAAATTATATGGCTGAAGGCGCTGTAGGAGGTGCTATGGCTGGTGCATTAGCAGGAGCCGCATTAGGTTCAATAGTTCCAGTTCTGGGTAATGTTGTTGGAGCTTTGGGCGGCGCTCTTATAGGTAGTGTTTTAGGAGTTATAGGTACTGGATTAACTATTGCTGATAATGGTGGAATGGCTTCAAAAGATGAAGTCGAAGTCATAAAAGAGTTGGCGAAAGCCGATAAAAAAACCTGGGCAGAAATTCAAGCCGCACAAGCATAGAATGATGATCAAGCATTTGCAAAAGCAGTGCGGTCTATTGATGGATTGGCTGATATTTCTGATGGTATGCTTAATGCATTGGATAGTCAGTTTGATGCTGTTTCAGATAATGTGACTGCATTATAGGCGAATACTGCAGCGCTGCGGGCCTGGTTTAAAACCTCTGCTGACGGCATAAATTCTGATAATGATTATTATAATAGTTTGAGTGATGCTGACTAGCAATTAGCGGCTAGTATTCGAGCAGGACAAATAACTCAAGAAGATATAGATAAAGAGCAGGAGCGCATTGAGAAAAATTATACAGATAAGGCAATTGCAGAAGATTATTTTGAAAAAGCTGGTTATGATCCAGAGACCTAGACAATTGAGAAAAACGAAGATGGTGATTGGGTATTACGCACCTAGGACGCTGCTGGTAATTGGAATGATGGTTTTAAAATTACCGCTGATGAGATGGCAGAGTACTTGGCCAAATATAATGTAGGATAGGCCACCGAAGAAGCTGTAGGGAAGTAGCTTGCTGCTTATTAGCAAGTTCGTGCAAATTTAGCCGATAATAATGTCAATATCTCAGATGAAGATAGAGATAATATTTTATAGCATTATGCAGATACTGGTGAATGGGATTTTACAGGTTTATCTACAGAGGTTGCTGACGCTTTTGCTGACGCTATAAAATAGACCAAGGCTTTTATTCCTGAACGTGTTCAAGAAGGAATAAATTATCGTAATTCCGATTAGGGCGAACGGGCGTATTAGGATAGTATTAATCAAAAAACTAATGATCTATCTGATGAATATGGCGTTACAACTGGGTATATTGAAGAGCAAACAGCTGCCATTATGGCGAATAATAAAGCATATGCCAATAATCAAAAGGCAGCGTTAGATTTAGTTGAAAGTTAGTTAAAGGCTCAAGTGGCCTTAGATACTGCGTCAGAGGAGTTTAAAAATAATAAATAGGTTTTAAGTGATTGGGCCAAAGGCTTGGATAAAAGTTTAGAGGCTTAGAAAAAGGTTAATAGTTTTAAGAAAAGCTTAAAAGAATTATTTGGTATTTAGTTTAGTGATGATTTTTTAATAGAAAATTTTGAAACTATTCAAGCAGCCCTAGAGGGTGATGAAGAAGCATATAAACGACTATAGAAGTTAGCTGCTAAACAAGTCGTTTTAGATATCAAGGGAGCTTCTTCTGTAGACGAATTACCAATTCAATTATAGGGTTTATACAATTTAATTGAGCTTATGCCCGATTTAGAGGTCGGCGCCACACTCGATGACTCTGGTTTTAAAGGCGTTTTAGAGTAGCTATTGGCTGATGGGCAAATAACTGTTGATGATATGAATGCCATTTTAAGTGGTATTGGTTTTACGCCTGATGTAAGTTATGTAGAAATACCTACTGATTAGGCCTCAGCATTTATTGGTAGCCAAGAACAAGAGGTTTTAGTGCCTAATGATGATGGTGGCTATGATAAAAAGACAATTACTACTAAAAATGATCTAAAAGCTATAGGCGCAGACGTTATTAGGATTCCTATTATCGGTAATTTAACCAAAGATTAGTAGTCTGCAATTAAATCCGGTGGTGGAAAAATCATTGCTAATGCCACTTTTACTGGGAAAGGTTCAACTGGAAATCTGTCGTCTTCTTCGTCCGGTGGTGGTGGCGGCGGTTCTAAGAAAGACAAAAAGAAAGCTTCCGATGAAATAGAACGCTACCATGTTGTTAAGCAGCAACTCAATCGCCTATCTTCTGAATATGATTAGTTATCTGCCGCAAAAGATCGTGCTTATGGTCCTGACAAACTCAAAGCTATTGATAATGAAATCGCCAAGCTTCAAGAACAAGAAGCAATATAGAAGCGCTATCTCGACGAGATTAACCGCTACTATCAGCAGGATCGCCAAGCAATCGCTAAATATGGCGCAGTATTTGATGCTAATGGTATTATCACTAACTACGACGCTCTCATGCAGAAGCAATTAGATATATTCAATGCATCACTCACCGATGAAGCAGAAGAGGCCTATAACACATTTAAAGAAACTCTTGACCAATACGAAGAAACCCTAGCTCTCAAACTCGAGGAAGCTGGTAATCTATTAGATAAGCAATACGAGATTGTATCTGCCAAATTGGAAAAGATTACCTATAAGGTTGAATACAAGGTTGAGATTGAAGAGGATAAACTCGATTACCTTGAGCGTCGCTTGACTCGCTTGTCTGAGGTAGAGAAAGCAAGCTTAGAAGTATTTGCAATTAATCAAGAGAAGATTATGTCTTATTGGAGTTAGTATGCTATCTATGCTGAAGCTATTAGAGGTATTGAAGCTCAGATTAATGAGCAAAAAGCCAAAGGTCTTGAAATCACTGATGAGCAAATTCAGAAGTTACGAGACTATAAAAAAGCCTTGGGTGAGATGGAAGATAATATCTATGAGTTGTATAACGATGAAATAGATAGTATAAGTGATAGATATAACAACCTATTCGATTAGTTAGAGAACTACCAAGATAGGATTCGTGATTATAGAGACTCATTAGAGACTATCAAGGATATGTATTCATTACTTGGTGTGGCGACTGTCGAAGATAATCGCGCCATGAATGATAGTATTAGGAAGACCTATTAGGCAGAAGCTAAGGGCATTTAGAGCGAGATTGACTTGCTCAAGGCTCGTAGAGAAGAGTTGGATAAATCTCGTAGTTCCTTGGGTAAGAGCGTTGATGAGCAGGGCCATTTAATTGATGGTATTGTTGCCGATATACGCAAGCTTGAAAACGTTGGCGACCTCACCATTATGGAAGATAGTGCATTAGCCTATAGTGAGAAGTTGCAAGACTAGATTGATGAAATTGATCAACAAGTTCATGAGAAACAAATGGAATTAATTTCATTAGCAAGTGACTATCTCAATGCTATCAAAGATCAGTGGGTCGAGAATCTTGAATTGATTGGCCAAAAGACTAAAGACGCCTTGTATGAGGGCCTTGAATGGGCAATTGATAAGTATGGCGACTTGACTGACCTCAGTGAGTTGTATCTGAGTAATACTCGTAAAGTCTATGAACTCAACAAGCTCAATCGTAATATTCAAGCTGATATTAATAAGCTTGATAGCGTAGTCGCCAAGACTAAGTTACGCGATCTAATGAAAGACATTAATGGCTATTATGCTGATAATGTTAAGATGAGTGAGTACGAATTAAAGAACTTGCAAGCCCAGTATGAATTGCGTTTGGCGGAGATCGCGCTTGAAGATGCACGTAACGCCAAGAGTGAGGTGCGTCTAACTCGTGATAACGAAGGTCGTTGGGGCTACATGTATACCGCTAATACTGAGGAAGTCGATAAAGCTGAGCAAGAGTTAGAGGATAAGCAATACGCATTACAAGAGTTACAAGAGGATACGCTCAAAGATGCGGGCGAAAAGATTCTATCGCTACAGAATGATTACATTGACGCGATGACAGAATTACAATCCAGTGACTTGAGTGATGAGCAAAAACAGAAGCGCGCCGAAGAGCTCACAAGTCTGTATTAGAAGCAATTGGATTATTATTATCAGACCTATGCTCAAGCGTTAGAAGCGAGTGGGTTAGCCTATGAAGAAACCATCCTAGGCCAGGCCACAAATACTAAGTCACTGCAAGAGGTTATGGAGACATTTGGTCATGCAAGTATTGAAATGACCGGATAGATGATTAGTGAGACTCAAAAGTATCAAGATGCATTTACCCAAATGGTTAGCGACATTACTGGCAAATAGATTAATAGCTATGAAGAAGCCTAGAAAGCATGGGTGGAATACATGAGTAATACACAAAAATCATTAAATGAGGCTACTACAAACGCAACAAATAATTTTAACGAAGTGGCGAAGGCTATTCGAGAAATGAGCGAAGATTTTAGAGATATGATCGAGGAGCTCATGGTTTATTTGGCGCGACTCAGTGGCGAAGATATGAGTTTATTATTCTATTCCGCCCTTGCTAATGGTGACTACGAGATGGCAGAACGCTACGCCAAGGCGCGGCGCCAAAAGATTGATTCTAATCCTGACGCTTATGGCGAATACGACTGGGATAAAGATAAAATGAATCAAATCATTGATGAAAAACAGGATAAAAATAATCCAATGAGTCAAGATGAGCGTGATGCAATATTATCAACCGCTAAAACGCCTTATATCAAGAAAACTGACTGGGGCACCGAAATGGAAAAAGCACTGCAGGCTGGTAATTATGATGATGCGGGGCTCTATGCTGAATATCGAGCCTATAAAGTTCATAATGATGCTAGTTTAAAAGCTGTAGCTTGGTCCGAGGCATAGCTACAAGAAAAAATTAATTAGTATGCAAAAGATCCCAATGAAATGTCGGCTGAGTAGAAGCGTCGTATCTTGGCAACCGCATCTCAATACGACACTGGTGGCTATACTGGCTCTTGGGGCAACGAGGGCCGTTGGGCATTACTTCATGAGAAAGAACTGGTGCTAAATAAGAATGATACAAGTAATCTGTTAACTACGATTACATTACTGCATGATTTGATGGCGCGGCTCGATCAAGCGTCCGTATGGTCTGCGCTTAGGGAACTCATACCGGCCAGCGCCGCCACAGCAACTGAAATTCTTGAGTAGAATGTTCACATTGAGGCTTCGTTCCCGAACGCAGTCGACCACAATGAAATTGAACAGGCATTTGAGAATATAGTTAACTTAGCATCACAGTATGCAAATCGCAAATAATCTTATCTAGGGGAACCTTAAGTGGTTCCCCTATTTTTATTTGGTCTAGACTGATTAATTGACTTGGCCCAAATTTTATGATATAATAGAGTAATGAGAAAAAGGAGTGATGATAAATGAGTAGTAATGCAGGTCAAATTAGTGAAAACACCTTACAGGCAATGGAAATAGTTGCCTAGAGTGTAGTTGATCGTACTGAAACCACGATTACAAAAGATTGCGTCGTGGCGGAGATTATTGATAGTGCCACTGGTGCCTACTTGGTTAGTAGTGGCTATTCATCATTTACTGCTTATTCATTAAATAAAACACAATACAAAGTGGGTGATTTGGTCTATGTGCAAATGCCAAATGCCCAAAATGATGGCGATAAAATTATTTTAGGTATGCGTTAGACAGGTGATGATGCCTATGAGCTAGCGGATAATTTCGCCGATGTGGTATTTTTTAATGGGCGAAATGATTCATTAATTAAATTGCATGGCGATGTTGGTTTAATTGCGAATGATGAGTAGCTAGTTGCTTATCTTGGCTCATGGACTGGCGAATACTCTGGCGTGACTAAGATTGGTATTGAAGGTAGTTTTGTTACGATACTCAAAGCTCTTGGTGTAGTGGAAGGAACCTACGGCCTTAAATTGCGAGTCATGAATAATGTAGGTGCCATTACCGAGTATGATTTTCCATGTAGTGAATATTATGGTAATCCATACAATTACATTTATAGCACAAGGGTTAACCAAGTATTTACATTAACTACTCAGACTACTGTTACTCGTATCGAAGCTTATGTGTATCAAGATGCTGATTTCTATAATGAAAATGATAGATTAGTAGCAGTGGTGCAGACTAGCAACATTATTCTAACTGATTTGTATGTCGGCGTTGGTAAGCTAACTAGTGAAGTGTTAGATTCTAAATTTACTATTAAGGCTAATAGTGGCAGCACAGTCTATCAAAAAGATGGTGACGCCGAGTTAAATGCGCAATTTGATACATTATTACATAATATTTGTTCTATTGAAAATCCAACAGAAGAAAGTGTAAATAATGTATTAGAGGACGAATTTATTAATTTTACCTCAGTACAAAAAACAAGAATTAATTTGTGGCTCGAAGAAAATGAAATTATAAAACAAATTGTTGCTGGCGATGTGCGCGAAGCTGAATGGAAGGGTATGGCGACGAACACTGTATTACGTGAGTTGTCTATCGAGGTTCCGCAAATTGGATTTAGTCTGTTGATTAACACCGAAGCCAAGCCTGAATATTTGACCTCATTGCCTAGCTTTGATACCTCTACAACCGAGGGTCGCCAAGCACGAAATCTATTTATTCGTTGGTATCGGCGTAACCGAGAGGCTACGATTGATGATATTAATTTGCCTGATGATTTGCATTCTGGTTGGGAACTTACTGGTCAATTTGATAAGGATTTAAATCCTATGACCGATGATGGTTATTTGATTTTTACTCCCGATTATGAGGCTAATGACGAGATGCTTGTCGCACTCGTTTACTATAAGAATAAATATTACATGAGTAATCAATTAACCTTGATTAATCGTGTAGATGCTAAGAATGATTAGATAGAAGAAATCAAGAAAGATTTAATAGACCAAGCGGAAAAAGACCGCGAGTTAATAGATGCAAATAAGCGCGCGGTTAATGCCTTGATTATTGAGAGCGGCTATTATGTCGAGGATGAAGATGGAACAACGGCATTCAATAATAATAATGGCTTATATTATTATTATACCCGTAGTGGCTTGATTCGTGAGAGTGAGAAGCTAAGAAATTATGGTTTGCGTTGCCATTCCTCGGATAAGGACACTATTATTAAAAGTTTGACATGGGGGTTTCCCAGTGGAAATACTATGGCCAAAGCAAATGGCGCCGCCACGGCTGAGGATGGTTATTATAAGCAATTAATTACTATAGATAGAAAATATAATCCAGGCAAGACCAATAATATTGTAACAGTTACAGCAATTTGTGATATTACAGTCCGAGATGAAAGTGATAATATCAAGGATGTGTATGAGAATGTTACGATTGAGAATTAGATTGAGTTATTATTTGGATATTATAGCTGTGAGGGCACTGAACATTCATTAACCGCCTATTGGACTAATAGTGCGGAGGAAGTAGTTAATTGTCTTATACCTGGCAAGACCTATAAAGCTCATTTACTGTTAGACGGTAAAGAAGTGACTAGTCCAACATGGTTTGATACTAGTGGGGTTGAATTACGAGAGACCTATACTCCAACTATTAATGATATTCACATGCGTAAAGGTGTAGTGTCTATTAGTGATGCTGAGATTGATGAGGCGAATGAAAACGCAGGAAAAACAGATACTACATTAAGACTTGGTTGTTGGTTAGGCGCTAAGATTAGTTATAATGAAGATAATATTATTGAAGGTATGACTCAATTAATTTATCAAAGCGATGGAACAACTCACATGCGTGATGGCACATCAGAAGCAGATGTAATCCCTCAATATAGATTAGAGTTGTTGCTCGAAGATGGAGCTACTCATAATCAATAGTATGCTGATGGTATCTATTGGGACCCGTATACTGGAGAAGAGATTAAAAGAGAAAGATTTAATTAGATTCAGTAGGAACTCAATAATATTGAACATAAGACTAATGACGAAAATAAAGAAAATGAGGGGCAAAAGAAAGAGCTTGTAAATGGATTTTTGTATGATGCCGATGGTGAAAAACCTATTGCGTATTTTTCTGGACCAAGCAATTGGAGCATTGGTATTTATGGCATGAGTAATCGAAGATTAGTTGATGAATATTTTATGCGTGATGTTAATGGTGACTATGAGACTTGGAAAAATGGAACAAGCGTAGAATGTCCATATTTCAGTTTGGTTTATAATCCATCGGCAAAAGAATCAAGTTTAATACGTTCGACTGTAGACTTACAACCAAAAGGCGTATATTTTGAGACTATGAGTGATTATATTTTTAGTATTAATGTATATACCTATACTGGTTATATACTAGCTCGCATTCCATTGAGAATAGATATTAATCGTTATCCATCTATTTACATTGACAAAATGGCTAAATATGATGGTGGTATTAAAATAGATGAAACATTAGGAACTATTTATGCACCAAGGTTTTTAGCTGGTAGGTATGAAGCACCCGATAATGTAGGTAGCACCGGTAACAAGCAATTTAGCGGTGTAGCTATTGGCGATTTTGCAGATAAAGACACTGAAGCATCTATGGCGATTCCAGGTATTTATGGTTTTAAACAAGGACAATAGGCCTATGCTTTTCGTAATAATGGCACTGGATTTATTGGTGCTAATAGTAATACTCGTATTACATTTAATAATGGCGGTAGTAATAAAGAAGTGTTGACGATTGGTAATATTAATCGCCCTGTATTCTCGGTTGAGGCTGATGGTGATGTTAATTTAACTGGCTCAGTTACTGGCGGTAGTGCTGAAAATGGTTATCACTTAGATAAAGATGGTAGTGGATATATTATTAGTAGTCCAGTGAGGGGACAGCAGGATCAATACGGTATTTATTTTTAGCCTGGTGACTATCCTATTTATATTAGTAATAGCATAAGTAATAAAACTGACGCTGCATTTTCAGTACGTGATAATGGTGACTTAAATTTAAACGGTGGCAGCATCACTATTAATAATATTGTTCATAATAACAGTTTAGTAATGAATGCTGAAGGCATAAGTATTAGCGATGGAAATAATGCTGTTAAAATTAAAAGTGATGGAATTAGCTTGACTGGTAGCATTAAATTTGATATCAACGCAAAAAATAGTGTCAATGATATAGTGGATATAGATTTGAGTAATTACGCAACCAAAGATGATATTTCTGGTGCAAAATATGAGTTAACGGCAGATAAACTTAAAGCGGCGTTGGATAGTATCGATGGTAATAATTTGCTTACCTATGATAATCAAGGGAATTTATATATTAAAGCAACTGCATTAGCTGCGCAATATCTTGAATCTGATGTTATTGATGTTCATGGCGCTCTGCGAACCCGTGATTATGATTTAAATTTTGTAACTGGCCGTTTAGGCTCAGGTAGAGGAATGGGGGATAATGATGTAAAAACATATGGCGTTGGTATGGCTGCCGATCCTTTATATCCCACTTAGCTTGGTCCGCATGATGTTCCAGCAGAATGGGAAGATGGAACGATTAAAAGGTATTTAAAAGGTGGATACGCATTTGTTACTGAGGGTGGCGCTCGTGTCGGTTATTATTCTACTAACAAAAATCATACTGCTTTAGTAGTGGCCGAAGGCCAGGTATACATTTAGTATTTTGAAAATGGTGTTTAGAAGCAAGGTGCGACCTTGTGGACGAAAACGTAATGAGTTAAAGGAGGATGAATAATCAATGGCAAATAGATTATATCCCCCTACAATAGAGAATACGTTACCGGCGTTTTATGGGACCTCACTCGAGGTCCCGTTTGAAATGAATAGCACGGTGGGTAAAGATTCTATTGAGGGGTTTATATTACAATTGCGTAGTTTAACAAGCAATTCAATTGTAATTAATAACTTGACAACAAATAACTATGATATTGAGCAAGGAGTTGCTCGATTTTCATTAATAGATACATAGATTAGTAAATTAAATATAGGACAATATTATAGATTACAAATAGCATATCTACCAAAAGGATATTCTGGTGGCGGAAAGCTATTAGGGGAACAAGAACAAGAATTAGAAGTATTAAAGAATATTAACTATATAAATTCTAACGTTGGTATTACGCAACTCAAAGACCAATTCAAGAAGATTATGTCTCAATATTACAATTCGTTTCATGGCGCTGATGAGCAGAAGCTAGTGGCGACTGGTGACATTCAAGGCAATTGGGAACAATATTGGAATGAGTCTATTGAATACACATTGCATCAGCGTTTGATTTAGCTATTGAAGAATACAGCATTCGATGTTGATGATGGCGATCAGGATAGAATTGATGCATTGCTTGATTTGTATGATCAAGAAGCTAATACTGCAAATGGCTATGCAAATATTAAGACCTATTATAATGCATTATATCAAGTATTAGAAGCCATGCAGAATAACTACATTAAGTCAGATGCAATACAAGCTAGTATTATCAAAAGCTATTTCCAAGAGGTGGCTAATAGTGGCATGTTTAACAAGCAAGAAATAGAAGAAGTTGCTAATATGACTAATGATGCGGATATATCTAAGGCAAGTTCTAGCTTTGTGAAATCATATACTGACTTATGTAGTATTATGGCTGGTTCAAGTGTTGAGAAATTTACAGAGATCAAGTCGCATCTCATATCGCTGGTTGAGGATTCTATTAGCTCAGCCTATAAGAGTGTTAAGGTAGATGATACCTATCCAGTAGTTGGATACTATTCGATTACAGCGGTTATTAAATATACAGGTATCCCTACTATTAAGATATAGAATTTATTGGATTATAAAATATCTAGTCGCAATGGTGAGTTCGTAGGCCAGTATGAGAACTCGGATTTGACCGAGCGTATTAAAAAGTATAGTTTTGTTATATGTGACGAAAACGGCAATATAGTAGATTCAGTGGTTGATCAAGTGCATAATAACGAATCTGATACAAGAATTGCCGATGGTCAATTAATCAGCATTGATAATTATAGCTATCCAATCTCAATTGAACGAGGTAAGATATATACTGTCCAGTATAGTGTCGAGACCATGAGTGGATTGAAGTTGTAGTCTCCTCAGTATAAGATTACTCGTAATAATTATCTAGACCTTGGTGATGTAAATGTCAATTTCATTATTAAGCCTGATTTAGATAATGGTTGTGTGGCGCTGACCTTTAGCTCACCTGATGCAATATTCTAGCAGGGAACATTTATTTTGTCTCGTTTGCATGAAGCAGATGGTAAGACCATTAAAGAAAAACTGAAGCGAGTTAATCTTGGCGTTGATTTGATTGAGACAAATCCATATATTGATAATACTATTGAGCATGGTATTAAGTATCAATATGTATTGGAGAGGATTAATCAAGCTGGTATATATTCTCAACCTATCTATGCAACTACTGAGGATGGCGAGAAATATATTACTGCTAATTTTGAGGACACCTTTCTAAGCGACGGTGAGCGCCAGTTAAGAGTGCGCTACAACCCCAAAGTATCTTCGTTTAAATAGGATGTATTAGAGAGTAAGACTGATACCATAGGCGGTAAGTATCCATTTATTTTCCGCAATGGCTCGGTATCGTATAAAGAGTTCCCTATCTCAGGATTAATATCGAGATTAGAGAATGATAAATTTGGCGTGGCGCAGCCGGCGCTTGAGGAAATACCAAGCTACAGCGCCACAGATTTAGTGGATGAAAATATAAAGGCCGAGCGCGAATTTAAACTTGCTGTTCTTGATTGGCTGACTAATGGCAAACCCAAGTTGTTCCGCTCACCGGCCGAAGGTAATTATATTGTGAGATTAATGAATATCTCATTGTCGCCAGAAGATAAGCTAAGTCGTATGTTACATACATTCACATGCACAGCCTATGAAGTAGCAGCGTGTAATAATACTAATTTGACGAATTACCAAATTATGGAGAGCGATAGCGATATATCAGAATCGGTATTCGTGCAATCATCCTATGCATTTACAGAAGCCGATTGGGGCAAGGCTGATTTATTTGGCGACTTGGGTGTCGGTATCCAGTCGGTCAGAGTAGAAGCATACCCCGCCAATATTAATAGTTATATATTAATAGATAATCGCCCCGTAGCCATCGGCGCCACAGGTAAATATGAGTTACCCTACGGAGTCACTTGTAATACTATTGGCTTGCCGACTCAGAATGCGCCGAGCCATGGCACAATTACCATATCCTATAAAACTTATCAAGCTACGACATTTGATTAGATTAAGGATGTAGGTATTACCCAATGCCCCACACAAGCGGTTTTGGGCCATGCAACTGTAGTTGGTGATTTTGTTTCTAACCCATTACTGACTCCTGGCGATGCAAGTAATCATATTAAAGAATCAATATCAGCGGTTAAATATCTACGATTCATACCACGTCCGGTTGAGTATGTAACGGCCACAAGGTCTGGCATTTATCGGTCTTGGAATACTGCTAATGGTTATGGCATTAATGTGCCGAACATGGCGTCGTTGATATTCCCTTATATATCCCGCTTGCCGTTGTATCTCATTAAAAAGTCTGATACTAATGGTTTGAGATAGAATCAATTACTTGATTTATCCTATGTGTATCGTAAAGGCACGGGTAATTTTGAATTTTCTACAACCACCTTGCCCGATGAGGAATTACCTGTTGGCTATAGAAATGTAGTTATTAAATACAAGTCTGGTGATTCGAGTCAATTTATGGTAGCATCAGAGAAGATTCTGGAGATTAATGGCACTCAGGAGATTAAGGAAATCAATTTGGGCGCAGGTGTCTATATGGAAATGGGCTATGAGTAGATTGAGAATATTTATCTTACTGAAGAAATGATTGCTGATGAAAGTTTGCAAGAGGCCAAAGATGCATTTACTCAAGCCACTACTGAGTTGTTGAACTACCGCGACCAGAAGTATAATGAGAACTTTGTAGATGAGAACGGTTTTACACAAGAATACATGAACTGGTATGCGCAGCGTATTGTTCTTGAGCGCCGATATGATTTTGCTAAAGCGCAGTACGAGTTGACATTGAAGAAAATTCTTGAGAATAGTTAAGGAGGCGAATTCGTTTGAATTATGATTTTTTAAATGAAGTTATTAAGCATCGGTTACATACTGTATATGCTAGGGTAATTTTATTAAATTTAGATGAATCGCCCATTGAGACGATTGAAGGTCGAATCACGTCAGGCTCCATTAATGTTGATGGGGCCTCGGCAGTTCGGCGCTCTTGCTCATTTAGCATGGTGTCCTCGGTATTAGACACATCAGCCTATCAATGGGGCATACATAGCAAGTTTAGTTTTGAAGTTGGCCTTGAGAATCCATTTTTTGGGACGGACAAGAACCAGGGCGCGCCGCAAATAATCTGGTTTAAGCAAGGTATTTATGTATGCACTAGTTATAGTTCATCTATCTCAACTAATGGTTACACTATTAACCTACAAGGCAAGGATAAGATGTGCTTGCTGAATGGCGATGTAGGTGGCGCGCTCCCCGCTTTATCAATTGATTTTGATAAGGTGGAAGAAATTAGCTATTCCTACGAACCAATAGAGGTTAATTCTGAGACATGGCGACCTGGTGAGTATTATGTTGCATCTGGCGATGATTATATATTAGATGAGTCGTCTGGCGACGGATGGCTTGAAGATATTACCTATTATGAGCAGATTATGAATTCAACTCAGACGAAGATTTGGATTGGCGACATTATTAAAGAGTTAGTTCATGTTTACGGTAATGAGCCATATCATAATATTATTATTCAAGATATTGATTAGAATGGCGTTGAGTTATGGGAGTATCGTGGCGATAAGACTATGTATATGCTTGTTCGTAAATCAACCAATGAGGTTGAGAACTTAGTGCTGGATGATGAAATGGTTGTGTTTCCTGTTCAATGGGATGACGCTACGGGAACTTACGAGCGTATTAATGAGGAAGGCGCCACATTATACTCATTAAGCCAGAATGAAAATTTTAAATTCTTGGTATTAAATACCTTAGATGCTGGTAGTGATTTCAATGAATTTAGTCTAGTAGCTGACCCATTTGATAATACTGATGCATTGTTCTTGATGAAATTTTCCTATGGTGATTTGATTGGTTATCATGCTACGCCATTGGTTTATCCTGGCGATTTAAAAGGCGTAGTTGGCGCCTCTATTACAAGCATTTTAGATAATATTACTAAAACATTTGGTAACTATGAATATTTCTATGACCTTGATGGACATTTTATATTCTAGAAGAAAAGGTCACAAATCTAGACTGAAGCATTAGGGCTGGCGACGGTCGCCTCAAAGCGCTCCGAACGGAATGTTAATGGCGTATTAAAGTCAGACATTATTTTTAATACCGAGCTAATGCAGCAATTACAAAGTTATAACTACTAGAATAGTGAATTGTTTACGCAAATGTCTATCACTCCTCAGATTACAAAGATTAAAAATGATTATTCGGTCTGGGGAACAAGACCAAGTGTGAATGGTAGCAATGTGCCTGTTCATTATAGGTTCGCCATTTCTGAGAAACCGCAGGTTTATACGTCCATACGACCTGGCGGCACCACATATAAAAGTAATGAAATAGCTGGTAATGACGGTTATGATTGGCGTGAATTGATTTATCAAATGGCAGAAGATTATTATCATTGTAATCAAGAGGATGATTTCTTGGCGCGAGTGGCGCAAGCTAATCCTGACTATTATCCTACTGGTTATACAGGCTATGAACCATTCTATCAAGATATGCAAGCATTTTGGCGCTAGATCTATCTCCCAGAAGATGAGTGGGTGATGGAACGTGCGGAAGTAACTGCTGATAATTTTAATGAGCGCAAGAACCAATTATATACGGTAAATACCGAAGACCTTGGCGCTAATTACATTCGAGTAGGGGCGGACTAGGGTTACGAGTCAAAAACGACCTATTATTGTCCGATTAAGAAATAGAATTAGTCTGCTGCAAAATGGCATGTTGATGTATTTGATAATCCAACTGCTATTAACTATTGGTTAGATTTTTGCGATGAAGGCGAGATGGCAAAATTCTCTATCCAACGTTTAGGGGATAGGGCAAAAGCTGTTAATGATGCAAAAGTAAAATCTATATATTATGAGGAAGCTCCGAACGTTTTATTTGTATTTATAGATGAAGATTATAATAAGACAATGACTGGTTATACTCCTCTATTAATCAATCGCTCTATGGAAGAAATGTTCAAGGTCTCATCAATGGGAAAAAACGCGAAAGAAGCATTAACTACATTATTAAATGATAATGCATTTATTTCAGAAAGTATATCTATTACCTCAATTCCAATTTATTATTTAGATGTAAATACCAAGATTGAAATTGTGGATAATGATAGAGGTATTAATGGAGATTATTTAGTAGGTAAATTAACTGTTCCATTAACCTATAATGGAACGATGTCAATAACTGCGACAAAAGTCGTAAATACAATTTATTAAAGGAGGTAAAGGCGTTATGGCATTGAAATTTAAATAGTATAGATATTTCGGCGCCGATGATACAAATAATTCGGGTGTTTCGTTAGCTAATAATTAGATTACATTCAATAATTGGCCAAGTGGTACGATTAAACGTATCGGTATTCAAACAATGCCCGGCGTTGAATTTAATATAAATGATAATAGTGTAAATGCGCCAAATATTATTATAGGGCCAAGTGGAACCTATGAGCTAGATGTAGAGGCAACCGGCGCCACATTGGGTAAACTTGATGTAATTGAGAATACATTACTTCCCTATTTTGATTCTAATATGCCTTCTACTGGTTATTTAATTATAGATGTAATTTATGAGGGGGTTAATTGATGAATAGTATTTATGGTAATACAATTACCCCCGGCGGTATCGGTGATTTATATTTCTATGATCGCACATATTCTCGTAGCGATTTTGCAACTGACAGTGCGCGCCAAGCTAAAGCACAAAGCGATGGCGTATTTCTTGGCCGTTATGTTCTTATTGAATCTGTTGGTGAAAACGATGGTCATAATGAAGCATGGCGCAAGGTTATGAAAAATGGTATCTACGACTATGAGCGCGTGGCAATATTGGATGGCGCTACAACTCAAATTAGCATTGGCGACGAAAAAAATTATGGCGCGGAATATTTTAATCCATCTAATGTGTTTAATGGTGATGTCGCTGGAGGTTCTGAATATTCTATTTCACTGGGTGAAGGCGGCTACGATGCTAATGGTAAATATAGTATTCCGTTGAATTTTAATTTACCAATATTTGGCGAGGCTGTTGGCCAAGTATTTAATATATTATATGGCTCTAATAATCGTAATAAGAATGTTGAATTCGCATCTAACAAAGAAAATTTAGCCAAGATACAAGCAGGTGGTAAGACGCTGCCAGAAGATGGTTTGTATCAAGTATTAAGTGGTATTGATTGGGATGCAATAAATAGCGATCAAGCGCAGTGGGCTACTAAATATTTAAATTTAGATAGTGATCCCGGTGATGGCAGATTAAGCCTGGAATATTTGATGTCTAATGGTGGTAATTCCATGACTGGCGCAATATCTTGGTCTAATGGTGGTAATGTTAATTCGGCAAAAGATAATTTGGGTAATGTTACATTGACTCTATCTGCTGCAAGTACATCTAATAGTAAAGTGACTATTGAGAACGATACTGAAGTTACTGGTGTTATTACTTCTAATGCTACTGGTAATCTGGTGTCAAATCAAGCAGTTTTGTATAAGCATGTTTAGACGCTGGTATCAAATACTGGTAAGCCATACATTTTGAGTCAAGGCCAGTATACAAAGAACAGTAGCACTGGTGCAATAACTCTTAATGATGAAAATTTAACTTCTCTCCCAGCAGGGACAATATTTTTCATCCCTGTTGATTCGTAAGGGGGTTGGGTTCAATGAGTTGGACTCAAGCTGGTTGGTCCCACAGTAGGGTTCCTAATTATGAGCATTAGTTTGGCACGAGTAGTTTTTCTACAAGCGCCAGCCCAATTGGCTATAAAAATGGTGCTTACACTGTTGGTGTGTTTAGATTTAATGTGCCTAATAGTGCTAATGGGGTAAGAATTACAAAGGTTCGTTCTTTATGGCTACGTTTGCAAGGAACATGGCTTGGTTCTGGTAGTCTTAAAGGATTTTTATGTGAGGCAGCGCCCTCGAATGACACCCCAGTTGGTTGGCGCACTATAGGCAATAATAACCAATATTTGACAGAAGCTACTCATCTAATAGATAAATTAGATGGTGAGACTACTGTGAACGTTACATTTAATACTGTAGTTGAACCAGGCAAGACCTATTATATTTGTTTATATTCGCCCAATGCTATTGAGTGTTAGTTATCTATTACAACTAGTTGGTATCCTGAAATTTGGTTAGATTATGATACTTCAGCGTTAAAGTTGCGATATATGCAATTTAATGGTTTAGAGCCTATGGTTACTCAGGAGGTTGTGCCAGGTAGCTATAAAGCGATCGATCCTGCTAGTTATAAGATTGCTGGCACGACACTTAAAGAACACTGGAAAAATCAAAGTGCATATTTTGTAACTTGGGCAACTAAACCGAGTGATAAATTATATAGACGACCGGATAGCGAACGCATAGCGCCCGGCGCCACTATAAATGTTACTAAAGATACTGATTTGTATCCAATAGGGGCACTATTAGATCATTTTGTCCCTACGGAAGATACAATATTAATGGCACCTTATGACTACGCGACTCGATACACACATGCATTTCAAGGTCCTCATGGTTACAGCGGTATGAGTATTGATGTGCCTAAATCAATGATAGAGGACGAGAATCTGAAAAGGCGTTTATTGTATGTTTAGCAAGGCGATGCTTGGCATATGTTGCATGGTCCTTATCAATCGGAACGTGATAGTACTAAATATTTCACATATCGCTTGTCTGGTCGAGGAACCGACAATGTTACGTTTTTTAATGCAGCAGCTAATACTTATTCTGTTTAGTTAATTGCATTAGATGATCGCAGTATTGATTTAGCAACTAATACTGGTGGAACTATTAGTTGGAATTCATTATATACCGGTTCTAACTACAGAGACAAATTTGGTAGTTAGGTAGCGATTCCAAATAGTTCGATAAAGAGTATTATTAGTATGGATAATGATTAGCATACTATCGTAACGATGCCAGTGTATAAAATTAAATTGTAGACGTTTGTTGGCGGCACAACACTATTAGCTAAAAGTAATTATGCTGGGGCCAGTAGTGATTGGATCACAAGTGATTCGTTTGTGACTTATGAGAATTATTTTTCATTTGTGGATAATTATAAAGGCTTATTACCATAGAGCTTTAATAGTTTTAGCCTCTCATCTGGTTCTACGCAGCCCTTAACATTCGAAAATCAATTTGCAAATAAGTTAGTATTTCCTAGTGCAAGTAATGTGGCGGCGCCAGTTGGCTGGGCTTCTTCCACATGGCAATCATTGGGCAATCAACTAACATCCAAGTCATAGGATAACTATTATGATATTGTTTATTATAAAGATAATATTACGATTAAGGCCGAAAAAGATTATAAAGCAATTGTATATTGGATTGGCACAAAGAAATATTGGTTTATTGCGGATTCTGATGGTGTTTATAAATATTCCCCATCGAATTTTGATACTAACGCTGATTATGGTGATGCATTTTTGTATTACGAATATCAAGGTCGACATTATACAAGCTTGAGCAGTATTTCGATAAATGTGCCAGCAGACTTGATAAGTGACGAAGCACCAGTAATTCGTGCTCGCAAGGGTGATTCAAATGGTTTTGCCTATATTAAAGCCAGTGAAGATAACACGCAACTAACTCAATATTATATTTATTATAAAGTGGATGATGACGGTCCTGAGTTAAAGCGAATAAAACCACTATAGAAAATTGCATCATATAGTCGAACATTGTAGCCACTCGTATTTAATTCATTAGAAAACAAATAGGCCGAAACTAGTTAATCGGCCTATTTATTTTTTGAAATATATTAGAAAGGGGAGATTTTATAAATGGCTAATGGTAGTTATGTAAAATTTTTGCGCGGCACTGAAAGCGCATTTAACAAACTTACAACAAAAGATAAGGATACCCTGTATTTTATCTATAATTCTGAGGATGCTAGTAAAGGTTCACTCTGGTTAGGCAATAAATAGATTATTACTGGAACAAGCGGCGGTAGCACTACTACAGAATTAGATTTAGGCGATTTAAAAAATGTTCTTATGTCTGAAGCAGGCGTTAAAGATAAAGATATATTGTCTTATGACGCGGCATCGGGAAAATGGGTTAATCGTTCCATTGATGAGATTGTTGCTGAGGTAATGGCTGGCGCGACTGCTGAGACGGCTGGCAAGGCTGGATTAGTGCCGGCGCCACAAGCAGGAGACCAAAATAAATTCTTGCGTGGCGACGGTAGCTGGGCTGAGGTTCCTGTAGTTAATTTAACTGAGGAGTAGATTAATGCGATCCCTGGCCTGATTACTACTGTTGGTAGAATTGACGGTGATGAGAATACTGAAGGCTCATTCCGCCAAGTTATTAAGCAGGAGGTAACAAATCTTGTTGGTGGCGCATCTGAAGCATTTGACACATTGAAAGAGATTCAGGATTGGATTACCACTGATGGCGATGCAACTACTAAGTTGATTACTCGTGTTGGTAATTTGGAAACCATGCAGAGTAATATAAACTCGCGTATGAATGATCTTGATACTCGTTTACAATGGGTTGACATGACGGAATAACTGAAGGAGGAAATTACATATGGCAAGTGTAAGTTTTAAACGCGGTCTACAAGCGAATTTGCCTAGCAGTAATATTGTAGATGGTGCTTTTTATTTAACCACTGATACTAATAGACTATACGTTGGTGGCGCGAATAATAAACTTGAATTGCTGAATCAAAGCATTAAATTTTATACTTATGATGAAGTGTTTCGTGAGAATTCTACTGTCCCCAAGGTTGAGGGTCAGTTTTATTATTTAAGCGATAAGAATATTTTATGTACTTTCGCTAAAACTAATGCCAAACCTGATGGTGAGTGGGTGCAAATAAACCCTGATACGAATCAAGATACAGATACCCGTATTGAAAGTATTACCGTAAACAAGAACACTAAGTCCAACAACGACCAATTGGTTTATGATATTAATATAACAAGCCATGAGTGGAATGCTCTTAGCAATAAAGATACAGAAAAGTCTCATTCTGCTACTGGACAATTAACCATTTCACAGAACGATTTAACTTCAATAGTTACAAATGTTTCTGTTGGTGTAGCGGCGACTGAGACCGCAGAAAAAGACGGCCTTGTTTTAAGTGCAGAGGGTAGCGGTGCTAATAGCGACCAAAATGTTACTATTAAAGGTAGCGGAAGTGTATCTGTTAAAAAGGACACTGTAAACGATAATATTTTTGTTATTGGTGCGACAGATACTAAATATGACCTTGAAGCACCAGTATCCAATAATATTAGTACGATTAAATTAAAGCCTCAAGGTGGCGGTAGTGAAGATGTGGTATCTATAGAGGGTATAGACCAAATCGAAATCGCTACCGAGGAAATTAATTCAATTAAGATTGGTCACAAGGATTCTGGAGTCACGGCACAAGAATATGAAGCTACATTTAAGTCAGGCGCTCTTACTGTGCCTCAGTTTACTGTAGATTCTCAGGGCCATATTTCAAATGCCAAGTCTACCCAATTAGATATTCCCGATACGGTTCATACTTATCAATTTGGCTCACACACTGGCGCAGTAGATGAATCTGGTAATATTCAATTAACCTTGAAACATTAGCAAAATGGTAGCGATAAAGAGAATGAAGAAGCAACCATTCCTGCCGCAAGTATTGGATTTACAGCGGATATATATGATGATGCCGAAAATGGTCATAATTTAAAAACAATTAATAATCAGGGCTCGTTAGGCGAGATTTATTCTAAAAAGGCCGTTGATGCGTTAATTGTTAAGGCTAAGGCAGACATGGACGCTATGACCTATAAGGGTGTCTTAACTCAAGATCAATTCCCTGATGGTTTGGGTGGTATTCAAACTGGTGATACCTATAAAGCAGCTGAATCATTTATTTACACGCCACCTGGCACACAAATTAATATTTCGATTGATGCTGGCGATTTGGTAATTTATAAGGGCGCGGATAAGGGCGAAAATGAAGCGCCTGCCTATACTGATTTTGATATTATTCCATCTGGTGATGAGATTGATACTCAATACGCCTTACGTGCGGATGTAGCAAATAGTAATATTATTTTACATAATTTGACCGCTGATAAAGATGGCGAGCCTATTCAAATTAGTGATGGCTTAAAAGTTTCTTCTGTGGATGTGGCGCAGCCTGATGGAAGCAATAAGGCCGTATTTTCCATTGGCCATACAAATACAATTGCAGCAGGATCGAGTCTTGATGATGCTCAAACTCCACAGGCTGAGGGAACATTTAAAATTCCGGTTGTCGTTTATGATGCGCAAGGCCATATCACTAATGTGCATACAAATACTGTCCAGTTGCCAGAATATGAAAACAATAATACTACTTATAAATTAACTACGAGTAATGAGAATACTGCATTGGCTTTGTGGTCGAATGCTAGTGAGCAAGATTTGATTTCATTAACTGGTGACAAATATATAACTATTAAGACCAGTGCTGATGATGCTAAAGATAAGAAAATTGAGTTTGCCCATACTACAAAAGATTCGTTAAATGATAGTGTGGCTTATGGCCCAAGCGAAGATTCTAATTTAGGATTTAATGGCTCATTCTCTGTTCCTGTGGTACAAGTTGATAAAGCTGGTCATGTAACTAGCATTGGGGCACATGAGTTAACCCTGCCTACAGAGCAAGTAATTGACTACACTCTTTCTAGCACATTAGAGAATAATGTATTAAAATTCCACCAAGCATTAAAGATTAATACTAAGGAACGAAATTCGTTTAATTATTCATTAACTTCTTCGAACTTAACTATTTCTAATACGTCTGCTTCAGATACTGACGTAAGTTATTTAATTGATTTAGTATGGGATGATTTCACATAATTGGACAAAACACATTAATTAATTTATAGAATTATTTAAAATTCTATGAGGAAAATTTTCGATTGGGACAAGGATTTTTCCTTGTCCCGATTTTTTATTATAAGGATAGAAAGGAGAAGGTTTATGCTAAATAGTAAAGTTCCATTTATACCGATTCGTGGTAAAGAGGATTCTATTTTTAATGAGCCACCTGATGAGGGCAAAGTGTGGTTTGCTATTGATACTCATAAAATTTATTATAGTGATGGCAATGAATTTATTTTAATGGGTGGCGGAAATACTGGTATTTTTTATGCTAGTTTCGACTCAAGTGAGCTGGGTGATAACACTGGCGAAATGAGTATTATGAATCCCGCTGAAATTTTTGCAAATTACATCATTTAGCCCCGAAAAGACGATTTGGTTATTAACGAGTCTGACCAATGTTTTTATAGAGTATTGGGTTATGAAGAAGACGGTTCGCTATCCGTATATCGTTTGGCGCTAGCTGGTAGCGGCAATGACGGCAGCTCAAAAGTGCGCGGTCGCTTAGTTGTTACTAGTTTAGGTGAGACTGAATTGTTGAATGGCGAAGAGTGCTCCTTCAGTATTACAGCAACTTCAGCCACTGAAGATGGCCAACCAATTGATCCAGAAGACATGAAGTTGACTATTACTTATATGGCAGCTAAAGATACTGAGCCTTATTATACTGAAGTGATTAAGGTTGCGCATGGCCAAACATTAATTTATAAGCCTGAACATTTGCGCCAGTCCACTTCAACAGATTTAATGTTTGTTTTATCAGGTAGTCCTGGTAACATCTTTGTAGGTGGTGGCCAAGTTTCTCGTAATGTGACCACTTATGCAATGGATATTAGCTGGATAAATAGTCGATTTACTAATTTATCATATTTCCGCGATAATTTTACTGTTGCAGTTCAAATCCTTGGCGGTTCACGTAGAATATTAGATATCTATTTTGATGACTATTTGATATATAGTAAAATGGAGAATGAGAAAACTACCGACGTTGAGATAAATGTGCGTGCTGCAAGTGAAATTGTGGATTATGATACGCATGAATCTACAGGAGTGGCCTTGGGAGCGAGTTATAATCATGGTCGCCACACAATTTCAGCTAAATTAAGTTTAGTAAAATCTGATGGCACTCGTGGCAGTGGCACTGATGTAATCACGCGAGAAGTAGGATTGTATCTTAATGAGCAAGAGCCTTTGATTTGGTTCGGTGATGTTAAAAAAACATATTATGAATTTGATACACCTGCTATTCCAATTCGTGCTTATGACCCTAACAATAGTGTAATGCATTTATACTTATATGAAAATAGTAAGAACGTGTCTGGCGAGGATGGCCGTGCAGTTGATAGAGATAAAACTGCTTATGAAATTTGGGAGTTAACTAATTTGGTTGCTGGTCAAACAACAGTATATCAAATTCGTGTCGGCGATGGTGAACATGAAGCCATGGAGCGAGTTCCTGAATTTACAGTTTTGCCAGATGAAAGACATATGGGAATTGTAGATGGTGCCATTGTTAATTTTGATGCTCGTGGTCGTTCTAATTCTGAGTCAGCGAAAAAGCGTTCTGTAATTGAGATTCGTGATTCAAAAGCAACATTATCTAATTTTAACTGGTATAACAATGGTTGGATTATGGAAGATAATAGTCCAACCTGTTTAAGAATTAGCAACGGCGCTTCTGTATCATTTCCTATTGGCTCTATGGCGTTTGCAGGATAGAATAAGTCTTCTCATACCATAGAGTTTAAAATGAAAATTAGTAATATTCAAAATTATGATAAGATTATTACTACATATACTCGATACCAAGTAGTTGATAATCCTAGTGATAGCAATATCAATAGAGGATGGAAAGATGATGAAGTGTTTGAGCAATTTTTAGCACAACGTGCCACGGGCTATTCAAGTTATGATGCTTATTTGGCAATGATATTGCCAAAATTGCGTTTAACAGATAATACTATTCCAACTTATGAAGATTTGGAATTTGCTAGCCTAAGCCGCCAATACAATTTAGACACGGCAGTAATTAAGTATTTAGTTGAGTCTGGCGAAAATGAACAATCCAATCCTGGTATTTGTTTAGGAGCTTAGGATGGTTATTTTACTAATGGTACCAATTCAGTAGCTATTGATTTTGTCGAAGATCAGATTTTAAATATTGCAATCGTTTATGACAAAGGTAGTGGTACTGTTTCTGGCAATGATAACTTAATGAAATTCTATTTGAATGGTGTTTTGACCAGCGTGGCGCGATCTACCCTGGCAAATCGTTGGATTATAGATACTGAAAATCTAATTGTTAATTCGACAAATTGTGATATTGACTTATATAAATTCCGTGTATATGATTAGGCTTTAACTTTAACACAAATTTTGCAAAATATGGCTTATGATAATACGGATACTACAGCCTGGGATTTATCCAATTTAGCAATTACAAATAATGATATTAATGAACCATTCTAGTTCTCATATAATAAAATGATTGCCTATAATGATGAGCATACAACAGACCCTATCATGCCTTATATTGTATTTACCACAGACGATTCTGACGTACAATCTAAGGGTAATTTACCTTGGAAAAAATCTATTCCAATTACTGTAGATATGGAATTTGTAAATACCGGTCTTGATGCTGCTTATGCTAGTGGAGATCTAAATGTCGCCGCGGGCGAGGTTGATATTGCTGATTATTATGAACATCATTGTCCTTCTTGGTCGGCTGAAGGTGTGACTTTGAGTGTACAAGGTACTTCTTCTGAATATTATCCACGCCGTAATTATAAGGCTAAGGCTAAGGGAAAAATGAAAATGAATCGTGGACCATTTGTCCAAGACAAAGAAAAAAGTTTGAAATGGTTCTATTACGATAATGACACTGTGGGCTGCAATAAATTTACCTTAAAAGTTGATTACATGGAGTCTTCTGGTTCTTATAATATGGGTTTGGCGAATTTGGTTAACTATGTCTATTCGCACCATCCATTAGCAGATTATAACAAGGTTGGGGCGTTTTCGGTTGTTGATACTGAGAATTAGATATAGACTAAAGTGGAAAATGATGCTAGTTTATACGACCCTAATACTGTGTATTATTATTATAATCACAAGGGTACATTAAAAAATACTAGTGTTGATGAATTAAAGTCGTTAGCTTCCGCAGAAGATTTTGCTAAAGGTCCTCGTGGCTATGCAATTTCTATTGGACAAGAAAAGGTTTTAGGTGGCATTGGTGCAGAACCAAATTATTCAAAAGTTGAAAAAACTATGATTGATACTAATGAAAATTGTACCAACGTATGGTATACACTTATTCCCGCATATAAAACGGCTGAAGTAACTAATTTAAGCGATTATCGCACTTCGGCTTAGGGCTTCCCCACTTTAGCATTCTGGCAAACTAAAACAATGAAAGAAAACAATCAAGAACCACTATTTATTGGTCGTTATAATATGCTGTTAGATAAAGGTGCTGATGAAGCTTATGGCTTTAAGGGACTGAATGTGTTATCGGCATTTAATGATAACAAGAGTATGGACGACATTGCCGAATGTTGGGAATTTGAAAATAACTCGCGTGGTTTCTGTTCTTTCCGCGATCCCTGGAATCGTAGAGAATTAACATTCGCTGCACCAGCAGGTGTAAAAAATAGTTTTACTGCATCTAATGCCCCTATTGTAGCTGATTCATTTGAATATCGTTATAATGCATTAGATGATTATATTGATTACCTTGTTGATTTAAATACGTCGGCCGCAAGCGGTAATGAAATTAAAGAGGATATTCAAAATATTTTGGGTATTGATATTACCAATTTAGACGAGGGCCGCGCCAAGCTGTTAGAATTATATGGCAATTGGGAAAAAGCGGTTGCTTGGGTTTGGAGTACTGCAACTGATGCCAAGATCGATCTTAAAGGAGATGGCACCTTAGTTAGTGTACCTGATTTGAATAGTTATTCACCAATAGATTTAGCAGAAGCATTATATGAATCTAATAAATATTATATAGCTACAGAAGCTAATAAATATACCTTGGCGCAAGGCAATTTTGATTCTACAATAATATATTTCTGTTTAGAAGATGGCAATTATCGTGGTATTAAACTTACTATAGACGCTGCTAAGGTTTATGCGCCATCAAAATATTATACCACTAATGAATCCTTACCTTTGGAAGACAGAACTTATGTATTAGCTGAAGATACATTTGATGCCAGTGAGATTTATTATGAGCCAATTGAATAGACCGAGTTTGATGACGCATGGAAGCTGGCTGCGCCAGTCACCTATGGTAAGAAGACTTATAATTATGATACAAAAGAATATCGCTTGGCTAAATTTAAAAATGAGTTAGAAGACCATTTTAATTTAGAATATTTGGCGACATATTTTATTATCACTGAAGTATTAGAATGTTATGATTCTCGTGGTAAAAACTGTATGATGGCTTCTTGGGGTCCTCAAGAGGCTGGCGGTGAATATATTTGGTATCCTATTTTCTATGATATGGATACACAATTAGGTATTAATAATACTGGTATTCCATCATTTGATTATAATATTGATGCAACAAATGATGGTACATTCTCAACTAATGATAGTGTCTTATGGAATAATTTCTATGCTACATACTTTAATTTAATTCGTGAGAAATATCGTCAATTAAAGGGCAATCCAAGTAATAATTTCGGTGGTAAATTAACCGTATCGCCTTTCAATAATGTAGAAATTATTGAGTCTATTTATAATTGTGATCCTACTTTTACGAAGAGTTATTCAATGTAGGGTAGGCGGCCTTTAATCGCATCCAACTTGGATGAACAATATAAATATATTTCTATTACAAATCCGGAGGTTGGTTATTTAGGTTCTGGCGATAGCCCAGTATTACAGGTTGATGATAGTAACACTTATTTTTATGCCTTACAGGGCAATAGAAGTATGTCTCGTGAGCAATTCTTAATAAATCGTTTAAATTATATTGATTCATGGTTAACTGTGGGTAACTATGAACGCAATGGTGCTAACAATATTCGTTCTCGAATTTCGGCAAATAATAGTATTGACACTTCTGACCTTTGGGTTGAAGGCGAGAATGAAGAAAATTATTGGACATCTGATAATGTCAAAACTCATATGTTTGATGGTGAATATTGGATTACTATGACTCCTGTTCGTGATATGTATGTCACTGTTGGTACCGATACAGCGAACTTCCCATCTTTAAAATATACGGGTACACCAATTCGTTTTAGTGCAATTGACTTAGAGAATGGCGTTCGTCAATCTAAGAACTATCGTGAACAATTGTATTACATCTATGGTTTAGATTAGATGCGTTCACTGGGTGACTTGAGTAAACTTTATTTCCAAGAGTTTGTATTAAGTGGTTCCGCCAATAAATTAACTGATTTGTGTTTGGGCTATGATGGACTTGATGAAGGTAATCGTCCATATAAAAACGAAAATGTTAATGCTTGGAATATAACTGGTAGTAACGGTTTGCCTTTGGTTAGAGAAATTAATCTATGTAATATCAAGTTTAAGAATGAAAATATTACATTTGATTTATCTAAGAGCCCTAAATTGCAAGTGTTTAGAGATACGGGTTCCAACATTGTTGGCGTTACATTTGCAGAAGGTGTAGCATTAAATACTTTGTATTTATCTAATACGACGAGGGGTCTCAACTTAACTGAAGCTCGTTTATTAACAAATTTAATTGAAGAATATAAAATACCTGAATTGCAATTGGATTAGACTTTATTAGCCGAACCAGGATTGTATATTGCTGGATTAACTGACTGGGAAGATAAGGGCGAAGACTCTATTGTGCCCGCGCTAACCAGTTTGTCAATTAATGGCGGTAATTTAGGTTATTATTCTTATGCTTTGTTAAACAAGTATTATAACGCTTGCAAGAATGAAGATAAGATTAAACGACAAATTGATTTAACTAGTGTATAGTGGAGTCCTTATGTTTTGGTAACAGACACTGATTTACCAGTTGATACTAGTGGAAATTATTATTATGATAATGGCCACTATGGATTAGCTGTTTATACCGAAGCTGATTATACAGCAGATAAGAGTTCTTGGAAACGGTATTTAAATAATAACCAATTATATGAGTATGATGAGTCTAAAAAATTAGATAGTGTGAATATTACTGATATTGACTTATTTAAAAATCTAATTGATAATTCAATATTTGTAAGTTCGGTTGAAGATTCTACAGTGCCTAATATTTCTGGCTATGTTTATATTGATAATGAAACCGCTGTAGATGAAGGCACTATTTATAACGAATTATCTGTTAATTATCCTAATTTACATTTATTCTTTAAGAATGTTAATAAGGGTTATGTGGCAAAATTTGTTATTTAGGAAGAAACTTTGGGTTCTGATGGTGAAATGTTAATAACTCAAACTGTTATTGGTACTGAACGTATTAATGCGGCTGATTATAGTGATACTAAATTCTTTACAAGCCCATTCGATCGAGCTGATAATGGTGAACGCCTTTTCCAGTCTAGCTATATCAACAATTAGCGGCCGGCTTAGGACTTTTTGGGCTGGGGCAGCGCCAATGATAGCGAGCATTTGGTATTATCTTATGATAAGATTTGGATAGACTTACTGGGGAACAGTGAATCTATTCGTAAATGGGATGAGTTAAGATTAACCCAAGATGTGTATGATTATACCTTCTATGCAGTTTTCCAAGATCACAAATGGAAAGTGTCATTCATGCAAGTTCCTGTAAATGCTAATGGTAATGCTATGCGGCCACAATAGGCTTTGACACTTGGCGGCGCTACTATTGATTATGAAGCAGTGCATGGTACTACGCTACATGCTCCAATTGCGAATTTGTAGAATGTACATTAGCATTTAAAATTGGAAGATCGTACTCGATTTATTGGCTATACGCGCACAATTGCGGGTAATAATACAACAAATATTTATAATAATGAGCATTCTGCCGCCTTAGTAGACTTTAGTAAAATTGCAATTACTGAAGATAATACATTTTATGCAGCGTATGTTTTAGAAAATGTTTATCAAACAATTACAGATGATAGTTATTTTACCTTCACGCTATTAACATCACCAATCACTGTTGATGGTATTTAGTATTCAGGGTACAGTGTAAGTCCGAATCCGTACAATCCGCCTTATGGGAAAATTACCATACCTTCGCAATATAATGGACAAGATATTATAAATATAGCTGGTTTTGGCCACAGTACTAGTGTGGATTAGGCATTGGCGGCATATGTCACGTATGTCTTTTTTGAGAAGAATCATCCTCTTAAACGTATTGATACTGGCGCTTTTAGGCGTTGCGAACGTTTAGAATATTTTGATTTTGATAATCTACCAATGTTGTATAGTATCGGCGCATTTGCATTTAATATGGTGCACAACTTAAAACTTAATTATGGCTTAGGGTCTTCAGTTTAGGTTATTTATCCTAGCGCTTTTGCTGCTGCATTTACACACACCGATAGCGGGGCGATTTTTACAATCCCAGGTTCAGTAAAAGAAATTGGATGTGAAGGTATGGCTTGGAACGATTTTGCAAATTATACGTTATGCGTCGGGTCTAGTCAATCTCCATCGCAACTATCTATTGATTCCAGTTTGTTAAATCATTTTTCAAGTTATGCATACGGCCCAAATGGTGGTTCTCTATTACAAGATACATCAGAAATGTTGGCAATTGGCTAGAACTCTGGATATAAATATGAAGATATTTATTTTTATGGGACGCCAACTTGGGGTAATAATGTTGATCTTTCGTAGAAATTTAGCTAGACGGTTAGTGGTATTACGATTACAACCACCTTAGGTAATTTCTTTGGCTATGGCCGTTATGGTAGCCCTAAAAATCCCATTACATTAATAAATTAAGCTAAAGGAGGATGTAATATGATAACTGAAGTTTTATATCAATATATGGGGACTAATGGAATTATTACTTCCCCTGTCCATCTTGAGGATATTTATTATATTCGTTTAATAAGACTTATTGCAGATGATGGTAAATAGCTTACAAAAGATGGAGTAATGTTTTGTCAGAGTACGACTGTACCAGAGGCAGATGCATCCCAATGGTATGAAGTATCTCGATGATACGGGCAATTTAAATTAATTATATTGATTTAAATTATAAATATATTAGGGCAAGATTGGTCATTCAGTCTTGCCCAATCTAATAGAAAGGATTTGAAAGCGTATGATTACAAAGGAAACTAGTAGCAATAAATCCGAATATCAGAAACTGTATGAGAAAGTAACTTAGGTATTAAATTCTGACTACGTATCTGCTGATGATAAAAAAAAGTTAAGTGAAACGTTAAAATTAACAGATGACGGCAAGGTTCGTGTAACTTCGATTGATGAATATTTTTCTGTATTAGAAATACTCGCTAAGGTAGTAAAAACTGTTGTGTCAAATAACAAGGGCTATGATGCCAAGTTATATAATGATAAATTATTCATTATTCCATTTGGCGAGAATGATTTTGTTATTGATGCTAACTCGCGTAAGATTGGCATTCCTCAAGAGTTTGCGCGCAATGGTGTTGGCGTTGAGGGCGACCATTTCGTTGAGAGCTTGTATTTTACTATTGATAGATACTTTGATACTACTGACTTTGCTCAATCGAATATCAAGGCAATAGTAGAATGGATTAATGCCAAGGGTGAGAAATGCTATTCCCCCGCTTGGACAAAGATATTGTCTGATGATGATGAAAAATTAATTATTGGCTGGGTATTAACCGATAAGGCAACTGAGAAGGCTGGTATTGTCAAGTTTTCTATTCGTTTATATAGCTTGAGCGAAGATGGCCAACTTGAGTCTAGCTTTGCTACTTTGGTAACTAATGTTGTTATCAATCCTAGTATGAATTTCAATTTGGAAGCTGCTGGTGAAGATAAGATTGAACCAGAGTTTAAATCCTCGGGCGAAGTCCATGAAGCGGTGTTTAAGCGTCTGCGTAGTTCACCAGCTACTAATAAGACGGTGAACGACGTTGATTTACCCGAGTATGTTGTTCGTTATGCCAAGATGACCAATGGCAAGGTCGCTAATGTCGGCAATTTTAATATTGACGATGCCGATGCTGGCGATACTTATTATGTCTGGGCGAAGAGTAATAGCGGCACGATTCGTTATGAATGGACTACAACTGGCGCAGCTTATAGCGAAGGCGCCACAAATTCGTATGCCTATGTTCCTGTATCCTTTTGGGATGAGGGTATGGAGTATTACACCAAGGAGCAAGTTAATGGCAAATATAAATATGTCTTGGCCGAAGGCGTTACCTCATCGACTGTTGCTAGTGGCAACTACTATACCATCATGGGCATGGCGACCTTACCTAGTGTAGGCGATGTGACTGGCGAATATCGCTGCTTGGCGAAGAATAGCCAGTATGGCTATACTCGCCCTGAATATTTTACTGACATTGATGGTTTAGAAAATGAAGTATACAAGATTGGTAAAATTACCGTTAAAGCCCCTGAAGATTTTACATTTGCGTTATCCAATAGTGAGGCGCAGATAGTTGGCGCAGAATTAAAGATTGTGAATGAAGAGAATAAGAATGATCGCGCTGTATCCTCGTATCAATGGGAATACAAGACATTTGCTGATGGCGCAGAATATGAAAACAAGGGTATTGAATCTAGTCAGTCAGCTGATGCGGAGGGCTATTGGTAGGCCACTGTGTCGCATACCAAGAACGGCGCCATAAAGTCTAAGACCTCTGAGGATGTCATTATCTATCAGCCTGTGACGATGCCAGTAGCAGATAGTCTAAATAATAAAACAAGCATTAACATGAATCCTCAAGACAAGAGAGATGTCGACTGGCGTTTCACTGTTTCAGGCAATTATAATCAGTATTCGTACCAGTGGTATAGGGTAAATGATGCAGGCACATTGGACGCATTAACCAATTCGCAGGGCATAATGGCTATTGAGAATGGCGTCATCGTCGCCACACTAAAGAAAGCTGACTTGGCGGAGATAAATAGTATTGCTAATTTTAAGCTTGCAATTACTGGCAAGAAAGCAATACCTGGCGCGACTCAAGATATCGGCGTGATTTCTTGGGATAGCGATAAATTTAAGACATTAACAATTAATTTTGCTACTGTTGAAGGTTAATCATTAAAGATGGGAGGTATGGATTATGAATACCAGTCTTAATGATTCCCCAAGGTTTGTTGACCCCTTTTGGAAATGGCAAAAAGATGATGACGGTAATTGGATTAAATACAATATCACATTAGATGATTGCCATCCAATTGATTTAAATAAGAGAACTATTGATGTTCCGGAATGCTTGAGTGTTGAGAAAGACCATCGAGCAGAAACTATTTATTTTAAAGTAGATAGATATTTTGGTGACGTGGATTTGGCGACCGCCGATTGTATCATCATGTATGAGACGGCTAATAAGAAGCAATACATCTATTGCGTTGAGGGCTACAATCTATTCACTGAAGATAGAATGCTAGTATTCGCATGGCCGATAAGTGGCCTCGCCACATCAGCATCGGGTAAAATTAAATTTACTATGATGTTCTATCGCTTGAATAAGAATCCAGATGGCTCAGTTGAATTTGATTATAAGCTCAACCTTAAGCCCAATATATCCTCTATTCTCTATGGTATGGATGTATTTGATAGTATTATAGCTGAAGATGATGATACACCACCAAGTGAGTATAAGGTGACGCCGAATGAGTTGGAACATCTACAAGCTCAGATAAATCAATTAACCAGTTTACAACAGACCTATTGGTATGATGTATAATTTTGGACAAAAGATGATAGACGATATCGTGTAATTTTCATAGTTTAATGAGTTAAGAAAAGGTAAGATATCGTCTTGATTCACAATTAGTAATTTAAATCTCATTGCTATAGGGATTACTATATATTTAAGGGTGAGTCTTGCCTATTTGGGCTTGACTCACCCAATTTTTTATTATATAATATAATGTATAGGAGGGATTGATTATGGCATTATTTAAGATAGCTAAAGGCCCAGAAAGTGGATTGGAGCAGAAAGAAATACATGAAGGTTATTGCTATGTGGCGCATGATAATAAAAATCATTATTATTTTTATGTGGACGTGTAGTCTGATAAAAGAGCCAAGTTAGCAGCCTCATATGCCGAGGATTATCCTGTAACAATTAAGACATGGAGTGTGAATAACTCATGATATATTTAGGAGGTGGAACTTCAGCTGGCATGGTTGCGGTATCAATGCCCGCTTCCGGCACAGTTGAAATGGACAAGACATAGATTGGGATTACACCAAGTTTGACGTTAGATGCAAATGGTGTTCCCCAAGTTAGTGCCGCTGTCTCAATTCCTAGCGGCACCTTGTCATCGAGCTATAAGACCAGTTCTGGCAGTGTAGCATTTAGTAACAAGGTTACTACCAAGACCATTACTGCAAATGGCACATATGGCCCAGAGAATGGTTAGATATTTAATAAAGTAATTGTAAATGTGGCGGGATCCAGCTCGGAGGCCATTAATGCGCAGGCTGTTACCGCAACGCCCAGCGGCGCCACGAAAATTATTACTCCTTCTGCTGGTTATGATTATTTATCTTCAGTAACCATTAATCCAGTTCCGTTAGATAGTCGTAATGGTCAGACATTTACCAGTAACACAACGGTTACTGCGGTAGATGGTAAGTGGTTCAAATCATTTACTATTGCGGTGCCAAATAGTGGCGGCAGTGGGGCAAGCAATATTCAGGTTAGCAAGACAGTTAATATAGATAACGCTGCGGCATCTAATGTTTCAAAAATCATTAGGCCAGATAGTGGCTATGACGGCATGACAGAGGTAGTTATCGACACCACCAATTTATTTGCTATATTAGCGGAGGAGACTGATCAAGAGCAGGCTAATGAATATATTTTGGCTGGCGTACGCGGTTATTAGATTAGTGAAGCACATGGCGCCCACGCTTTGCGCCCAGTGTATGGCAGCATGGCAAATCACGGAGCGGTCAGCGCCACTTTAAATCATTCTACCAAGTCTTATACTATTGGCAAGGGTTATCATAATGGCTTAGGCAGTGTAATATTAGGTAGTAATTCTACTGCACCTAGCATTACAGCGAATGGAACAATTGCTACTTATGATGCAAATGGCAATTATTATGATAGTATAATTGTTAATGTACCAGTAGGTAGCACAATTAATTTGCAAGAAAACAAATCAATTGCTCCTACTGGTAGCACGTTTGCAACAGGGAATAGTTATAATGTATTGCCTGATACTGATTATCAAGGAATGGCTCAAGTAACCATTGATACTAGCAAATTATACTTCTGTGATAGTGATTTAAATGCCACGAGTGAATTAACTGGTTTGGTCGTTATGGGCACTGAATTTTATATGCATGATGATAATAACAGCGATCGAATTATCAAACATGGGGTAGGTTCTATGCCAAATAATCAAAATATCACTGGTCAAATTACAGAACAGGGTGGCGTTTATACTATACCTAAAGGCTATCATGATGGGACTGGTACTGTTACAGCTAATATTTCTACTGAATATAATACTTACTATGTTGAAAAAACCGCTCCGTCTAGTTATTTAGGTAATGATGGTGATATTTATTTATAGTTAAAATCTGGTTAAAAGTGAGGGTAGATTAAAATGGCAACAATGATTTTTCGGCCTGTTTCTGATATTGATGTAAGCAGTATTGGTGATTGGGAAAAAAGTAATTCTAATATGTCTTGTGCGGCGGCACTTGTTAATTTGGATGATGAATATATTTATATGAAAGGCAAAGCAGAATCTAATGGCACTATTAAATTATAGTTGGCATTAGATGAGAGTACAAAGCCTGATTGTTTTAGTTTTCATATCACAAATATTGGTATAGAAGGTATTTATAGTTCTGGTAAAAATCTAACTACGGGTACCATTGATACCACTTTAGACTTGTTGTCTAATTCATTTACCAATGCTTCCGGTAGCAGCATATTAACTCGGCAATTATTATTAAACTCTAATCAAACGAATGCGCGTATTTTAGCTAATTATTCTCGTGGTGTTGGTTCAACAAATACCTATATTGATAGTTTACAAAATTTTGGGCCAATGACATTGCAAATTAGTGGTGTTCATGAAGCCTCTAGTTCAGCAAAATCTGGCGCGCTTTCTTTAGATTAGTTATTTATTAACGTAGATTATGAGCCTGTCTTTTTATCTGTGAAACAAAACGGGGAATGGGTTGAATGTTCTAATGTATATCAAAAAATTAACGGTATATGGGTAGAATAGGATGTAGATTTCTTGGGATAGACTAATAAGAATCCTGCATTTTTTACATTTACTAATAAACCTGGCCCAATTTTGTCTCCAATATTTTCTGAAAATTCTTGGGAAGATATTGCAACAGCATGTGAATTGAATATGGTTCCAGTGGGTTGGAAAGTTGGAGATAGTAAAATGATGATAATTGCTGGAGTCAAGTAGCAAATTGATATTATTGGGAAATATCATGATATTTATGAAACTGGTGGTATAGCGCCATTAACTTTTTAGCTACATAACTGCTTAACTGTTTTGAGTAAGCGTGTCATTAGTGTTGATAAAACCATTATGCCAGATAGCTTATAGAGTCGCCTTAAACCGATAATTAAAAGATTGCATGGTCATAATAATACGGAAATTTTGTTTGTATTTTCTGAGACCGAAATTGGTGGCAATACTTATAGCACCGGGTATACTGAAGGTACGCGTTATGAGTATTATGCTATAGGTAATAGCAGAATAAAAAAAGTGAATGGAGAACCTATTGATTGGTGGTTGTCTTCATTTACAGATAAACATTATTATGCATATATAGATAGCACAGGCGACCATAGTGCAACACCATACTATGAACATGAGAAGGGCGTTTCCTTCGGTTTCTGTTTTTAATTATATTATAAAGGAGGATGATTTAATTGGGATTGCAATATTCAAATAGTAGCACGCAAGTTAATGGATTAACAATCCACAAGGTCCAAAAAGGTGTGATGAGTTAGGCATTTATTAATGACGTAATAAAAAATGCCGCACCTAATGAATTGTTTATTATAGATGATGATCCCTATACTTATGTTAAATGGGACAATGTTGATTAGCGTATTGTATTTAAAAGTATGCTTCAACAATTCAAATATAAAGAAGATAATTGTGTTAACAAGGCAGAGTTTTCGGATAAGGCATTAAAGTTGTCGCAGCTTACGCCAGAAGTATTATTAGAGCCACAAGAGAGCGTTAGCGAAGAAAAGTTTTTATATTATTCTAATTCTAATGTGGGTGAACATCAAGTTCAACAAGAACTTGACTGGTCCAAAATGCAGTGAGGTGTGAGACATGACAGAAATAGATAGTTTTATAAATCAAGTTGAATTACCTAATGGCGACACACGAGGTATTTAGACTTATCATACATTAACTATTGGCGATTCAGAATTTAATGGCTCAACGCCTGTGACTATTACCGCTTCTAATTTAGGCTTATCTCAAGCGTTGAAATTCGCAGGCTCGACTACTGATATCATGGTAAACGGTCAATCAAATATGCCAACTGGTATTATATCTACACCGACCATTGGCGATGTTGTATTATCCAATGGTAATGGTGAATTTGTATGGTTAGGTAGTAACTGGGAAGAGTTAGGTTCTGAGAATAGTTATGCATTAAAAACTGTAAAAATAGTCACGGATGCTAATAGTGGATTAAAGGGTGGTAGTAGTTTAGCTGGCAATATAACTTTGTCTACTAATTTTGGTAGCGCCTCAAATCTAGGCGAAACCACAAGTGCAGGTTCTAGTAACCAAGTAGCTAGAGCTGATCATATTCATGGACTGACTAACATAAAATCTAATGTATCATTTACTAATAGTAGCGCTACATTTACTAGTAATGCTAAGATTGTGATTGGTAATAATTCATATGGTTCTACACTACCTTCAAGTGGAACCACTGGACAAATATTTTTTAAATTGGCGTAAAGTGGGGTGAATAAATGGCTTCAGTAACGTATTCTCATAATAACCTGTCCGGATTTTATGGTAAATCTGGTGTGGGATCAAGTTGGACTTGGGGTACAAAATATTCTGGAGGTGGAGGCGGCTATGTAGGATACGGTAGTAGTGGTAGTGCAGTTGCAGTCTTTTATGTTCCAATCCCAACCGCTTTAAAAAATCAAAAGGTTACAATTAATTATATTAATTTTACCATTTAGTTGGCACGCTGTTCGGGTATTGCAAGTGGGAAATAGCTGGGTAGTTATATGTCTGTTTCTACCGCTTCCACAGACACGCCTTCTGGTTGGATGAATTCAGGTCCTACAAAATTAGGCGATACTACTTTAGTCTACGCCACTACGCCAACAGCAGCCGTAGATAGTTTTGGCAATGTTACTTTTAATTATTCTGCAAAACAGTTTAATTTGTCTGCGGCTAATACCAGTGGAGTTTACATTTATATTGCTTCCTATCCTTGGAATACATCGGCTATGTGCCAGTGGAATTTATCTACAGCGTCTCGTTTTTCAGTGACTTTCAACTATACAGAACCTACTGTAAATACATACAAGCCTACAAGCATAACTCGAACTACTTTTGGCTACGGTTTATATTCTGGTGCACAATATTTTTAGGGAAAAAGTTCTTATTCAGGTCGATGGCTTGTGGGTAACAATCCCACTGGTCCTTATTATGTTCGTAGTGAGTCTACTGCTAATTCTACTTCGTGTAATTTTAAAGTGGATTAGGATACTAGCACTTCTCGATATTATAAATTATATTATTGCACAGTTATTCCTAATTAGACAGCTACATACTCAGGCACAGCTAATTATTTAACTTTTGTGGCCCCATCATACACTTGGCAAGTTCATTTATGTTCTACTGGCACTTTTGAAATGACTAGCGCTGACAAATATAAATCACAAGATTATACACTCGGTAGCCAGGACCCACCAATTAGTGGATACACGTTTGTTGGCTATGCATCTTCCCCAAATACAACGTCAGTAGATTAGACTGCGAGTTCCACTTGGGTTGCTACCTATAATAACAAAGAGCGTTGGTGTGTATTCAAAAAAAGCGCTAGCAGCAAGTCTATAACTCTATATAACTGTTCTAGTTCTTTTGTCGCAACTGCGAAAAGCACGACGGCTGAAGCTTGGTTATATGGTGAATCACCTACTCCAAGCGGTGGTGGAACTACATATACCAATGGTTCTTATTCCCCTTCAGCTCCTTCGGGATATACAAGTTTTAAAGGCTGGGCCACTTCAAGTGGTTCATATACTGTTGTCTATTCTAATCCATAGAGCGCGTTTGAAGCTGGATATGCTGGTTCGTTATATGCCCTTTGGGATGGAACAACAACTACTACTTGTTCATTAAACGGTAACGGGTATTCTATTGCTTCTTCATCGGCTTGGAAATAGGTTACTAAACGAAAATATGGTTATGGTTCTACCACAACCACGAGTACTCGATATTCTACAAATCATTCTTATTAGCCAGTTAATAGTTCTGCTACTTTTATTGAATGGAACACAAATTCAAGTGGTACTGGTACCAGTTATGACGCTCCTATGGATGCACTTGATGCGGGATATACCGGTACTTTATACGCAATTTGGCAAGCAAATGAATATACTGTAACTTATAATCCCGGTCGATATGGTTCACCATCTACCACTTATTCTGCAACCACTACTAATTATAAGCTCAAGATTCGAGATGCCACTTATACTCGTTCTAATGGTACAACATACTATACTAATTATTATTTATCGGGTGGTAGTATTGTATCATATAACTATCCTTCCTCTGGTTATACTTATTCTGCAACCGCAGTCGCTAACGGACCAAGGTATTAGATAAAAGATGCAATTCAATACTAGTAGAATTATTGGAATCAGAATTATAGCGGTGCGGTTGCTTCATCAGGTGATGGTGTAGATTATTGGCGATGTGGTAGCACTTATACTCTTACATCTAATTTAACATTATATCCTGAATGGACAACAATTAAAGCTAAATTTAACCCACCAAATGTATCACGAGTTGGTTATAAATTCGTTGCTTGGAATACATCTGCAGATGGCACAGGAACTAATTATTCTTCAGGAACAAATTATGAATAGACATCTAATATGTCGTTATATGCCATTTGGGAACCTGAATGGTCAGTAAAGATAAATAATGGTACCGATTGGGGCGATTATCATGTATGGATATACACTGGCGCTACTTCTAACAGCGGTTGGTAGCAAGCTATTCCATATGTGTATGATGGTTCCAATTGGAAATTAACCAAAATATAAAGGAGGATAATCTAATGGATTGGTTATCTATATTACAGCAGATTTTTGAATTATGTATTGTGCCCTTGCTGGGCATTGTGGCGAAGTTCGTTATTGAATATATCGCCCAGAAGAAAGATCAAATCAAGGCACAGACCGATAATGAGTTGGCGCAGAAGTATCTTGATATTCTCAATGATACAATAGTCAAGTGCGTTACGGCAACAAATCAGACTTATGTTGAATCGTTGAAAGAGAAGAACGCATTTGATGCTGACGCACAGAAAGAAGCGTTTAATAAAACTTATAATGCAGTTCTAGGCACGCTTGGCGATGAGGCCAATAAATATTTGCCGATGGTGATTGGCGACTTGCAAACCTATATCACTGAACGTATTGAAGCATCGGTTAAAGAGTCTAAACAGTAATATATAATAGAAAAAAGGGACATCCTAATTTTTAGGATGTCCCTTATTTTTTTGCCCAAAAATTTGTAACAAAAAATTTTACAAACATTGTCAAAGTAGATTAATCATTCTATCCCAATTTCCAATATATAATGGAAAGAAAAATAGTGAAAGGATGTTAGCAATGTATAGTAATAATTATTTCCAAGCACCAACTCAACCGCCTAGGCAGCCTTCTTACTCATTGAAAGGACGCCCTGTGTCCTCTCTTGAAGAAGCTCGTGCGCTCTCCATTGATTTTGATGGTTCAGTATTTTATTTTCCTGATTTGGCGAATAAGAAAATATATACTAAACAAATTAATATGGATGGAACTGCTACATTGAATATGTATGAACTGAAGCCTATGCCAGTAGCGCCTACAGCTGATTACGTCACAAGAGCAGAATTTGAAAGCGCATTGCTAAAGATTCAAGAGTTAGTGGCGCAGCCTAGACCTAGCGCACCTACTACCACGCCGACTAATGAGGCACAAACCGAGCCGGCGCCATACAAATTTTAAAGTGAGGTGAATTACAATGCCGCAAATGAATCCTATGCAATTAATTCAAATGATTAAAAGTGGGCAAAATCCTCAACAGTTAATGCTTAATATGCTTCAGAACCAAGCTCAATCTAATCCTGTTGGAGCAAACTTATTATCATTAGCCCAGAATAATAATGCTCAAGGTATTGAACAATTTGCCCGCAACTTCTGCGCTTCTCGTGGCGTAGATTTTGATCAAGAATTTACAAACTTCAAAAATAATTTGGGGTTGTAAAAATATATTTTATGAAAGGGGACATTTAATATGTTCAACACAAATTCGGGCTACAGCTTGTCTGACATAGCTGCGGCTACTGGTAACGACCGCAATGGCGGCATGTGGGGCGGAGACGGTGCATGGTAAGATGATTTGCCATGGTTAAATCGCGGAATTAAGCGGGAAGGCTGAGATGCTAATCCGAACCGAAGGCTAGTCTAAGACTAGTCAGGGGCAACGCATAGTAGGTGAAAAGATATAATCCTACCACGAGGCCGCGATAATTTTTGATAAAATACAAAAATTAAAAAGATATGCTGAACTAATACGAATTCAAGTATTAGAACTATAGGATAAAAAGCCTATAGGGTAACATTATTGGGATCATCATCCTGTTTCTGTTTTGCTTCGCTGGCTGGGGCGGCGGTTGGGGTGGCAATAATGGCTCCAACGGTGCAGGCTATCAGGGTGCTCTTACTCGCGACGAACTCACTTATGGTTTCGATCTTAGCGATATTAGAAGTGGCATCCGTGGTATCACTAGCGATGTTGCTAATAGTGCTTATGGTCTTAACTCTAGCCTCTTGGCTGGTTTCTCGGGTGTCAATGAGACTGTAAATGGTAGTGCACGTAATATCCAAAGTGATATCTGTAACATGGGCATGACCAACTTGCAGAATACCAATGCTATTACTGGTGCGATCATTGATGCACATTATCAGACCAATAGTCAGTTAGCTGCAATGGCCGCTCAGCAAGCACAGTGCTGCTGCGATGCAAAACAGCTTATTCAGAGTTCATTTGCCGACTTAAACTACAATTTGGCGAGCCAGGCTTGTGAGAATCGTCGCGCTACTCAGGATGCAGCACGTGACATTATTGACAACACTAACGCTAGCATGCGTTCTATTCTTGACTTCCTTGTTCAGGATAAACTTGATATGCTTAATGCAGAGAATGCTTCGCTTCGTGGTCAGATTTCTCAGAGTGAGCAAAATGCATACCTCGTATCTCAGCTGGCACAGCGCGCACCTATTCCTGCATACGTTGTGCAGAATCCCTATGCTTCCTACGGCGGATGCAATTACCTTTATGGTAACACTTGTAACTGCAACGGTTAATTAACAGGAGGTAAATGATTATGGAAATAACAGCCAATGCTTTATAGACGGTTAATGCCGGCTCTAATGTAGAATTTACTAATACTGCTGTTGCTGGTAGCTGTTCCATTATGCACAGAGAGGGTAGCGGTCTCATTACCCTCCGCGGCATAACTAACCAGAGTCGCGCCAGATTTCGCGTGACCTTCGGCGCCAACATTGCACTGCCTACTGGCGGAACTGCCGGTCCAATTCAGTTAGCAATTGCAATTAATGGCGAACCTGTATCAGCAACCCAAATGATAGTAACCCCAGCAGCCGTTGAGGAATTCTTTAATGTTTCTCGCACGTTGTTCTTGAACGTTCCTTCTGGATGCTGCACACAAGTTAGTGTTGAGAATACCTCTACGGTTGCAGTAGATGTTCAGAACGCTAGCTTAATAGTAGAAAGGGTGGCGTAATATGGAAAGATTAAAAAGCATTAAAGATTGCTTGATAACTCAGGTCAGTGGCCAAATGGGCAAGCTCGATCAAGTTGATGCAAAAGAACTTGGTGAAGTAGTAGACATGATCAAGGATATGGAGGAGGCCTGCTACTACGCGAAGATTACCGAAGCCATGGAGAAGAGCGAAGAAGAAAAAAAATATTACACCGAGTATCGTCCATACAGCAGAGATTATCTAAGAGACATGGATAAAGATTATGGTCGTATGTATTATGGCGGCGACAGGTCTGGCGGGCATGATACTGGTGGTTATGAGACCGGTAAATCGGGCGGCGCCACGTATTATACTGAACGCCCTTATCCCATGGAATTGCGGGATAGGCGCGAAGGACGCAGCCCTATGAGCCGTAAAATGTATATGGAATCGAAAGAATTACATAAAGATAAAACAACTCAGCTAAAGGATTTGGAACATTACATGCAAGAACTCTCTGTTGATATTGCAGAAATGATTGATGATGCATCGCCCGAAGAAAAGCAGATGCTACAAAGCAAGATTTCCGCTCTAGCAGCAAAGATAAAATGAGATGTTCAAGATAAATGGTGAATAGTGGATGATTGCATTAACATCCACTATTCATCCTAAATTAATCCGTAGTAATGGCACATTAGCCATTGGTTCATGTGATGATGAGTCGAAAACAATTTATATCAATGAAAATTTATCACCAGAGCGCATGAAAAAAGTGCTGTGCCATGAAATAACACACGCGGCGATGTTTAGCTATAATGTAGAATTAAATGTCTAGCAAGAAGAATTACTAGCAGACCTTATTGCTACTTATGGTTAGGAAATCATAGATACAACTAATAAAATATTTACTCGTATGACAGAATAAAAAATAAATCGGGGAACTAATATTCACAGTATTAGTTCCCCATTTTTTTATTTCTGTGTATGTTCTAACTGGCCGCTATACTTATTAAATACAAGTTTATATAACTCATCACCATCATGGTTTCCGCCAAGTGCATTATATACCCGATGCTCATTGGTTATTTTTTCATATTGTTCATACTCAATTGGCGTTTCCTAATTAATGAGTGTTTTGCATTCGTCCATAAATTGTTGTTTTTGGATGGACAAAACGCCATCCTTGAGAATTGTAAGATCTTCTTCGAGTTTGTCGAGCCTATCATCCAAGCCTTTTTCTGTGGCGGCCGTTTGGGTGGCCTTTTGTTCCAAATCAGTAATCTTTTGATCTAGTTTATTGATTTGGATACCCAGTTTCTCATCATTAGCTTCCATGGACTTTTGTATAGTAGTTGTCATGGCGCTAATCTCATTTGTAAGAGTTTCTTTAATGTGCTTTTTAAATAAGCCCCAAAAATATTTAGCTAGACCAATTAGTCCAGCAGCGACGATGCCTAATACAAATTCCAGCCAGTATTGTGCTATAAATTCCAACATAGATTAATTTCCCCCTTTCCTGAAATACTCGTATGCTCCTATTATATTATGATTTTCTGTTGTTATACATTAATTAAAATTGTCCTCGTGCGTCAGAACGCCGAGGACATTTTTTCATTTCTAATATAATGGGTTCCAATACAAATAGCATCAGATTCATCTTCTGTGGCGGCTTTGGAATAATTTTTTTCCACAAACATTTGGGCATTCTTCTTATAAACCGAACGCTAATTACCCTTAATGCCAAGGCCACTGCGCCACGTAGATGAGGGGATAATCTTGAATGGAATTTTTAATTCGGCAAGTAACTCTGTAATAACACCAATTACTTCAGCAAGTGCTTTAAATGTTACTACATTATTACCTACACCCTTTTCCATTTGGATATCTTCTAATACAACTTCTGTAATATTATATTTTGTAATTAATTGCTAAATTTTCTATCGTATTTTCATTAATCGTTTTTCTAATGGCCCAGATATTGTAAATGCGCCACTAGTGATTAACTATTCTTGTTCATCAAATATTGCGTAACCAGATGTCTATGAGGCTTGGTCTAACGCTAAAAGAATCACGTGGTAGTGCTCCCATGTCCGCCCATACGCTTGCCGCCATGCATATCATCTTCAGTCAAGCCGTAGGGACAAATAATGCCCTGCGCCACACAATCACCTTTCTGGAGTTTGATAGGGAATGGTGAAAGATTAATGAGTTGCAGGTATATGGCGCCCTCGGACTCCGGACTATTGTAGTAATCGGCGTCGATTATTCCTTCCCCATTCGCCATGACCAACCAATACTTGAGGGGCGTAGAACTACGAGGAACAAGCTTCAAGTATGTTCTATTCTCAAGTTTACATTTCATTCCAGTAGGAACGAGTGTGGGCTTGGCGCCAAGGGTCTTAGTCATATCTTTCATTTGGTCGAGCGTGAGAACTCGACCAACAGGATTACCAGATGCAGTTTTCATAGCATGAATATGTTCGCTAATAGGGGGAATTATAGTGTCCTCCGCCACATACAAATCATATCCTGCTGAATACTCAGTAGCGCGGCTGGGCATCGTGAGATCGACATCTGCGTATTTAGATACTTTCTCAAAACGTGCCATAATTAGGTTCCTCAATTACATAATCAATACTTACCTTACTATCAGGCATTTTTTCATCAGTAAATACTTTATTCAGGGTAATACGGATATATTCATCAATAATCTCACCCTTAGCTTTTACCTCTTTGGATTCGCAATTATATTTAACAAGAACAAACCGATCATCATTCTTAGCCTCAGCAATCAATGCCTCGGCTTCTGCGTCGGTATTAACACGATAGACTTCCTGGACTTTAATTAGATGCTTCATTAATTTACCTCTATTTCTAAATCATTTATTCCATAATGGGTGGCGCCATACTCATAAATATCATGAGCTAGCTTTTCATTAAATACCCTTGCGCCATATAGGGCAATTGCATTTGTATCATATTCCTTGCTATACAAGGCTAATACTTCATCTAACTTGTCAAGTGAACATTCTGGCAATTCAGTAATCTGCCCACAATCCAAGAGAATGGGATGCTGATAGGTATCCCATAATTCAATATGACAAATTATTTTTTTCATTTTATTCACACCTTTACTGGAACAACGCCCGCTGTATAGTCGAAAAATATCATACAATATGCATCATCTTTATCTTTAATCCAAATTTCAATACTATTCATATCATTATTTTTTTCTACGCTAACAATCTGGCCCATATCTTCAGCACACTTCAGAGCAGTTGACGCTATTGGAGTTGAGCCTATGTTGTTATTCTTAACTGTAAATATTGTATAATAATTTAAATCTTTGCAGAGCAACATGTAATAGTTATCAGATGTGGCGCCGCCACAAAATTCTTTAATAACTTCAGCCGCTTCAAGACGCTGTTTGAGATTTAATGGCTTCATTTGAGCCATTACTGTTTTATTAATTTCATACAAATTAACTTTTACTTCGCTTTTGGTATCCATTGGTTCCCATTTGCCATCTTTGCCCACATAGGCTTGCTGTGTATCTTCACACACAGCAAGCTCATTGTCTTTTGGGGCACGGGGTAAGGCAAACAAGACTTGCTTATTAGGAACTGTTATCATTACTTTACCTCTTTTTTTATTTTATTGTATCATATTTTTTATTCTACGTCAACTTTTTTTATTATCACGCAAAATAAAATTTAATATAATACCAACTACAAGGGCAAGGGCAGTGGCACTAAGTGAGAATGTGGCGCCGCCAATTGCTATACCGCTGATACCAAGAGATAAAATAACAGATACAATAATTAAATTCTTTTGAATATTTAAATCAACATGCTGCAACATTTTTATGCCGCTACAAGCTATGAACCCATACAAAATAACTGCACTACCTGCGAATACGCAGCTAGGTATAGAGGCGATAAAGGCTTGCACTGGCGCCAAGAAACCAAGAATGATAAGAAAGATTGAAGCTAAGCCAGTGACCCATACAGAAGCAACCTTGGAGAAACCAATACATGCTACAGATTCACCATAACTACAAGCACCCAAGCCACCTACACATGCGCTAAATAAGTTAGCAAGGCCCTCGCCGCAGAAAATTCGGCTCAAGCCGGGCTTGCGATAGAGGTCAACGCCAATAATACCACCCAAAGCAGCATGATCACTCAGACATTCCATCATTGCACTAATGGTATATGCAATATAAACTATAATAACAGGGATGAGAACCGACCAAGCTACAGGATGCATAAGTGTAAATGCAAAGTTGGGCATGCTAAACAATGAAAGGTTAGTAAACACACTAAAATCAACCATTGGACAAAGACCAGTTAATGTAAGAATAATGGCGCAAACATAGCCTACTAATATACCCACAAGGAATGGGAGTATTTTCCAAAGACCCTTGGCATAATGAGAAACAATAGCCGTAGCCAACATAGTTATCATCGCTACAGAAACACCCCACATATTAACCTCGCCACCAACTTGAACATAAGTAAGAATAAAAGGCATGAGGTTAATACCAATGACTACTGTAATTGCGCCTATCAAAGACTTGGGGAAGACTTTATATATATTATCAACCGAAGTGTGACTAAATATAAAACCGAATAGACAATAAATAATACAAGTAGTTAAACCACCTACTGCTACAGCAGTATAACCACCAGCGCCTAATGCTAGAAGAACCGGCGCTACAAAGGCCCCACTATTCGAGATAAACATGGGAGATTGTCCACGAGTCACTAAGAGGTAGATTAGTGTGGCGAGACCGGCGCCTACAAGCGCGCCAGACGTGGCGACGCCACATATTTGAGCAATGAGGGTGGTCGCCACAAATATTGACAATAGCATCTGAATAGCAAATGCTATCATTTTACCTATTGGTGGTCTATCATTAATATTATAAATCATATGCCAAGCTCCTTCCTGGCTTGCTTAATGGCTTCGATAGCATCATCAATATTAGAAACAAGCACACCAACTTCATTAATTAATCCAGTGGTATATAAATTTTGATAGGAATATTGCTGCTCACCAAGACGAGAGCAACCTCCAGCATCTTTTTCGGCACTATGAGTTAAATAACATTGTCTTGTATCTGTGCAAATACCAATTAACGCCTTTTTTTCGCCATGACGAATCTTCTCATGCAGCTTTCCGATCTCTGAGCTAGTCCCTGACGGAATTATATCGCCGTCTATGCAAGCTACAAGTATATCAGTGTTATCAAGACGAGCATTATCAGCTTGAGCAATCATTATGGAATCAGCAAATTTCTTTTTACCTTCTACCCCATTGATATCAGTATTTTGTAGTGGGTCATAAATATCGGCATCAGGAAAAGCTTCAGTTAGTTTCTGATAAAAATAATCATTCCTAAATTTGTCGCCCAAGAAAAATATGGGGCCGGCTAAATAAATTCTCATTCTTCAGTTTCCTCCTTAGCCTCTCCTTCTACTGGCGTCTGTTCTGCATTCTCCAAGAAAAATATTTGTTTATTTAACTTACTAGCCCAGTCGATTTCGCCGTAGGTGGACTTTCCAATATAGCCGCCGTAATTAATAACATAAATTGCATCACTCATATTAATCTTGAGCTTGTGCAAATTATCAAGACGAATTTTTTGCTCTTCAGTCAATTCATCATTATCGGCATGATGAAATACCATCGGCATGAGAACTATGTTACCAGCTAGGGTCAATTCTCGGGCAACTGCGAAAAATAAGTCTTTGAATTTGGTGCTGCCGCACAATGTAATTATCATAATTCATTTTTCTCCTTTATCTCTTTTTTATTTTTTAAATCCCAAATGCGTTGATTGGGAGAGCCCCTCATCCACAAGGTTATATCCCTTTTTGCGAGGATAAATGGCCCATCTATTAAATAATCTGAATTATCTAATATGAATCTTAATTTATGGTTGGTTTTTGCTGTTTCGAGTAAATCTTCATATAAATAACCAGACCAAATATATATTTTTACATCGGGATGTATTTGGCGAATATGCTCAATTAATAGGTATGATAGCATTAAATTCTTCTCGTGTAGTGGTTCGCCGCCCAATAGACAAAAATCACGATGCACGCCATTGGCGACTAATGCTTTATCTATTTGTTTTAACACATCGGGAGTAAATTCCTTACCGCCTTCGAAATCCCAAGTCTCAGGGTTATGACACCCCGAGCACCGGTGGTCGCATCCTTGAGCGTAGAATGATACGCAGACGCCTGGAGCATTCGCTGTATCATTTTTTACAATTCCTGCATATTTCATAAATGAAGAACCCTATCTTTTATTTCTTCTGTGCGACCATAGTTCCAGAATTGAGAACCGATGTAGCCACAGGTGCGTCGCGCCACATTCAAGGTTTCATGGTTTCTATTTCCGCAATTGGGGCAATACCATTCCATATTATTATCAATTAGAATTTCGCCATCATATCCACACTCTTGACAATAATCGCTTTTGGTATTGAGCTCAGCATACATGATATGGTCATAAATAAATTTCATAACTTCTTCTACTGCCTCGATATTATTTTGTAAGTTAGAAGTCTCAATATAACTTATTGCCAAAGGTTTTTTGCTTGTAATTTTTCTTTAACAATAGTTTGTAATTGCTCTTTAGTTTCTATTGGAAGATTTTCGGTAAATTTTTGTTTTTTATCCTGTTCGGCTTGATTTGCAAATTCTCCGAAAACAAGTTGCTCTGCATAATATCTTTTATAAACTGCCTCTTCAAGTGTTTTGGTATATCCTAAATGACAACGAATAGAGCTTTTTCTAATTTCAGGATCGTATCTATCTCTATCTTTTCGGTATGATACTCCGATAAAATTAGAGGTGTTATTACTCATAAAAGATTTGTTTCGAGTGTTTTCACTTTGTGTACAAATTCTTAAATTTTGTTTGCGATTGTCTTTGGGGTTACAGTTTATATGGTCTATAACAATATCTTTCTCAACACGATTATCAAGCCCCAAAACAACCCAACTTAATTCTCGCTGGGTCTTTTGTGCGGGTAAACCTGTTACTATGTGTCCATGGCTAAATCTCCATTTATGATATTTCACTTTTGGTAAATCTTCAGAGTCAATTATAAATTCATCAATTTTTTCTGAGGTGACACCATCATATAGTCCGCCATAAACAACGTCCGATTCTATTCTATATTCATTTAAATCATTTTGGGTTCTAGGACAATTATCTAAGAATTTTCCATGAGAGTATAGCTGATGCATATGCTTCGAGCATAAAGTGTATCCGCCTAAACGGATTTTTTTATTTACTGTTCTTCCACAAATTTCACAATTATACATATTTTTTCCTTTCGACTATATCTTCTAATAGCGGGATACCTCCGCTTCATTAGCTGTGCGCTTCCTGATGTGATAAAATCATCAGTACAATTAGTCTGTACACCTTCTTTATTAAATAAAATAATAAAGCTTGGCACGGGATTTCCAATTAAGTGTCCCCCGTTAGCTTAGATTTATATAATCTAAACACCGTTTTTTCTTACGTTCACACAGTTTCAAGGTGGCTATTTTAAGTTATATTGAAATTTAACCACCTGGACTTAACTCTTGAAATTCAGACTCTAATGCAAGTTTTGTAAATGCATCTATTTCTTCAAATACTGGGACATGGTAACTATTGGTTATGTAGCTTCTATCTTTTCCATCTAGCTTAATAAAAATATCATCACCAAAACGCTTTTTCAAGCATTTAGCAAATTTATAGGTTGTTGACTCTATTGGTGTTCCATAAACACTATAGCTAATGTCTTCTTCTTGTCGCCATTTGGCACAGACATCATTCAAATGTTGCATAACGGCTAGGCCAAACTTTTTGCCACCTTTAGTGTGACTTTCACCCGTCATATATTTAACGCATTCATATAATGCAGCATAGCCAAGAGAGAGGGTAGAATAATTATGATGTAGTAATTCGTGTATGCTGGAGCCTTGAGGTAAGCGAGCTAGAGCACCATAACGCCACAGGATAGGAGATACATCAGCTATTGCGTGAGATAAACGATCATGACGTGCTTGCAATGCACGATGGCATAATTCTAATCGTTCATCATAAATACGCCAAAACTCATTCATATCACCATGAGAGCTAAATGCTACATCAGCCAAATTAATTGTGACTACGCCTTGGTTAACAAAATTAGACTATCTCTTCACTTATATTTAAACAAGTGTCGCGCGCTTCGAGCAGTGATAAATTCTGCCCTACTGGATTACATTCATCATCCATAGTCGTTACACCTTTCTTTTCAACTAAATTTTTACATCTATAATAATCAATAATTTTATATCTTTGCTTAAACCAATTTTTATTGAAAAACTTATTTAAACATCCACTTTTATTGGAGTGGCCACTATATTCAATAAATTTTTTAGCTGGACAAAATGTAATAGTTTCTTTTTTTTCTTTGTCAAAAATTGTTAAAATCCAAATATTTCCTACTCTATGATTATTTTCAATACAATCTTGAATATTTTCTTTTTGAGTTCCTAAATATAAATTATTTATATTATTATTTAAACTATTATCATCTTTGTGTAAAACACTTAATCCATTTTCTACTGGGCCAATCCATGTTTCATAAACAATTTTATGAATAGGATAGTGCTTTTGTCCTTCACCAAAATTTATATCAATATAATAATAAGGCTTTTCTTTACCTTTAGTCATAGGTTTTAATATTTTATGTGAGTAATCGGAATAAATAGTACCATTATCATCACAATAATATTTAGTTTTTTTAAATTGTTTAAATGTTTTATTTTGTAAAAATATAGTTTTCATTATAAAAACTCCTTTATTTTAGTAATTATAATAAGACTTGGCACGGTATTGCCCTTGGGTTTCACCGTTAGCAGGCATATTGCCCACACCATTTTTTCATATGTTCACGCGATTTAACGACGGCTTAACCCTAAGCAGTCAACCGTCCATAGTATTTATGCTCGACAGGGTCAGGTGTGAGAAAACTTCTACAACCCATGCATGGATATACATCACCACCCTTGAGTTGTTTCATTATCTTTTCAGATATATAATCAGGCACCAAACGCTTAGCCGTGCATTTGGCTGCTAATTCTGTTAAATACCAATACTTGCTATCAGATGTGATGTTATCTTCTTCAAGAACATAGAGGAGTTTAGGAAATGCTGGTGTAATATATACGCCTTTTTCATTTTTAAATCCTTGAATTCGCTGTTTCAAAAATTCTTCAATTAACATAGCTAATTCGTCTTTGTATTCATCTGTTTCATTGAGATACATAAATACTGAGAGAAAGGGCGCTTGACCATTAGTGTTAGTCATTGAATTGGTTTGATAATTAAATGTTTGCACAGAGTCAGAAATTTCTTTAGCCAAGTCTTCTTTTGCGAACTTTAAACTATCGACTGCTGAACAGCCACGTTTATTATATTTTTGGCAATAATAATAATAACTATCTCGAACAAATGGGGCAAGATGAGTCAATGAAATTGTGGCGCCGCCATAGGATGAGGATGTCACAGCTGCAATAATTTGAGTAGCTATAGTTGTTGCTGTTAATAATCTATGAGGCTTTTCAATCATTACGCCATTAACAACTGTTCCATTCTGCAACATATCTTCAAGATTAATTAATTCGCAGTTTCCAGTTGGTATTCCATATTCAAGAATAAAATTGTGTGTATCCTCAACTTCAAGGCACCAAACAATATCTTCTCCATAATATTCTTTTTTCAAAACGGTATAATTAAAATAAAAATCATTATTAAAAGAAAAAAGAATTGTGTAAGGACGTCCTTCTTTTGAGGTAAAATTAGTTATCTCACCAGTGCGATCATTTTCTCTAGTAATATATAAACCAGCCGTTCCAGCCATTTTTCTTAAAAATTCAATTATTTCTAAAGAAGAAGATTGTAAGCCAAAATTATATTTACCATTTGCCATTTTTTTCTTTCGTCCGTCGGCACAATATAAGCCATTAATAAAGCATTGTAATTCTTTAATTGAATTAAATTCTGGTATGGTTTTTTTATAATTATAAATCACGACTTCTTTATCGCCATTAGTAAAATAAGTATTTCTAATACTGCATCCTGGTATAGAAAAACGCTTTATAAATTGTAAATCTTTTTCTCCGCACAACCGGATTTTAGTAGAATTGGTATTATATTCTTTAGTTCCGTCACCCATTCCAAAGCCTTTACACCACATCATCTTTTCATTTTCTGTTAATTTGTCCCAGTCTAATTCTTGTGAGTAGATAGCGGGAGCTTTACATAATTTATCTCCTTCTTTTAAAGAAGTTGTTTCTTTTCCATCTTTTAGAATCCACCGATGATTTTCTGTTGCTATTACATCATGGGTATATTCTTTTTTCCCATTGTAAAAAGTATATTTATAAAGTGTTTGTAGGCCATATTGTCTTACTTTTGCTTTATGATACTTCCCATCAATTGACAGAACTTCAATAGTATCTCCATCTTTAAAATCATTAAAAGAGCACATGCCCTTTTTAGTAATAAATTTAGTATTTCTTGAAAAACAGTTATGAATTGCATTTTGTGCGAAATAATCTGCATCGTGGAAATGGATTATGCCTGCATCATGTGCATCTACTATATCTTGATCTAATAGAAATCTACGGGTAATATCAGTGCTTACAATACCAGCCATGTAATCACGTTGAACGGTAGTGCGTTTTGCGTTTTTATTTGAATTTTCATTATTCCAATAATCGCTATTACCATCCAGCAGTTCCTTAATAGACTGGTCAGTAGTATTAGATTGTCGTAGCATTTCTTTTTTATATCTATAACGAATATAGGCTCGCGCCACATCTCGTCTCTCAGAGCGCATCAAGTAATCTTCTACTCGATCTTGTATATCTTCAACAGACATGGGCGATAATTGATTCATTAATTCTTTACCAATTTCGTATGCAATATCCTTAGCTGTGTCATGTTCATAGATTTCACCATCTACTTCAAGAAATGCTTTTTCAATTGCTTTAATAATTTTATCACTACTAAATGGCACTAATGAACCATCTCGTTTTTCAACTGTCATAAAATTATCTCCTTTCTATTCTAAAATTTCATATCACTATATATAGGTTTTTAAATAGATAAATTATCTGATTTTGTCCAAGCGGATACAAGATTTAGAATTTCTATTGCTGTTTCTTCTGGTGTGCGATTTTCATTGTTAATAATTGCAATAGGGTATGATTCATAATAGGCTTTATACCCTAGATCATCTTTTATTATTATATCGCTAAAATCTTCTTCATCAGTAGAATATCGACGAATGATTTCTTTTACATCGGGATTGTGCTCTCGATTCAACTGGCGTAATAGCCGAGTTTTATCAGATGCCTGAATCCAAACAGGAAACAGATCTATATTACTATCATCCATTAGCATTGCAATACCTGACGGATTAAATACGCCGACATTTATATTATCTGGCGCCAAATTATCAAATGAGGTGCCATAACACCAACCACGAAATATTGCCACTTCCATCATTTTTCCTTGATTAATTTGTTCAGCAAAATCATCATGTGATAAAAAATGATAGTTAATACCATCTACTTCACCCTCTCTAGGAGGGCGAGTAGTGCAGCTAATAATTTCATGGAAGCGAGGCGCCTGGGTCATGAGTGCATGAAGCACGGCGCTTTTGCCCACACCAGCAGCACCCATGAGTGCCAAGATTTTATATGCCATCTTCTTCCATTTCTCCTTTGTATCTTTCACTTCTTAATATTAAATCACCATCTGGCGCCACTTCTTCTATTTTATACAATCTGTGTCCAGGGGTGTTTTTATATTTCTTACAAATAAACATATCATCACTACGTATACCGGTAATCATGAGCATGCTACCGCGCTGGAAAAAACTACGCTCTATGATTTTCTTTTTTCCATCCTCTTGGCGCTGAGATATTTGCTTATCATACATTGAGAAAAAATCTCTTGCAAATTTTACTTCTACAACACCGCTAGGCGTAAGTAATGATATAGTAGATTTATTTTTATTCTTGGCAATACAAGTGCCGCAAATTTTGGTTAATTGGTAAATATTAATTATTCTATCTTTAATTGGATACGAATATTCAATTATCGGGTTTTTTGGTAATTTATAAAAATCTTTTATTCCATACTTCGCCACATTAGCATCTTGTAATTCATGGGCATGATAATAGAAACACAGCACTTCCATTTCCCAAGCAGAATAATTATTCTTCTTAATGTACTTCTTCCAATCTTCATAGAATATAATAGTGTTTAAATCTTGCAAGATTTGGTCATGATTACTCTTAATCCAAGCTCGATAAACATCCATCCATTTTTGGTAAATTTTATCCCAGACTTTTTCGTCTAATACAAGCTCTTGCTCTTTCATTTCAATTTTATCATCGCATTTTATTTCAACAAGAAAATTAATTGCTCTAGTATCTAGAATATAATAACCAGGCTTTGCCTTGTTCTTACATGTCGCTTTTAAATACTTTGTAAATTCATAAACTCGAAATGCAGTTTTACGTTCTTCTGTATCTTTTGGTAGCAAATCATATTTAATTAAACTTGGCATATTCTGCAATGTAATACGACTTTTCCTATCACAGGTTTCCCAAATATACCAAATCATACAATCGCTACGTTCCATCATGGAATCAAATGCGCCACCTTTGATTAATGAAATCATTGCTTGGCGCTTTGGCTTTACCTTTTGGTAGAAATCTTTAGGCGATGAATAAGGACGATTCTCAATGATTTGATTTACAATATCATCATTAATATTGAGCATACTTTTCAAACCGCAATAGATGGTATTTGTTTCAGCATCAGGAACAAATGTAAATCCAGATTTATTAATATCGACCAAATTAACTTGGACTCCAAAGTCTTTCATTTTGCCGATTCCACGAGCTAGTTTTTCGTAATCAGTATTTGCTTTATCCTTTTCATTTTCGAGTTCATCATAATCAATGCATGCATCATTATCATCTATACCGGTACCACTATCATTAATTAAACAAGCACAATTCCAATAAATAATTGGGAATCTTGTTGCAAGATTCATTTCCTGTAGCGCAATGAGCGAATAGGCTAGCGTATGAGAAGCATTAAATCCATATCCCTTCGACATACTAATTAGGACTTGCCACACATATTTTGCGAAATTTTCTTTTATATGTTTTTCTTTTGTGGTAGCATAAAATTCTTCGGTTAATGCATCAAATGCTGCTGGATTTTTCTTCGCGATTGATTTACGTAATTTGTCTGCCCAGGTTAATGAGAAGCCGCCTAGTTCAGGTAATTGAACCAGTTCCATGAACTGCTCTTGTGTAATACATAGACCATAAGATGATTTCAGGATTGGTTCAAGAATAGATTTTTCCAAGGTGCCAAGACCCCATTGTGCTAATTCTCTATCCCAAGCTTTTGGGTCAGCTTTAAATCTTGCTAATTTATCAGTTGGCATTTCATCAACGCCTTCTTGCGCCATAAGTCGAATAGTAGAATTTAAAACTGATAAATCATCAACTGACGTAGGCTTTAATGTGGCGATACCTTTAATACCGCTCTGCTTCTCCATCTGAAATAATGATAATATTTCATGATTCCATACTTTATGCCACATGTTCTGATCGGTACGATTAATGGTATAAATATTTAAAATTTTATCATATCGCTCTTTAATTGTACCATCTGGTATCAAATTATAATCATGTAACAGATCTAGACAAATATGCATTTTATCTAGCGCTTCAATGCTCAATAAATCGTACTTAATTAGCAGTTTGTCATATATTTCTATATGTCCTGACTATCTCTTACTTCTACAATAATTTGTAAAAGAATACCGTTTCGAACATCGTATCAATAGATGCTCTACTCCCCGTCTAACCGGGGATAGTCGATACACACATATATTAAAGTAAATGTTTCCAGGTTTTTCCATTAATAATATCACAAATTGAAGTAGTAGACACTTGTGGATATTCAAGATATAATTCTTGTCGTGTGGCGCCATTCTGCCATTTTTCTCGAATTGCAAGAACATCTGATTCAATAAGTTTAGCTCGGCCATTTAAAGTTCCAGATTTGCTACGTCCCGCATGTTTATGGCGATTTTCCTTAGTAAAAACTTCAGGCATTACTAATTTATATCTATTACCATAGTATACATTCCAAAAGGTCCACTCATTATCATAGGCCCATTTATAATCTTCATATACATCGCGCCAATATTCTCCATCTGAATATCTAATTCTGATTTTTACTATATCATCATAATCTAATGGACCACTCGTAAATTGACCAGAAAATTCACGATTATAAGGGTAAATATCTACTGACGTAGTTAAATTAGTATATGTTTTATGATTATAAATTTTTAAAAAAGCTTCGTATGAAATTTTATCACTGAACTCATCATATAATAAATAAATGGGTTGGTCTCGGTGATCTAAAATATATTGCGCTTCTTCTTGAGTTAATTTAGCGTGTCCATTATCAGCGCCATATTGAGGGGCACATTTTGGATGATAATAACCACCAGAATCTATATTATATCCATTAGGAACGAGCGATTTTAATTCTTGAATTAAATGCATTTCTTTGGCAACTGCTTGCTCAATAGATAAATTGCGCTCTAATATTTCAAATTTGAAATTTTCTACTCCATATTTATGTATCGCTTCTTGGATTACTTGTCGTCTTTTTGGGTCTGAAGGATAGCTTTTTTCATTTCCCCAACGTTTTTCAATATTATTTGTAATTCCTATATAAATTTTATTATTAATTTTATTTGTAATTTTATAAACATACATTGTCTTTTCACCACCTTTCATATATAGATAAATTAAACACTTACTTTAATATTTTGGTTCGGGATTACCATATCTTTTTATAGACTTAGGCTTCCCCGACGCATTATAGGTATTTTTTACTTACGCAGAATGCTGCCTATAATACGCTGCTGATAAACAGTTAGATATTTAGTAGCCTAACATTTCGTCAACTACAGTCTTCCGCATCATGAAGATCGTAAGCTGTGATTATTGTGCCGTCAGGCGCCCGCATCAAAGCTGTAGTATTGGTAAAAGGTTCATCTACAAAGATAACGCCACCAGCATGAATACCTGAGCGGCATACTAAACCTTCTATCTTTTGTGCTACGCGCCATAACTCAGGATTATTATTCATGGCACTAATAAATTGGGATACTGGTTTAAAATCATTATCTTTATCACCATAATAACATTGTGATAATGTTCTAATTTGTCCACGGTCTGCTGGTATTAATGATGAAATATATTGTGCTTCATCACTATCAATACCTAATCCTCTGGCGGCTGTCAATATAGCGCTTTTACTCTTTTCACTACCAAATGTAATAACATTTGCTACTCGATCTTGTCCATATACTTGGCGCAGCTTGCTCAAAACCTCACCACGTCTAGACCCTTCGATATCAACATCAACGTCCAATACAGAAACACGACTAGGATTAAGGAAACGCCAAGGAAAAGTTCGTGTAGTTTCCCATAGCGGGTTGATCTGAGTAATATCTAATAGGTATAGCAAAATAAAGCCGACGCCAGAACCTCGACCAGGACCGACCAACGTTCCGGCTTCCCAACATACATCAATAATTTTTTGCAGATTAAGGAAATACGCTGACCAATGAGTGTTATTAATCTCAGATGATTCCCATGTCATTTGAAGACAAGTATTAACAGCATCGTAAGTCGCTTGATTTTGTAGACGTTCATCTGAACGAATTTTTTCTATTAATAAATTAACTAATAGTTTATCTCCATCATAATCTGAATCCATAAAATGTTTAATCATTGGAATTAAATCATACCATTTGGATTCAAATGTTAGATATGAAAATTGAGCACTTTTCCAACGTAAACGAGGAATTTTTAATGAACGAGTTAAATCATAGTCTTCGCATTGATCTGCAATTTTTTGAATGGTTTGATATGCTAATGATACATCTATATTAGATACTGAAAAATACTTTTCTATTTCATCTGTATCCATAAGATAAGTAGTTGCATAAAAACTATCAACCTCACGTTCACCATTCTGAGAATTTAAATACGCTTTATGTATAAATGCATCATCTTTTGTAGGATAATGAGTATCTGTAGTAATAATGAATGGAATATTATAATCTTTAGATAGATTATATAGATATTGATTTACATAATCTTGTTCATTATCCTTTTTTGCAGGAGGTTGCAATTCAAAATAAAAATTGTCTTTTCCAAAAATGCTCAATATTTTATCAAACCAAGAATGAATTATTGGTGTAATATCTATATTAGGATTGTCTTTCCCTTTAAGAATTAGTGTGGGCAAGAAGCCACCAAGACAAGCACTGCTACCAATTACATGGCCAGGATTTTTACCAATAATATCTATCAAATCTTGATAATGAGTTGGAACACGACGCATTTTACCATCCATCCATGAACGCATCCAAGCTCGAGTTGAAATTTCTCGAATTTGCTGATGGCCTATGGCATCTTTTGCCAATAGAATGAAATGAAAAAATTTATCTTCACCCTTGTTGTAATGTTCTTTATCCATCTCATCATGACATAAATAAATCTCATTACCTAATATTACTTTAAAATCGGGATGTTTTTCTTTTATCTTGCGATAATATTTTTGAATTTTAACGGCATTAGATACACAGTCATGTTCAGTAAACGCAATACAAGTATGTCCTAATGAGATTGCTAAATCAATTAACTCATCATATCGACTAATCGCATCACGCAATCTAATATTACTATAATCGGTATGGCTAATTATGAAGACTACCTGGATAAATTAAATGTTCTTGTGTCTTCGTTTTCCCTCACCTCACTTCTATATTTGTGCACACTGCTTTTTCTTAATAATTAATTATAACATATATTTTTGCCTATGTCAAGTGGCGCCGCCAGATTACTTGCCCGGTTGAGCGGGGGCCGCCACTTAATCTTTAATTACTACTACTAGTTTGTCCTTGGCTCGAGTGATACCCGTATATAAATACTGGATATGTTCAAGTTTATCAAATGGATGGTCTTCTTCAATTAGCAACACTTTATTATATTCACTACCTTGTGCTTTCCAACAAGTAATTGCATAAGCATAAACAAAATCATGGGGCGGATATAAATTACTTTGTTCCCAATTGGCCATTCTATACCGAGCCAAATCATCTAAAACCAATTCTCCCGTTGCCAAACCCTGATAATCAATTGGGATTTCAGAAAATACGCTACCATCATCTAATTCAAAATCAGTATATGCTATATCTATATCTTTGATAGGCAGTTTGAGACGTGGCGTGACCCATTGGTTTTCAACCTCATAACCTAATATTGTCCCAATGGTTCCATTGGTTAATGCCCATTCGCCATTATCAGACAAGGTATCCCAGTCGTTATGTAAGCCGATAATCCTATCGCCTACACATGGTTTATTTGGATCGAGTCCTTTATACTCTCGAACAAGCTTATTAATAAAATTGCGAGTTTTATTGGTAGCACATATAACTTGATCGGCCCAAGTATACATCCCGCTTTGCATTTCATTTCGATGAACAATTTGAACCTGCTCGTTTTTACAATCAAATGTTGATATTGGCTTCCCTTCTCTGACATGCATAGATAATCTAATAATCTCACTATCTTGCGCTTGTCTCATAATTTCATCAAGAAAAATATGGGGATGGTCAAGAATGTCATTGCGTTCATTTTTAAATAAGCTAGGCAACTGGCCGGGGTCGCCGCAAGCCAAGACATAAACTTTATAGGATAACAATAAATCCCACATGGACTTAGGCAACATAGATACCTCATCTACAACTAATACCTTATACGCATCATCTAATGTTAGCTTAGGCCGAAATTTATACTTTCCGGTCTTGGTAGGGTATGCATGATAAATTAACTTATGAACAGTTGTTGCATTTGGGTTGCCTTTGGCTTGTAATACTGCTGCTGCTTTACCAGTATAAGCGACATAGGCTACTTGGCTATTCGGGACACCAAGTGCTTTAATAATAAATTTTACTAATGTTGTATTATGAGTGACAATATAATCATTTGTTAAATATAGATGTTCTGGATTGTCTACATATATACAAATCATTTCTGTTTTTTCTTTTAGAGGTACTATATCGACAATAGAAATTCTACTATAGTCTTTTTGTTTCGGATATTTTTGAGCCTCTAGTGCTATATCTTTTTTTCGTTTTAGCCTAAAAAACTTGTGTTTCTCTTCGTTGGGGATATTAATTCCTAAATTATAACAAATCTTATTAGTATATTTTTTTTCTCTTTTGTCTATGTGAATTGTAGAAGAATATCCTAAACTAAATAAAATTTCTTGTAAGCTTTTAATTAATTTTAAGCTGGTTGATGTAAATCTCATATTATAACGATGGTTATCTACGCTATTAATGGTGCCATCAGTATCCATCAAACCTTGAATTAAAGATAAACGTTGGTCAATATCTCCAAATTTGTATTCGGGCGGTATATCTTTCTCATAGGCATATTGCATTAAATAGTCTTTATATTTTGCAAAATAATCTAAGGTTTTTGGTTTCTTTCTCTTAGCGACTCGTTGTCCATTATTACCACAGACCCAATTAATTGTTTCTGCTTTATTATTCCATTCAAAAGTCCAGCTATAATTCTTTTCCGTTCCTCTTATAGGTTTTGCGTCAATTATTTCTCCTATTAAATTTGGGATTTCATCCGTTTCTGAGGAAATTGTCAAATATCTTTGTTTGCAACAGCCGTCTCCTATAAAAACACCCATTAAATAAGGGTCAATCTCATATTGCTTCGTAGAATATTGAACTGGCTCACTGGTTGGAATTTTATATTTAAACCCATTGCGTTTCCTTAACCCGCTATCAAGCATTTCTTGAGCTGTTTTAGAAACCAATTTTCCACTATTTGTATAATAACTCCATAGATGGTCACTCGCACAAATAGTTTCTCTTCCGTCGGACAAAATTATTTTATACTTTTCTTTTGTTCCTTGCGGGTATATATTTAAGATTTTTGTAGGTTTACCTAATCTGTCAAAAACATAGTCGCCTATTTTGAGTTGTCCTAATTCTATATTCCCATTGGGCGTTGGTATAATAGTATCAACTGGTTGAGCTTTTCCGCTACCTGCGTAGCCCGCTATACAAGTATAAGCTTTGTGCTCATTGTAGCGGGCTACGGCCAAGTCCAATCCTTTCTGTTGTTTTTCTGTTAAAATCAATTGTGTTCACCTATCGCTTCATCTAGAATTTGACAGAATCGTAAGCAATCTCTTTCATATGCTTGGTATGCCTTAGTCTCTGCTTCTCGTTTAGAAATTCCTTTTGTCATAACTAAATCTATAGCATCTGCTTCACAAGCTTTATAACGAGCTAACTGATAACGGTAACATAAACTGTCATACATATAACCCTTATAGTTATTAGTATATTCATCAAATGTATCTTGTGCTTCATTAATATTTTTTATTAACCGGTCAAAAATTTCATCAGTTTTAACAGCTACTTCTAAGTCAGCCATTATATTTCATCCTCCAAAAAATTATTTAACAAAAGTTCAAGTTGTTTTTTACATTGCGGACATAATTCTATTAGCTGAATAGGACGACCATACATTTCATAAGTGCCATTGGATATAACACCACCATAGGCATTAAAATCAGGAATTATATAGTTTTCAATTCCTTTGGCTTTTTTACATCTATCGCATACATGTATTGTCATTTATTATCCTCCTTTTATATATTAATATTATATCATATTTTTTTATATAATTCAATCTAAATAGAACATTTGGTCTTAAAATTCCCCTAGGCACTTTTGTGGCGGCGCCACGATACTGGCGCTCGTAGCCCGCGCAATCAGCTATGTAAATAAAAAAACTGGGTTATATAGACCGAAATCCATATAACCCATTATATCTCAACTCACAAAATAATTATAAGCTATCATCGCATTATTCTGTCTAATACCATAAGACCCGCTAGCGCAACGCTCATAACAGGCGGCGAATGCTCTTGCGGCGTCGCCGGCATTTTGCAATTGGCAAAAATCATTATATTTAAATCCAGAACGATACACAAAACCGAATGTGTTTAATTCAAATTCTATTGTAGCTCGTAGAAAATCACATTGTGATTTTAAATCGGCGCCCCAAATTTCAGAATAACCGTTATTCCATTGGCACATGCCATAATAACAAGGCCCATATAACCACCATTGAATATACAACGTGCCACCGCCAACTTCACACATTATATTTCCTAATATACCAGCAATAACATAATCATTATAGTCGTAATATTTAAAATAATTCCAAATGTATGTAGCTGCTAAATATTTGTCTTGTTGACAGGCTTCAATACTTGGTGAATTTTCAATAGCTTGGCGTCGCGCCTCTTCCTCTTTCTGCTGAATTAGAAATATTTGTTCTTCATAATCCGCCACATTATAGGAAATTCGTTCTATTAAATCTTTATAAATTTGATTTTTGCCACTCCAATCATCAAATCGTATTAAACTTTTTAAATAATTAATATTATTTGTATCTCGGTTAATCCATGATTGTAGCTGTTCTTTATCATTAGACTCTTGGTGATTTAATGATTGAAAAATTTCAGAAGGGATGCTTTCTTCCGAAATTGTAAGGGCTTTTGGCTCCTCATACGTGGCGCGCCACATAACAATGGCGCCTAATATAATTACCAAAATACCCAAGACTATTTGCTGTTTTCTCTTCATACTAACTTCCTCCTAATATTACTATTAGGTCTTCGTGCGTATTAGAAATAGTAGCTCTGCCGTCCTACAATTTCGTATTCATTAATTATTATTTGTGGATATTCTTGGTCGTTGTAGTTATTAATATTACACATACCAAGAATGTTAATTATTACACACCCCGCAGACGTTTCAGGGGCCAGTGCATCAATTTCATCTGCGGTAGACCCAAATTTCATAAGGCTAATACCATTTGGTAGCATTATTTTAACCGTATCTTCTTTTTTGCCAATAACATTTAAATTATCGTTAGTAATAGCAATATGTTCTATTGCTATTAAAGGTTCAGATACTTCTTGCCCCCAAATATAATGTAATTTTCCTATATCCAAAATAAATTCAGATGTTAGTTGATTGGCATTAATAATAAAATCAACACGATCAACTGGGGAAAATTCATAATTCTGTAATGCCTTATTACTATATTCTATAAACTTATCTATATTTTCATTCGCGATTTGCGTGCCAAAAGCAGATTCATGCCCTTCGGCAAAATTCACTAAATCACAATCTCGCATAAATTGTCTAAAATCCTCTAATCCATATCTTGAATCATTACGTGCTGAACCTTGCCACATATCACCCATCTTATAAAGAATTAATGTTGGATGATGATACTTGGCGACCAATAGGTTGGCTATAAGGCCACCAATCGCAGGCTCTCCGCTATCCATTTGAATAAGTAGAATTTTATTTTGAAGCAAATTTTGCTCTGCAATCATTGATTCTATTTGCTCATAAGCTGTATCGCGCTCTTTAGTTTGGCGTGACTTGATATTCGTGCAATTTCGAGCGGCTTGTTCTACGATGCTTTCCATTTGGCCAGCGCAGCCTCGTTTTGTTGAAGTAATCTGGTCATAGGCTTTAAATTCAAGCAGTGATTCAAATAATATGGTTTTTTCTTTTACTGTCCCTACCCGAGCAGTGGCATTGAGAAATGGCGCAATATAATAAGCTAAATTATAAGGCGACAACCCACCACTTTTATTAATCGAATATTCTGTTTTAGCATATAATGCTTTGATTAGAGGATTTCTAAAATGCTCAAGACCATTAGATACTAAATATCTAGTTTCATAATCGCACATACTCATTACATCAGCAGTAATACCAAGTGCAACCAAATCCAAAAATAAATCAGCATATTCAACATCTAATTGTTCATCTAAATACTTGCAAAATTTATAAACAATGCCTACACCCGATAAGGATTTAGTAGGGTAATCGTCTAATTGATTATTAATTACACAAGCATGCTGAGAATAATATGGAGCTTTGTGATGATCTAAAATTAAAACGTCTATATTTCGTTGCGCCAATTCCTCATGAAGCGCATATTCATTACTACTTGAGTCTGGCGCTATGACGAGCGCTATACCTGGCGCCGCCACATCTGCATTTAATATACCATGCTTTTTCCCTTCATGGATGTAATATTGAATACTATTTTCCACGAAGTGGGGAAATAATAGATGTAAATAATTCATAAGTAATGCTGACGAAGTGAATCCATCGCAATCATCATCGACTACTAGCAGGACTTTATCGTCATTGGCTATGTGGCGCGCTAGCATGGCGGCGCCACGCTCCATATTCTTGAGCATAGTTGAAGGATATGTATCATTTTCTGTAGTATTTAAATAATGATATATATCCTCTATAGTATAATCCATTCCACGATTTTTAAATATTTGTGCTATTGGTGTTAATGAATTATCTCGTTCATTAATTAATTTATACTACAATTACAATACAATCCTTTCTTTAAATAATGTTTCAAATTTCTCTTGACCCTCATCTATTGGTGAGGATTTATAATTAGTAATCATATTCCTATCGAATATGATTGTAATTAATGCATCATATTTATATCGTTGATGCAAGGCAATCAAATGCCTTTTCCATTTATTATATTCTTCACTATTATATTCTTCAAATTGTCTGTCATAGGCAAGAATAATTTCTTTGGCGCCAGCTTCAACTAGCAAATCTACTTGATATTGAGATAGATTATTGCCACAACTAGCTACAGTAATGTCTCTGTCCATTCCATAAATAGTTTGATATTGCAATGGCGATTTCTCTCCCTCAAATACAATAGCCTTTTCAAATTCGGCAATATGTTTCTTACTTTTATTTAAATTGTATAAATTCATACCTAGTGGATGATTATACCATTGCCTATTGATAAATACGGGTCTGTATTTGCCAAACTTTTCAGCATCCTCTTTGGCAATGCATCGACCACGCAGCCCAATAAATCGTCCATTAACATCATAATGAGGAATAGTAATTTGTAAATCTTTGGGATAAAATCCTATTCTTGCCTGTTCTATGGCTTCTTGAGAGATACCATCTTGAAGCCAGGGCTCAAGCTTTACATTATAATTTAAATGGTCTAATATTTTAGAATCATATTCTTTAAGTATGATTTCTTTTTTTGGTGGCAATGTAATTTGCTGTATTCTATCATAATTAGCAAATATTTCTTCGTCTTTGAGTTTATCATCTAAGCCAGTATCCTCAGCATAGGAGAATAATTGAAATCTATTTGCTATATAACGAACAGCTTTATCAAAATCAACTTCTTGATTATATTGTATAGCTGATATTTTTATAAATAATTCAAAAATATCAAAACTAGATTTTTCACATCCAGTATAGCAATGAAACATTTGATTTGAGCTATAATAGTATAGCTTTTTACTGCCAGCGCCAGGTATATTATGACAAATGGTTGAAGCAATGATACCAGAAGGTGAATAAATAGGTTCTCCACCCCAGTCAGTTAATAATTCAAAAACCTGTTCAATTGTTAACTTTTCTCTTACTTCAACTTTGTCATATTTAATCATTTTAGAATCGGCTCACCTTTACACATTTATCTTTGAGACCGAATGTCTCGTTCACAACTTTTACAAGGAATTCATTAGGGTGCATATTTTTTTCAGCGCCGTGGCGCGTCTTGAGAATCTCCTGCGCCAAACCATCAGGCATAGCGTATTCAACCGCACCAGCTCGCTCATGGACAAATCGTGTTTTGTTTTCTATCATAATTTTTCTCCTTTTTAAAATGCGCTTGGCGCATCCTCTACAATAATTTTCATATCATCTATACTAATTATTTCATAACCATAGGTTGTAGCAAACATAGGATTAATACGGCAGGTTCCTAAATTTGCTTTACACCATAGATAAATTCCTTTGTAACGCCCTCGTCTATTTTTATAAACAGACAATTTTAATACGGGCTTTTCAAATACGCCTGAGTCAAGAATGGGTTGTAGCTTCTCCACATCCTCAGACTTAACGGGTAATAAAATGGCGCCAAAATCTACTTTCTTTGCTACCTCATATTTCTATAAGGAATAGACTATATCTTTACCATGCTTATTATTTACATAACAAGTTTAGGTAGACCGTACTTCGGAATTTCTTCCTACTCCTCGCAACAGGATAGTCGTTGAACCTTCCCCTATTTGGGGCTCGGCTGCTGATTACCCAATTCATATAATTTTTATAACATTCACGCTTAATTATATTTCATATTTACGTTGTAGTTTATATGACTTTAGGGCTTTCCAGCAATTCTCGGTCTAATAATCACTTAATATTTCTATTAAGGACGACTTGTCGCGCGCCATAGCGACAGATCTGCGATCGACTTCGCGCCTCTAAGCAAGTTTTGATCAGGTGTATCGGCCTCTTGCCACATGCCATTTAGCTGAGTTGAAGTTAAAATAAAAATGCCATATTGATTACACAAATCTTTTAGACGGATAGACAACATAAATAAAATGTTATCTTCACGCAATGACATGCCTTTGGTTTTACGAGATATTTCTTCAAGAATCTTGATGCTACTATGTATATAGTCGAAAAATACATAATTTACATCATGATCACGAATATTTTTCTTAATAGTTTCTTCAACATCCTGCAATGAAAAATCAGGTAATTCTTCAATATATAACGGGCTGTTCTTTAAAATTCTTGCGGCTTCTCGAACACGTTCTTCCTCGTCACCTTCATATTTACCATTAAGGATGTGGTCTTCATTGACATTAGATAAAAATGCCAGCATCATAGTTTGAACTTCCGACAGTTCTTGTTCAGTCGTAATAAACAACGAAGGATTAGCAGCGCCACTACGAATCCACCCAAAATTATCATCATAAATTTTAGGACAGCCAATGAAGCATGCATCGGCGACCATGCTACGGCTCTTCCCGCAGCCCGTGGGAGACGACCGCAGGTATAATTTCTTGAGCCTGGCGCCACGAGTAATAGTATTAACCAATGAGCCATACAATGGAACACCAACTTCTGGTGCCTCTTTAAATTGATCAATTAATTCCTCTAATCCATCACCGGCCTGGCTAGCTTCTCCAAATATATCTTTAACATATTGTGCTTTAATTTCATCAATACGTTGGTCAATTTTTTCGGCAATGTCTTCAAGGGACATATTATCTAGCTGATCTTCTTGCTGTTGCTTTAACTTGGCATTAAAAATATTATCGGGGTCATAAATATAACTAACATCAATTCCATAAGTATCATAGGCACGCAATAACGACATTTTCTTCATTCTATCATAATAAAAATCGAATGCCGACGTAATTGCAACCTCTGATGCTTTTAGTAGCCACTCTTCTCCTTTATCTCTTTGAAAAATCGCTTGACTTTTGGGCTTGTTCGCCAAATAATCACTAATACTCTCAAGTGATATGGTTTTTGCACCCATTTCATGGATTTTATAAATTGAACCAATAATTACTTGCAACATTTCATCTGGGAAATCTGCTTCGGTAATTGTATATTTATCTGTTAAATCCAAAATTTGAGGCGAATTAAAAATACTACCTATGACTTGCGCCAAGGCAGTCCTGTCAACATATTTACTTTTCATTAACTCCCCCCATTATCTTCATCTAAAAATGAAAATAATTTTTTATGATTGCGTTTTTTATGTGGCTGTTTAATTACAATTTCTTCAACTTTTGGCACATATTGTGAGATATCTTTAGTTATATTTTGTTGTTGAGCCATCCATAAATTATAATAATATGTTCTTGCCGAATCATAACAATATGGAACTATGCCAATTCCGCCATTGCTTTTAGAAATATCGCCATGTTGAATTTCGTAATGATATATTAATGCTTTTAACATGCCAGAATAACTAAAATTATAATCTCTAATATATGAATTAATTTGCTTTTGAATTTTTGATGGAATTGTTTCTACATTAAATAATTGTTTAATATACTCTTCTAATTCTTGCCTTTCTTTATCAATGGTTTCGTGGTTATCGGCGCAAATTTGATGAGCATAACGTCGCGCACTAACTTGAACCGTAGGTTCACTATTGGCATCAAAATACTAGCCACAATACAAGCATTTCAACATTCTTTTTGCCATTTAAAACCTCCTTTTCCATTGATATATATATTATATCATAATTTTTAATATAAGTCAACCCGAGGATTGATTCCTCGGGCTGTATATTAATTAATTAGGTTTTGTCTACCAAATCTTCTTTAATTTCAGAGATGATCAAATAAACAAATTCGGCCTGATCAGGTGTTGTATCAGTAATCTTCTTACCCTTGCCCAAATACTTATCAATAATCTGAACAATTTTAGGCCCATAGAATGCGCCATTCTTACTTGTCAATTCACCAGCAAGGGTCTGGAATTCGGCCATGAGAGTATCATAATCATAGCTAGGTGCTATATTTTCTACTCGACGCTCATTAGTTACAAACTGGCCACCAGTCTCACCAGCTTCTTTATCAATAGCACGATTCAATGCGTCAACAAGCGACTGATAAGAGAACGGAATTTCAGGATCTATATACTTAAAACGACAGCCACAGTCAACAGTGCCATCAAGGGAACGCAGAATCAACTTCCGTTCGCCATTAACTATATCAGCACATGCAAAAATATCAGCCATGCCCTTTACTATTTCATTAACGGAACGCTGGCAAGTTGGAACCAGCTGATTATAAGTAGTGCCATCTTTGCGAGTAAATGTTTTATCAGTTGAATGGCTAATAAATACAATCGCATATCCCATCTGCGCCATAGAACGAAATGTATCTTCAAATTCTTTTTTATACTTAGACCAGCCATTATTGGTCCAACCACCGTCGCCTATGTTTTCAATACCTAATTGGTTACAAATATATTTTTCACACATAGTAGCTGCCACATCAACAGTATCAATGATAATACTTTTATATACCTCATGGACTTCGGGCTTTTTGAGCTCACGCATGACTTGGCGCAGCTCGCCCCACGAAGTAATATCTTGAACCATAACGCCAGGTAGACTATTGTATCCTCTTTCGACTAATTTAAAAAAATTAAGACTATATCACGAGCTTTTTTATAAGCTCCGCCACCACTTGGGCCAAATGAATTTCACATTTAGCCTACTCCCTAGAAGGGATAGTCGTTGCACCTTTCTCAATTTGAGACTTGGCACAGGATTCTCTATATAGGTTGGATAAATCCCCATATAGCATTCCCTGTTAGCAAATAAATAAATATTTATTCACACCCTACATTTATAGGTTCAATGGCGATGCGCCCATTTTAAACAATCTAAATAAGAATTATATTTTCTATTTAAACGAGTATTCTCTGTAGAATCTTGATACATATAATTTAAAATTCTTTCTACTTGTTTGCGACCACTAATTTGAAGCTGATAGGTATTGGTATCATCAGAATGACCTAAGGACAAATTGGTTATATTTAATTCTTTTTGAATGTCCTCTAGAAATTTTTTAGAACCACTGGTAAATGAAATGCGATAATTATCTGTGCTTTGCAAATAATGCAAACTACCATCTCCATCGAAATACCCTCTAATAAAATGTGAGATATAATCTCTAGGAATATTAGGGATTTTTTCAATAATTAATGTTTTATTAGACACACATCCCCAAGTAATTAAATCATTGTGTATTTGCGTATCTTTAATACTAAATTGATATAAAATTTTAGCATTCTTCCAACGAGTATCTTTTGTTTCTGTAATACGATGATTTTTAGCTCCTAAAAAATTTTTAAATTTAACCACATGTTCTTGATCCGTGATATTGATTGAAATTTCATTGTTGTTATTATGAACACAACCATCAGCATACAAGAACCCTAGCCAATAGGCCTTCTCAGCTGTATCAATATTCATAAAAATAAATTCATTCCTAGGATAGCCCTGCTTATTGCCACGGCTATCAATATGATGTTTATTTAATAGATTACGAATGGTTCCATAGCTACAACCAAATTCTCGGCCAAGCTGTTTTAACGTATAATTCTCGTTTAAATATTTATCAATAATGTAGGCCACTTGTTCGTCTGTCCAAGCGATTACACCGCCATTTATACGTGTAATAGTATATAAATTATTCATGTTTGCTCCTTATTTAGTTGTTTAAAAGTTTTTAGTCTGACGCAAGAATCAATGAACCGGGAAGTTGTGAGCCGAATGTAGTCTTTCCAATTTTGGGAATTCCAAACAAGTAAGTAATATAACCGCTCAAATCACGAGACACCTTATGCGGCTGTATGTTTAACAAATTAATTGCCATAATTTATTATCTCCTTTATCTCTTAAAAATTTTAATTAAGAATTAATTCCTAATTAAAATTTAAACTCGCCAGCGGTGGGGGCGCCACCTGCGCTAAATGCGGATGCCTGAGATGCCTTGGCGCGGCTAGCCTTATAATCATCGGCGCGCTTCTTAATAGTCGCCAGATAGACCTCACGATCGCTCATGGCCTTATTAAATTCCGCGGCGGTAATCCAAGACTCATCATCCCATACGCCAGGCTCACGAGATGCGCCAGTAATAACAAAATCCTTGCGAGTCGAGGAAACCTCGCGTATATCATCAGGGCCAAAAGCAGACTCAGTTACTATCTTACGAATAGTGGTCTCAGAAACCTGCTCACCCCAAACTTGAGTAACAACGGGATTCTTAGGAGACGCTTCAAGGCTCAGGAAATAATTCATGGCGTTAGGCTCAATTGCGGAAAACTCAACAGGATAAATCGCCTTACGGAAATCAAATATCCAGCCCTTAATAACTGCCTTAGCGGGGAGGTTGCGTTCCTCATTGGCTTCACGCTCAACAACGCTGGTAATTACTATATCATTCTTAAACGTGGCGCGCTTGTGCTCATCGGCAAGCAACAGATTATTCTCGCCAGTGCCATCAAAATGGATAAAACCACCTTCATTACGCTTGACGCTAACAAGCTCCTGAGTGCCAGGATTCTCGCGGCTATCGGCATAAAACTCATTAAAACCAATTACCGAGTCAATACGAATTATGGATGCCTGATCTGCGCCATTAGCAACAACAGTCTTACGCTTACCATTGATAATATCCATCAATGCCGACCAACGGCTATCAGTCTTGCCAGAAGAAGTAGTCTCAGTGACATAAGAATAATAAACCTGAACTACATTCATCAGCTTGCTATCAGTGACAATGCTAATGTCGCCACGAATATACTGAGTGCCAGGATGCTTGGAATTTTCGCCAGTTACCTTCATCTCAAGATTGTGGTCATACAACAGTCCTTCTACATGGGTGGTGTTTAGAAAATTAGCTTTCATCTTTTCTTTTTCTCCTTAATCATTAAATTTATACATTGTTCCTTTATCAGTAATGGCATAAACCGCCGGTGATGCTCCCAACTTCTCACAAAAACCATCGTTAACAAGCTTTCGCATCGAGCCTGAAACACCCCTTGAGGTCAATCCCAATTCCTGCGCTATTTCTTTGGCCTTCCATAGCTTTGACGGCGTATCAGGATTCTGGAAAAACTCCAAAATCTTTCTGCCTGTCTCAGTTATCTCAGGCTTTTTATCTTTATCATTTTTGAGCATTTCCAAATACTCTTTAATGCTATCTGTCATATACTCATCTACTATTTCGGGTGACGCTTCCATTAATTTGTTAATAAAATTTAGAAATTCATTTTTCATAACTTAATATCCTTTTCTCAATTTCTATATTTATTATATCAAAAATTTTAATTAATTACAACCTATATAGTATCTTATTACTTAATACTAAAACCGAACTCCAAGGCATGAAAATACTCTTGCCAAAAATCTTCCTTGGCATCTAATTCATCACGAGAACATTCTTCGATAATCTCGAATGTAAAATTTTCAACACCAATAGACTTCATAGCAGGATACAATTTATTCCGAGTGGGGGCCTCGGCGCCTAGGCCTCTTTTAATATGTTGGCGCCAGCGCGAAGCGGCGTCGATCGCTTGTCCAACGTAACACTTACCAGTAGCGATTTCAGTTATTTTATAAATACCAGTCTTTTTTGTGGCGCCGATTACTCGACCAATCATATCACTAGTCGGTTTCTCATAATAGACTTTCCAAATAACTTTATTTAATGCCTCTTTATCACGTAGATATGGCTCGACTTCTCTGAGCTTCGCAATTTCAATTAAATCAGATTCAGGTATTACAACACGATAGAAATCTGCTTGAATGCGCTTTTCCTCTTCTCGTTTATTAGCCTCAATAGCTGAGCTTACCTGTTTGGCGAGGTCCTCCAACTAATACTGCGCTTTTTGATACTCTTGATCGGCCTGCGCCACCAATTGAGTTAAATCATGAATTTGTTTTTCATATTCCTGCGCCAATTCTCGCATCATTTTAGCGTATTCACGTCGATATTCAGCTTCTGACTCTTGATATTTGTCACCAAGTTTTTCGCTTTCTAGATCTAATCGTTCTTGAATCTGTGCTAAATTATCCTTGAGCATAGAATCAATTAACTTATTGTTCTACACTCTGGCATTATCTAATCGAGCATTCTCTTCAGCTAAATTAGAATGTAATTTTTTAATTTCTTGATTTAATGTGTTAATTTGCGTTTGTCCAATCGCCACATCTTTATCAAGGGCTGTTTTTTCTGCCGCCAATTCATTAATTACATCTTGTTCTTCTCGTATTTTCTATTGGTTAATTTCATAAATTTTACCTTTTGGTATAAAATAAAATATTAACCAAGAAATAATAAATGTAATTATGATTGAAATAATAATATATAAAATCATAATAATTTTTAGATATGAAAAATTATAGGGGATAATCGTTATCCCCTATAATTAAACTTAATCAAATTAAATTACTCAGCGTCGGTTGCGTCGAGATCAAGTGCCATGCCCTCATCGGTCAGGTGGAGGTATTTCACAGCCTTATGGGTGCCATCCGCCAGCTCAATTTCGCCAGGAACGCGAACGCCATAGCCCTTACGCTGAATTGCGCTAGTAAAGATGCCATCAATCTGGCGCTTCTCAAGGGAAAGTGCCTCTGCGACATCAGCTGCGGTGAGGTCAACACCATTGTTCTCCTTCAAAAACTCAAATACCATCTTGGAATTAGTGCTCATTGCCATAGTTAAAAATCTCCTTTAAAATTAATAAAATATTTTTACTCTCAATCCTTTTGGATTATGTAAATATTATACAAAAAAATTTTTGAAATGTCAAGAAATTTTTTCACATACCATACTCTTTAGCAAGAATCTCTTGAACCATTATGTCTATTTCTTCAAGCTCCTCGATACATCCAATATGATTCGCCATCTTCATAATTTCACCCTAAGCCCTTGCTATTTCTTTGCTATCGGTGCTAGTTTGACACAAGTATTCCCAACTAGCAATCTTTTTTGCGAAATTTTTTAATTCTTTCTTTTTCATAACTTTCCTTTATTTACAAGATTATTATATAATATATTTTAATTTATGTCAAATAATCTCGTATAAAATTTTCTTCTGTGAGAATCGGGATGTTTAGTTGCTGCGCTTTTACAACCTTACTAGACTTAGAATTAATATCATTGCATATTAGCATCGTTGTCTTGCCAGATACGCTTGTCGAACTACGCCCGCCCAATTCTGCAATCTTATTTTGTAATTCTACCCTATTAGCAAAATGTGTTAAACCGCCAGTTATAACTATCACTTCGCCAGATAGACTATCTTTACTTTCTTGATTTATTATACTATTTTTTATAGTATTTGTCAAGTAATTTTCATAAATTTCTTTTGCTTCAGTATAATCATAATTATGTAGAGCGGTATTGGTTTCAATACCAAAGCCATCCCATTCGGCAAAATTATAGGATTCATCTTCTGCGGCCGCTACAAATTCTTCCCAAGTGGCGAAATGCTTGCAAATCTCTCTTGAGTATGTGGCGCCAACCAGCGGGATCCCCAAGCCACAGATAAATTTTTCTAGCTCACAGTTTCTTGCGCCCTCAATAGAATTGAGAACCCTATCTACAGATGCTGCGCCAAACCCAGGCTTCTGAACCCACTCTTTGCGATATGGCGTGAGATTAAATACGTCTATGAGAGATTCAATCCAACCCCAATCAATCAACTTTTCAAGGGTCTTTTTGGATATGCCACGAGCATCTAAGCCTTTCTTACTAAGGAAATGTTCAATACGATTAATTAATTTTGCTTGACAATCTGGATTTGTGCAATACAATTCTCGAGTGCCGCTATCTGATTCTTTTATCTGAGTAAGACCGCCACATATGGGGCAACTATCGGGTAGTGGGATGTATAAAATATTATTTTTCATAACCGTATCCTCCAACTCGAATCCAATGATATCCATTACGCGGTTTAGATTTTCCATTAACGTATTCACTCATTGCGCCAGTAGAAATCCCTATATATTGTGCCGCCTCTTTCTGCGAATAAAATCTTTTATTTAATTCAGGACAATATATTTCATATCGTACGCCATTTGTAGAAATATTTTCATTTCTTGTGCCATAATTACAATTTTGTTTGGCAGATACCCATTGTAAATTATTAAGGTTGTTATTGGTTTTATCTTCATCTATATGATTTACTTCTAATGTTTCCATACCATCAACAGGATTAAATGTTTCTAGCACAAGTCGATGAACTAAACGGTATATTCTTTTCCCTTTTTCGATTGGCAAAGCAACCTCAATATATCCACTTTTCTTTCGATTTTGTGAAATAATACGTGAATTATAATGACGATTACCCCCAGTAGTTGTGATTATAGTTCTAGCTCTAACTCGAACATTCCCATAATTACTAACCTCGCAATCAGGTGCTTCTATAATTTGTCTCCATTCTTCTATCATTCTATCCACTCGCCTTCTGGGGTTTGTGCTGCCACGACAGCCGGTATAATTTGATTCATTTTTGCTACCTTAATTTTTTGTCCTACATATGGTATTCCTAAGGTTTGTTTCATAATGCTTAAATTGTGCAACGACGCTTTGTTGACCCGCGAGTCTAGAAAATCTATAGTTTCAAATACTGCAATAGGGGTCAATACTCCCGTTCGACCAGGGCTCCATTCTATATCCAATAGATGAGATTCATAGGCTTCGTCATAAAACTTGAACGCCCTGCCTCCGTTGGGATGGTGGCTCGTAGCGCCGAGACTATGATAATAATTACAATCGTCGTATTTAAACACAATGCCATCAATCGGATATTGATAATCCGTTATATTATCATTTTTTAATGTATCAATAATATTATTAACTGACGTTTCATTTGCCCTAAATACTTTTAATGGGACTACATCAAATCCATTATTTAATGCCCAAGTCAATTTTAATTGTAGGGACTGCGCCACATTGGTAATAACATCCCAAGCAATAAATCGCAAGCGTCGTTTTGCGCACTCTTTTGCGTCTAATAGTCTAATACTGCCAGATGCAAAATTACGAGGATTCGCATATTCATTTTCAAATGCTTTAAAATCTGAATATGAACAAATTATTTCACCATCTACTATTATGTCCTCTTTGGACTTAATAGATTTAGGTATATTAGAAATAACCATTGCGTTATGAGTCACATCTTCGCCTACTTGACCATCACCACGTGTTTCTGCTCTAATGAGTTCACCATTCTGATAATGCAAGGATATAGTTAACCCGTCTAATTTTAGCATACCTACCATTAGATGGTCACCGCAAAATACTTCTAATTCCTCTACGCTTTTAGTTTTACTTAGAGATAACATTGGGTGGTCGTGTTTTACTTTAGTCAAGGCATTAACAACTTGATAATTAATAGACTGCGTGGGCGAATTGGGATAAATTATTCCCGTTTCTTGTTCGAATTGCAATAGCCGATTATAATTAGTATCCCAAGTCTCATCACTAACAATTGGATGACCCTCATCATATGCTTTTGTCCAACTATTTAAGGTGTCAATAAGCTCTTGTATTTCTCTCATTTTCTACCTCATTATATCATATTTTTTGTATAAAATCAAGGTTGGTAACCTTGATTTTATACTTTGCTAACCGTTTTGATACGGTTCTTGATTAACATATTACCTGCTGCGGCTTTTGTCTGCATAATCGGAATACTTTCTGCACCTATGCAAATTGAATTAGTTAGCCCAACTATGAGGATATGGTCTATGTCCGCTACAAGGCACGCCGCCGCCAAATCATTATCTTTGTAGTAACGAATACCTTTTCCGCCTCGACCTTGGCGTGCTATCTCATTGAGGGGTATCTTTTTACCAAGACCACTTACGCTAAATAAAGCCAAATAATCGGTTTCGTCGCGAATAGGCAACATAGCAATAACTTCATCATCTTCTGGCATATTAATACCCTTCATGCCTATTGTGGCGCGGCTTGAGGATCCCACATCGGAGTTCGCCACACGTATTACCTGGCCCTTCTTGGTAATCATCAGAATATCTTCATCGCTTGCGAGAGATACTGATGCTAGTTCATCACCTTCACGTAGTTTAATTGCTATCATACCATTTTTCTTTTTGAGACCAGTATATTCATCAAGCGGGGTTTTTTTCAATACGCCACGCTTAGTCGCAAATACTACAAATTTAGCATTAGTATCACGATAGATTGAATAAATGAGTGTAGGTTCTTCGCCACTTTCCATTTCAACTAGTGTCTTAATAGAAATTGCCTTTGATGCATTAGTTCCTACTGGAATATTATCTACCAATAGACGATACATCTTGCCTTTATTGGTAAATACCATCAGATGGTCAACTGTATTGGTTCTAATAATGGCATTGGTTATATCATCTTGCGTTTTTACACCTTTGCCATTTCTCTTTTGAGTTTTAAATGAGGTGGCGGGGATGCGTTTCACACCGCCAGACTCAGTTAATACTACTACACATTTTTCAGGCTCAACATACTCAATCTCTTTATCCTCTTTTGCAAGTTCGGATAATTGAGTTAACCGAGTTCTACGAGCATCACCATATTTATTTTTCAGATTATTAAGTTTGACAACTAATAACCCTTTACGATAGGTTTCATCGGAAATAATTTTTTCATAATCTTCAATAGCCTTAATAAGATTCTGTAATTCGTTTAACAAATCATCTTTATCTAATTTAGTTAGCTTAACCAATTTCATATCAAGAATGCCATTAGCTTGGTCTTCAGATAGTCCAAAATGTGCTATTAATTTTGACTTTGCTTCACTACGGTCTGTCGATGAACGGATCAATTCTATAGCAGTATCTATATCATTAATTGCAATCAATAGACCCTCAACAATATGCTTTCTGTATTGTGCCTTGTCTAGGTCGGTCTGCGCCACATTAATCATAACTTGCTGCTGATGTGTAACATAAGCCGTAATTAAATCTTTTATAGAACATAATTTAGGCGTGCCATCAACAATAAAATTCATATTATATGATATTGTTGTTTGCAAATCAGTATATTTGAATAATAAATTTAATAGTGTATTAACACATCCGGGCTTAGCTTCAAATACTAATTTATTTTGCCCTAAATTTGATTTATCACTAAAATCTTCTAAGGCCTTTTCAAACATCTCAACATTTTTCTCTAATTGTTCTTTAATCTTATTGCGATAAGTTCTATAAGGAATAGTGGTAAATGTAATTGTATTACCATCTATTGTATAATCGCCACGAACCTTGAGCGAAATAGAAGATTTGCCTGTGGCGAAGGCTTGATAAATATCCTTTTTATTAATAACTTCGCCACCAAGGGGAAAATCAGGTCCTTTAATATATTCCATTAGGCCCTTAATGTCTATATCAGGATTTTGAATATAAGCTATAATTCCTTCAATAACTTCGGTTAAGTTATGTGGCGCCGAACTATGAGCCATAGAAATGCCTATAGCTTGGCGACCATTACACAAAGCATTAGGGAATAATGCAGGCAAGACAACCGGTTCTTGATATTCCCCATTATAAGTTTCTTTGGTGGGAACTGGATGTTTTTTATAATCTATCATCATTAAATCTGCGAATATAGATGGTTTGGCCTCTGTGTAGCGGCTAGAGGCAACAAGACTATTATCTTCTTGAGTGCCTAACGAACCTTGCCCATGGATCAGGGGATAGCGCATAAGATATTCTTGCGCCATTTTGCATAAAACACCATAACAACTAGCATCCACTTTTGTTATCGTAGAAATTTTTTATTTTCTACTTCTTATGATTTCTCATAAGTTCAGCATATCTTTTCATACCTATCAAGTATGTTCCGGCCTCGTGGTAGGATTATATCTTTTCACCTACTATGCGTTGCCCCTGACTAGTCTTAGACTAGCCTTCGGTTCGGATTAGCATGCTAGATTAATCTAGTTTAGCCTTCCCGCTTAATTCCGGAATTTAGTCACGGCAATTCGATTCATTGTTATGTATACTTTTGTAAATATAATTGATACTTGCGGTCTAAGTAAATTGTTGCGTTATTATATAGTGCTTGTAAAATTTTAGTGGTCTATAATCTACCAGCTAATTCTAATTTATAAATTATCCCATGCTTATGGATATGATTAGTAGAAATATCACAGATATAATTAGTGATATACTATTGAATATAACTACAGATGTCCTAGCTACCAACAATGCCCATGCCATATTGGGTTGAGCGTATATATCCATCTCCATCTATTAGTCCTCGGATATAAGCAAGCTCAAGCTCTGGGGTTGAACAAATATATGGAATTTCACTGCCACTTTTACGAGCAGTTACACCTTTATCTTGCAAATTTGCTATAATTTCTAATGAGCAAATTTTTATATTGACAATAGGATTGTCTCGTGTATAAGCGCCACCATATCCGTCCTTAATAATTTCATTTATTTCTTCTTCAGCTAATCCCATATATCTTCCAAATTTAACAAGATGCTCATAGTCAATAGCAGCTAACTATAGTTGCAGCCATTTACCTTCAATAATACAGCCATCCGCTGTAATAAACCCTAACCAATAAGCATCCTCTTCAGTTAGAATTTGTTTAAAACGCGTTCTATCATAGTGATATTTAATAGCACCACCAACTGTTTTTTCTTTGCCTAATATATCTAACCAATGATATAAGGCTCGTCTTTCTGGCGCTTCAGGATATTGCGCTGCTAATTTTTCATACCCAACATTGGGATTATTTAAATAAAAATAAATAAACTCTAGTTCTGCATCAGAAAAATAATATACAAATTCATCATTTTTATCTGACTAGTTTTCATATTTATATAACTAATAAGTGTTTTTGTATTTAGCAATTGCATGACGGTCAACATTAAATAGCTATCCAACTTTAGTCATGGATATCGTAGGATTCTATAATAAATATTCAATCGCAGGAATAAGGTTTTTTTTCATTTTTTTCATACGTAAACGACTCCTTTATTTTTTGTCATTACATATGAAGATTAAAATTACGCATTTATTTACTTTTGACCAATTTTTTTAATTGATTACCTTTTATTTACCGTGAAAATATGCGGTCGATAGGGTAGAACCCACCAAAGCATTGCTTTTTTTTGTCTTGCTATTATTGTTCATTTTCAATACATCTTCCATCGTCCACAATATTTTCCTTTGTGAACTTAATAGGCCATCTTCTGCAGCAGGAATAGCTCGATCGGTCAAGACTTCAGATGCATAAGTGAGGAAACAATCTTTAGCTTCATCTAAAATATCTACTTCAGTTATATAATTATCACTCATTTTATTTCCTCCTTAATCAAATTCAAATCCGAGTTCTGTAGCATTTTCATAAATATACTTTTTACGAGGCTCAACGCTTGGACCTTGCAAAATTTCAAGTAATTCAGTGGCTTTTTGAGCATCACTAATTGTTATACGCTTATAACGCTCATTTAGAAAACAGACTCGGTGGAGGTCAGCTGGGTTTAATTCGCCAAGGCCCTTTGCTCTGAGAAGATCATAGCTACCGGTGTGTGATTCTTTCCACTGTGCCAATTCTGCTTCGCTATAACAATAATGTTCTTTATCCTTTTGCCTAATAATATATAGCGGTGTTACTGCTCGATATAATTTGCCAGCTTCTACTAAAGGTCTCATATATGTGTAGAAGAAGGTCAGCAAAAGGAGCTCTATGTCGGCGCCATCAGAATCCTGATCGCTTGTTATTACAATTTTATTAAAATTCATTTTATTAGCATCAAATTCTTTACCAAAACCAGCGCCAATAACACGAATTATATCAGACATTTCTTGATTTTGGAGGATTTTAGCCACATCAGTTTTGAGCGGCGAAACTACCTTTCCTCGCAGCATATAAATACAATCAGTCTTAGTATTACGCGCTTCAATAGCCGATGCCGCCGCAGAATTGCCCTCAACCAATAGCAGGTTTCTTTCTCTGGGATTTTTACTTTCACAATCGGTGAACTTTTTACTTAATGCTAATTTAGCCTTTAATCCTTTTTCTTTTGGCTGACGTATTGCGTCACGAGCTTTTTTTGCGGCCTCTCTTGCTTTGCGAGCACTTAATGCTTTATCAACGATAACCTTAATATCTTTAATGCGAATGGGTAATAGTTCTTTCAATGCCGCCGCAGTAAGCTTTTGAGTATAAGTTCTACCTTCTGATGAACTTAATTCCTCTTTATTCTGTCCTTTAAATACTGGATCAATCATTTTAAAATTGAGAATTAAAATCATGCCTTCATCATAATCACTACCAGCAAGATTGGCTTCTTTATCTTTTAGCCACTTGTTTTCTCTAGCAAATGTATTTAAATTAGACGTCCAAGCAGTTTTAAATCCTGTATAATGGGTTCCTTTTTCCTGCGGGATATTATTTGTATATAATTTAGTAACAGACGAATAAGATTTAGTATATCCAATAGCAACCTCAAGTTGAAATTTATCTTCATGAACATCAAAATAAAATGGTGGCACTAAAAATTCCTGACCTTGACTTAAATAATCCATATAATCTGCCAAGCCATTTTTTGATAGATATTCTTCTGTGGCGCCGTTAGATTCTGAAATTGTAAATCGTAATCCTTTACACAAATAACTAAATTCTCTTACCATTTTTTTAATGGCGGGAATATCAAATTCTATAGTTTCTAATACTTCATTATCCGGATAAAATTCTACCGAAGTTCCAGTAAGATTTTTATCTACGGATATTTTATGATAACTTATGAATTCGCCTTTTGCAAATTCAACGATTTCTTTTAGCCCCTCACGACTAGTAGTAACTATCATTTTACGAGATAATGCATTTACCGCTTTCCCACCAGTACCATGTTCACCACCGCTAGTATTGTAACCTGATTCACCAGTTGCATTATCAAATTTACCACCAGTATTAGCAATACCAAAACATGCCTGTAATATACTGCAACCTGTAGCATGCTCACCATGCGGAATACCTCGTCCATTATCTTCAATACGTATTCCATTGTTAGGTAAAAACGTAATTTGAATGGTATCACCTGCGCCGTTCAAATATTCATCTATGCTATTAGAAATAATTTCTTTTACACAATGTAATAGGCCTTTTGCATCTTTTGAACCTATATACATTCCTGGATATTTGCGAATATGCTCAAAATAATCTAATGATTTAATATTTTCAGCTTGATACGCCATATTTCTCCATTACCTCCGATACTGACATTTTTCCTGTAGCCAATTGGTCTGCTAATTCATTGCCTAGCGTCCCATTGTGGCCACGGACATATCTCAAATCAATTATATATCCTTTATCTATATATTCTATATATTTTTGGACCAAATCTAAATTCTCTGGGGTTTTATTATCTGATTTAATCCAATTATTCATTCGCCATTTAAATCCCCAATCATTAAATGTATTAACACAATAGCGAGAATCAGAATAGACAATTACAGGTTGGGCAAAACCACCATCTGCTTTACCGAAATTTTCTATAGCATGTAATATAGCTTTCATTTCCATTCTATTATTTGTTGTTAGTTCTTCGTGCTCCTAATACGCATAAACGACCTTGGCGCCGCTCAGCCCAATGACGCCATAACCGCCGGCGCCACTTCCTAAACAACTTCCATCTGTGTATAAGACTTCAACTTTTTCCATTATCACACCCCTCTATTTTAATTCTATTTGCCACCTTATCTATTCTATGTATATATTATATCATATTTTTTGAAAAAAATCAACTAAAAAATAAAAACGGATATGGTTATTAAACCATATCCGTTATTTTTATATATCGGGGTAGTTTCCATCGGGATCATCTGCTATATTATCTGAATCAGCGAGATTAGGGCTGGCATTATCTAGTGCCTTCATCACTGATTCATATTTTATACCATCTTTAGAATTTTCTACAAGTGCCTTCTTATAGTAATATACTTGGCTAACTCCATACGCACCCCAAGGCAATGCACATAACGATGCCAGCCAAGGGATGGTGCCCAAATAACCAAGAATAATACATAAGTAGGCAAGGCCCAACAGCGCCACAGTAGTGATCCAAATTAGTATAGACTCTTGGACTAATAGCCACTTAGAAAATTCTCTTTTCTTTTTTTCTTTTTTCATAATTATTTTATGAACTTATCATACATACGTTTTAATACGACAATAAATTGTTCACGAGTTAACAGGCCTTTTGGCATTTGATTGCCAGTTTCATCGCCAATCATTAAACCGCTACTTTTGCCCCAGGCCAGGGAATCTTTAGCATAGTTTGAAGATTCTTTTTGATTTAAACTTTCCAACCAATTATTAGCCAGCTCATTAAACTTCTCCTGAGTCATGTTCTCATCCTCCATTTCTTCTAATGTAGCATTAACTTCTTTAACAATCTGTGGATGCAAGTTATAGATATAATCACCGGGGCAAGATTTATAGGCAAACCAACGATGGACTGCCATGTTCTGTTGGGCTACATTGCCTACTAGGTTCTTATTACCTTGCCATTTCAGACGAACTATACCATTACGCTTACAAATATCCGCCAGTAATTTGATTAGTGACTTATACACTTTATCATTGATTTTATAGGGCGCATATGCATCGCAAGCACATTCAATGGATACCGCACGACGGTCAATATCTGCACCAGATATTCCATTCACTCGAATAGGGTTGCCTTTACTATCGACGCCACCAGAACACCAAGCGCGGTCTTTTTCTTCGACATACATACCGATACGACCATCCGCACCAATGCCATAGTTGGACGATGCGCCTACGCTAGATTGAGCGAAACGACTACCAAGAGACTCAACAGATGCTTGCCCCACAACGCAATGTATAATTACCATGTCAATCTTGTTGCCTTGACGGCTAGATTTATTTGGACTAATACGTGTATAATTCACTAAGGGACTATTACTCATATCACAGTCCTCCTTTCTCAAAATTTTATATTAAAAATGTAGAAAGGCTTTATAGCCCCTCCGCAATTTTTGCAATTTTAGAACGATGAATATGGCGCAGCTCGACCTCACCATAAATATCCGCACCACGAAATACTTTAGATACTCTACGCATGCCGTTTTGGCGACCTGCGAATGCGGGATCGTCAACCTGATCACTATAGTCGCCATCTATGATACAAATACTATCTTCGCCAATGCGCTGGAGGGCAAGCTTCATTAGATAAATATCCATATTTTGAGCTTCTGAAATATAAACACCAGCTTTCATGTCAGATGTATCTACGCCACGACAATCTGCTAATGGCATGAGAATCAAACGCTCGTCTTCTAGTAGACGTTCAACAGCCATGCGACTGCCCAACTTTGTAATTAGCAGATTACCGATCTGAGAATCTAGCAGCTTGGTATCCCTCTCACCGGGGTAAACAATAACCTCATAATTTTCATTATGAGCCAGACTATATCTTAATTTAAACTATTTTTTAATTTAAATTCCTGGCGCTTCGATAATTTCTTATCTACTCTACTCTCTTCTACATTATATGCATGATTTCGATAGTCGTTGAACTTTCCCCTATTCGGGGCTTAGCTGCTGATTGCCCAATCTCCACAATTTTTACACCTTCGCATCTAGGCCTGTTTCATCCTTACGCTGTGGTTTGTGTAGCTCTAAGGGGATCCCAGCAATTCACCAGGTTTTATACTAGGGCCTTACCCAACTAACCCTAGTTTTGCCGCGTTTTTTGCGGCGACAGTATTACAAAAAATAATTATTTTGTTAATACGCCCTTTATCCAATTGGCTAAATAGATAAGAGAGTGCTAAAATACTTTTTCCTGAACCAGGCAACCCTTTAATCATCGTTATCTGATTGTTTTTAAGACTATCCATTACCAAATATTGATAAGGGTCATTTTTTATAGGTTTAATATCACCAAATGCCATAGATGAGAATGTATATGACCCAACATGGCGATAACCATCGCCAGTCCAACACACTTGGTCTATTAAATCTTTTTCGCTATTATATAAATTGAGATATTCATTTACCTCAAGATTGTAGACATTTTCATACGGATGCTCATAGAAATAGGCTAGTTCCTCATCTGTGAACACGTGGTCTAGATATCCCGAATAATCATCATTACACTCCTCAACCATTCGGATACTATCATCGCCAAAGAATAAATTGGCAATATTGAATAGCGCCAAATCATTAGTAATAAAGGTTGTTTCATCAGGATGAATTCTAGTATCATAATCTAATGCGGTCGCCAAGATTTTTAAATCGGGGGTGACAGATAAATGTTTATCCGTCATAGGCTCCAACATAGATTCATTAAATATCCAAACTTCATACTTATCCCTATTGGTTGCTAATTTACGCAACAGGACGCGGGCATCTTGTTTGATTGTTTCGTCCTTATTCGCCGACGTCTTGATATGCTCTAGCTCATTGAGGGTAATAGATGAAATCACTATATTTTCTGGCTTAGTGAATAAATCATCGACCCTTAGCAATAGGCTACACGTATCATAAAAATTATAGGTCGCCAAAAAATTCACTCCTTTGTGGAATTTTATTTTCATTATAATATAAAATTTATAGTGAGTAAATTAATCTTTTTTGTCCGATTCTGAATAGTCAAACAACAATTCTCCACTCTCTTCCGCTTCTCTAATCTGGCGACCAATGCGAGTCTTCTTATAGAATTCATCTTTCTTGTCGATATAATCTTTCAAATTTTTACGTCCGTCAACCATCATTTCATTAATTGTTTCTAAATCAAACTCATACATACGAATATGTCTCTGTAATTTTGAATTTTCATAACTATTGGGATTAAAATGAGTGCTATGCTTCATAGTGTAATATAATTGCTTGAGTGCTTTGAGTGCAGGCTTGAGCTCCATATCACGTATATATTTCAGATAATCAATTGTGGCGCGACGATATGCGATCTCGATACCAGTCTTCTCGCTCATCATATCCTTATCTTCTTCGTGACACATGGCGACGCCACAAAATGTTTGATTTTTATATTTAATTATACAACTAGCTACTCCTTCTTCTGGATCCCAGTTGAATATAGGCTCTTGCTTCATAATACAATACGCTCCTTAATTTATTTCTTTATGTTAGTATTGTATCATAAATTTTTATAAAACGCAACTCGTTCCTAACATTTAGGGCAAAAATTTACCTAATGCGGAATTTAGCCAACAACGGCTCTCATGGCGCTGACGAATAAAAAAATAGCTAACCAATTAGGTTAGCTATTAATTGTAACATATTCTTTTACTTCTGCGATAATGTCATCCAATAGGCACGGATAGCACTGATGCGCATCTAACTCTACATGGTAGATGATGCCCTTGTCCATATCTTGCATTGGGTTGGTATAATGGCTATGTCCACACAAATTCCAAGTGCAACCTTTCAGGCCTCGCTTATTATCATCCCAATTAGCGGTTAAAGTAGGATAATGGGACAAATAAAATCTATATTTACCATACTTGAGTATATCGGCATATTTTGTGGCGCCGAGCTTGGCTGCGCGTGCATCAGTGCAATGATTACCTCGAATAAAATGAATGGTTCCATTGAGATTATCAACCCATTCGAGGTTCTCAAGACCTCCCATTGCCACGTCACCTAGATGATAGACGGTATCTTCAGGGGCGACTACACTATTCCAGCGTTTTACAATTTCAATATTCATCTCATCTACTGAATTAAAACCACGAGCGCCCCAAATAAATTCTTTATCGTGGCTAACCGAAATGAGTGTCGCTCGTTACCCAAATCTTACTCATTCCCTTCATCCCCTCCATCCTCAAGCAGAATTATATTACCCAGCTCTATGGCTTTGGCGACTATGGCTTCCGCCACTTCACTAAAACCATAATAATCATTAGGGTTATACGGCACGCCTACATCAGCGCACCAGCTCTGTGCCACTTCATCATAAGACTCGCCATACCATTCCCAGTTATCAGCCCCGTCACGCTGCAACATATCGCACTGCATTTCACAAGCTATCAAATTTACATACTCTTCATACGGGACAGCAACATACATTATAATTTATCTCCTTTTCAATATTTCCTTGGGCATCTACACGCCAAATTTCAGTATACAGATGTTTTTCATTAAATGTCGGAATTTGAAATGCATTCATCATCCTGCGAATTGTTTTAATAGGAACATTAGCCAAACCCGTTCTTTTTGCATTGCGTTCGCAGCATACTGCAAAACACACATCAAAATAAACAACCTTAATTTCAAAATAGGGCAAGGTCGGCTTCGCCAGTAGATTCAAGATTTTATTTCTTGATGCTTCGTTGAGATGTGTGGCGTCAAGGTAAATATTTTTAATTTCTTTGTCCAAAATCGCTATCTGAGCCGCTTTTACATACTGGCGCCATACTTCATCCTCTTGGCCAAAATAATCATCTTTATCAGTTACAAGCGAGAAACGAATTTCATCCCTTGAAATTACTCTGCTCTGGGGTAATCTATTCTGCTCGAGCCAGGTCGATTTTCCCGAGCCCGGCGGCCCCGCAAGTATCCATACCGTCTTCATAGGTTCCATTTAAAAAATCTTCCTTAAACTCAAATACCTCAGTTTCATTTCTACACTCTAATGTCTTTCTCGTGGCGCGACAAGTAGGACAATATAGGTCTTTAATATGTCCCTTGCCATACATGTGGCTATATTGACGCGGCAAATCAAATGTCTTATTGCCACAAGTCAAACAATAAAAACTATGCATTTCAAATCGATTACCCTTTGGCATTATATCCTAACCTCCGAATCATACACTATAGTGAGGAACCAGCCAACGGGATCAGTAGGTGTTACATCTACATTAATTATCTTTCTTTTGGCATAATAATCTTGCCAATGCCACAAATATTCATTAATGGCTTGGCCATTAGAATGACATGATATATCTACCTGAATCAATAGTATCAACCCTTTCGATAATAATATTTAACATTATCTATAACATCATAGCCAATAATGCCATTGTGCAATAGGGCAGTCATACTACCATTAATTGCTCTATTGGATGTGTTAAATATTTCAGCTAACGTTGTGATGTCATAAGAAGCGTGGCGCTGGGCGCTCAATCACTCCTCAAGCTGGGGTGCTAGCTTCTCTGTGTCTGGCGGCGCCACATCTATACCCATTAATGCACCATGAATAACAATCTGTAAGGAATGAATCATTATGAGTAGCACAAATGGTAATAAACATATACTAATAATTCCTATCATTTTTTATCTCCTCTTTTCTTTATATATATATTATATTATATTTTTTAAATAAAATCAATTAAAAAAATTTTACCAAACATTAGTTACTTTTTTTAGTTCGCATAGCTTTTTTCTTCCCTCACAATTGCACCAATCTCGCTCAGCGGTTGCCCAGCAACATCCCATACCAGTATATGCATTAAAATGATATGCATCACATGGAATTTCATTTAAGGTATTTGTATCGGTAAGAAAATCATATACATCGCCCCAGTTTTCAATTTTTGGGTGTGAACCGTCCTCCATGGTAATTTTTTCTTGTTTATATCCAGCTAACCAATCATTCTCATAACAAAAATATTCTAACCAATGTGATTCGTCCTTAAAATTTTCGGTAAGAATATCAATTATAATATTTTGATAATCAGATAGATAAAAAGACCCAAATCCACTGCCACAAAGATCACGCAGAGCTATATCAAGACTATCTTGTTTAATTCTAAGCTCCTCTAGCTGATTCATTACATCAATAAAATGTTTTTTACTAATCATTATTTTTATCCTCCCAATCACACCATATACAATTTGTGGCGCCGGGCACTAGGAGCGCGCCACAGCAAGGACAAAATACATTTATTTGTTCTACTGGAACTAAATGAGATATACGTTCCACTACTTCTCGATTTATTTCATAATTCATTTGAGCTTCTATCAAATTCATTAGGTTTTCAAAGTCTATCTTACCACTATTATATTGATTGGTGTAATAGCCAAATGGTATTTTACTCATAATAGTCCTCCGATACAAAATAATTGCCGCACCAATAGCATCGTTCCTCGTTTTCCTTATGGGTTGCGCCACAAGATGGACATTTGAGTCGTTTATTGGTATATCTTCTTTTACTTACTTCAGAAATAATAGTGCTTTCTGCAAGTTTAGCCCATGTGTTATCAGTAGTGAAAATATAAAATTCATTGGTATCAGTAGTATAATAGACACTACCTGGTAAAGCCTTAATTGTATTTAATTCATAAAATGTTGTATTACCGAAATAAATCATCTATAATTCTTACCCCTTTTAATATTAATGATTCAGTTGCTGTTTCCATATCAAGTGCTAAATCTGAATCATTATCAAATATTATCTTGAGCGGTTTGACGCCACTAATAGGAATGAGATAGATGGTAAAATCATCGAGATTTTTTATCGCTTCTATTTTTATTTTTTCCATTATCGTTTTTCACCAATATCTCGAACATTTCTTTCTTATCGGAACTAGCCATAATTTCTCTACTAGTTATTACTGACCCAGTATACCAATTTTTAGTGGTATTAGTATTGAATTGCATGCTCTTGAGGTCGAGTGACATTTTGGGGATATGGATTTCAACTTTGGGATTGGTTTCATCCACTCCCCAATAGTCAACATACAAGCGACCATTTTCTCGATAGACATGGGCACGAGTGCATTTGATTGAGTTTAGGGTATTAGGTATCATCAGAAATCTCCTCAGCTTCTATAGTAGATAATATTTGTTTTATATATTCTTCGTTTAGTTTATCATAATCTTGATATGAAATACAAATTAATTGTATATTATGTTCATAACAGTATTTATTTTTTTCTTGATCTCGGTCGCAAGCCGCAATATAATTTTCTAATGTCTAATGCCAAGCTGCTACATATTGGTAGTGTTGTTTCCCATCATACTCAAGGCAAAGATTATAATCCGGTAAATAAAAATCAAAACGCCTATTGGGTAAATCAGAAAAACGATACTCCGTTATAAAATTTATATTTAATGAAATTAAAATTTCTCGTATTTTTAGCTCACCCTTAGAACGAACGCAACCACAAGAATAGGTATGTCCGTTTTTTAAATTGCCACCGCTAACTATTGTTTCTGTACCGCAATCACATTTACACAACCATTGGACTTTTTTCTCTCCAATTTTAGAAGCCCTTGAAATTACAGTTAATTTGCCGAATTTCTATCCCGTTAAATCTTTTAAGACATTCTGAGATGTAGTGATACTATGCAAGCAGCCACAAGATCGGGTCGTCCCCTATCTTAAACTGGAAGAAGAAATTTCCTTTTGCTTTCCACAATCACACTAACACATCCAATATGAATGTCCATTTTTATCTATTCTTGTTTTGTATAAAACAGTTAATAAACCAAAACGCTAATTAGTAATATCGTGTTTACACTTAGGGCAGGACTATGAATTACGCATAAGATTATCGTCTCTAACGCTTATAATATTACCACATTTTTGGCAACGACATTTCCAATATGTTCGTTTTTTCTAAGCACTCATCTCCAGGTCTTTTTCTAAAACTAAATATACCCCAAATTGCCGATTTATCATTAATAACCAACCTCCTATAACTCGTAATATTTTTCACTATATTATGAGGTTGTAGGTAAATTATTTAATCTTTTTGGCCTTATAATTCTTCTAAAACGTCTTCACCAATCTCGTCACGAGAATCAGCAATTTTATCCACAATAATACCAGTAATTAGTTTAAATAAAAAATTTTTGTGCTTATAGGCGCAGAACTTGGGCCGATTAATGATACGAACTACCACACCTTCGCGCACATGAGTCTTGCCAATTGGGTCAGGACCATCGTAATATTGCTCAGCCACTCCCATGACATATTCGCCGGCAGTTAGCGCCATTGAATCTAGCCACTCTTGGTCGGGGATAAACTCATGAACAAACTCAGGAACGCACTTAACTCCCATCTGCTCACAACGATAACGCATAAAATCGGGTGAATATTCTACAACATCACCATCTTCATTAGTCATAGTCATGCGATACACATACAAGTCGGACTGAGGCACGTCACCGCCATCAGGTGAACAACCATAACTAAATTCCATAGTATCACCATAAATATTCTGATATTCTTTTGGAACTGAGCAACTTGACATAATAGGCGTTCCATTATCAGTGTATGATGTAATTTCATAATACACTTCCTCGCCCTTGCGCAACTTACCAACGAACTTATCATGGTGCTGCTTACGGAACGCGTTACTACCATAAAAACCACCATCCCAATCATCAAGGACAGTTCTACGAGTACCAGACACATAATCCCAATCATAGATAGGAATACCTTCGCGGCCAAGCAACTTATCCCAAATAGTCCGCCTATATCCCTTGAGAACCGGTAGGTATGCGGTCCTTTGGCTAGTGCCATGCATCTTCAGAGTGATCTCAATTTCATCACCCGGCTTAAATGCGCCAAGATTGTAGGCAAGTTGCTCAGTATCAGCATGCTCAGTAAATAGCGGTGCCACGGGTGCATGCTTCTTACGAGTCCTATTACCCTTACCCTTGGCGGCGTTGCTTTTGGCGCGGCCACGAGGAATATATTTCTTGCAAATCTCATGTCCATTAACTACAGTAACAGTATCACCAATATTAATATCATCAAGATTTATACCAGTATACTCAAGACAACTAATAGGCAAGAAAATTCCATCTGACTTCTCGCTTCGCAACTTAATAGGCTTGATATTGCGCTTCTCAGGATCAAGATAGCCAGTATCAGGCGTGCCATCAGGCTTCTTGCGGCAAAGGTGGTTCGCCACACAAAATTCTTCACTTAGCTGCAAGTCTGAGGGAAAATAAATACCAATCTCACCCTTGACCACATCCAGCCCCACACAAGTATCATTGCCAAAGAAAGTGGCAATCTGCAATCTATCTGCATTAGTGTGCGGGCGTAAATTAGTAACTTTTACGCAATATCCGCAATGCATACTCATTTTTAATTCCTCCTTATTTATTCTGCTACAGTTATCATGGCTATTTTATGTCCATAACATTTAGTTATTCCGCCATGAGCGGCAAGTTTATTTTTTATTTTTGTGGCGCAGACTGCTGGTGTCAATTGTACATTACGAGAAATACTCTTATCAGTTCGATATAAATAAGTTATATAACTATTAAGATTAGTAAATTTTTCGCCACTATTACAATCAACATAAATTTGTTTATGTTGTATCATTTCTTTGGCTTTGATGAGTTCTACTTCTTTTTCGACAACCATATCTGCCGCCGCACGTTTGCGATTTTCTACCTCAGTAACCCATTCAAGGTTACGAATATCATTATTACGCTTGTTATGGTCAAGATGGTCTACAGTCATTTCCTGTGGGTTTGCGATGGGGCGCCACGTTTCCATAGCAAGACGATGAATTTTCATCATTTTTTTAGCAGCTACTTTAACTGCTAAATAACCCGAACTAGTCATTCTAGCTTTAAGAAGCTGGCCCTCAACATTCTTTACTCGCCCTTTGTTAGATACAAATACTCGGTATTTTCTATTCCATTTCCATCGTTCAATATTAATTGTAATAGTTGGTAAAATAAAATTCATAAGTATCAACTCCTTTTTTTTATATATATATTATATCATATTTTTAATAAAAAATCAATTAAGGATGCTATTTCTAGCATCCTTAATCATCAAGCACGATACAATTTACCTTGCCCGAGTATGCAGTGCAAGCATCTATTGCTATAATTCCATTGGCATAATAAGGTGAGAAATCAGCTCCTTCGCCAAACTCAGGCTTACCATCATTCTCATAAAACCAATGCCCATAGCTACAATGCCAATGGCCACACACTACTGTCTTGCCGGGGACCACTACACCTTGGGCGGCACAATCCATGCCATTATACCATCTGGCGTCTTCCCATTTGTTTTTGGGGGCATCGCGCCAATCTTCTTCTAATGGGCGATATTTTGCAAGCCTATGATGTTCCTTAACACAAGGAATCCAACCATGCACGAATACATAATGATCAGTCTCGTAATAGTCTACCATGCGATTGAGCATTGGCCGCACCATTCCAAGCGCTACTTCAGCCCGGTATTCAAATGGCCAAGGCTTATCCACGCCAGTGAAATCAAATATAGTCTGTGCAGTTCCATTGCTATAATCATGCATCCAAGGTTCGCCGCGTTCGCACATTTTAACAAACAAATCCTCGTGGTTGCCGCGAATGAGTATAGCATTGGGAACCTCCTCATTAAGATGCTGCATGAGCTCTAGGGGCTGAGATCCTCGATCGAACAAGTCGCCACAAATAATTAGCCTATGGTTTTCGTCAGTAGGATCAAATCCCGCTTCGTCTATTGCCTTTTTAAATTCACCAAAAAAACTATGTATATCTGATACAACAAAATATTTCATTTATTATCACCGCTTTTCTCTTAGTTGCTTTATCTCCATTGGTCGCAATACTGTATTAATAAATTCTTCACTAACTTCTGAATCTACTTCGACTAAGTTGGCTTTATATCCTCTACAGGATTCATGTGCCGTTACAATTCTAATAATATTGCCATTAGTAAATTCAATATAACAGTTAGAGTTGCTTTTCAATATTCTATGAATATTTATAGCCTTTGACGGAATATAATCAGTTATTTCGCCCAGTATGTCATCTCTTTTACTTCGGAGACTCGGGCAGATAATTACTTGATAATTAGGCAATTCAAGACAAACATCTGCCGCACACTTCAAGGCGGCATTAGACATGTATATCATTCAGTTGTCTCCTTAATGGTATTATCCTCGCATCTTGCGCACATGAGATAAAAAATCTCTTTATTTCTTTTGGTGCAAAAATATTTATAGGTAGGATGGTCATAAATATCTCGGCCCAAAATATCTTCTATTTTTAAATGTTTACAAAATATCTCATTCATGATTTATCCTCTAGTACCCATATATCACCGCGCTGCTCAATAATTTCGTAGTTCTCAACTATGTCATTATAGGACACTGAATCATCAATCGTGCATTCATAACGATATTCGCCAGTCTTGATAGTGCTTTCTAAAATAAGACCAGTGAATAACATAATAACTGCTATGATACCAGATACAAGCATAATTTTTATTTTTCCATCGGCAAACAGTACGATAACTGAGGTAGCTAAACTAATCATTGTAATGGCTATCCAGATTATAGTAAGCCATGCAGGCAGCCCTGTGATTGCTATCTTATTAAGTATAGTTATTCCTTCTAACATTTTTATTCTCCTTTATGCAAATCTTTATAAATCCAATTTAAAAAAACATTAATCATATCCGCCTCTTCTTCTATTCTTGCAGCTTCATCAATGAGAGCTTGGGCATCCCAATATCTTTTTTGTTTGAATTCTTCAAGCTGTTCGTATGTAGCGGTTTTAATCTCGGGGTATTTATCCAATAGTTCGCACAAATCTTCTTTCTCCCACCCGTGCAACATGGCATTGCTATTAATTAGTTCTTTAGCTGTCATTACCATAAATCCTCCGAAAATAATTCACAAACTCTAAAATCGTCAGCTTCACGAATATCAATTATTTGGCCATCTAATACTGCGTGATTATAGGCTTCGTACCTATTGTAGAAATTATCTTGCTCATCAAGAAAACCTTCTTGAGTACGAGACTTATCTATTTTGTCCTAAGAGAGGAACTGACTGATAATCCAATAAGCATTACTGTGGCGATGACAGGGTATTGTATACTTTTTACCAGCCTTATCAAATGTTATTACACAAGCTTTAGTTATCAACATTTTTCCCTCCTTTACTTTATATAAATATTATAACATATTTTTTAATAAAAATCAAATAAAAAATATGGATTAGATATTTAATTAAATATCTAATCCATTAAAATTACTCAATATAAGTATAACGCTTGTGATTAAACGTCTCCGTTACGTGACTATTGAGTAGTATAAGCTTTAAGAATTTCTTGTTGACCAATCCAAGCATTACCGCCATTGACAGAAGACAAAAATGTATAATCTAAATTTCTAAAAATTTCTTTAAGTTCTTCAGCATTTTTTTTCTTTGCTTTAATATAATGTTCAGCTTTACTATTCGTTACTTCGTATATTTCTTTAACCTTGCCAGAATTGCCATTAATGGTAAAATCGGCATCTTTACTACCTCTGGATAAAAATTCAAAATCATCATTAGCTTCAATTTTTACTTGACGTAAATTAATATCGCTATCACGCTTAGTCCATACATAAAAAGTACAAGGTACGTAATATGGTTTTGTAGATTCTTGAATTATAAAGTTAGAATTAGATAATTTGTATTCAACAATTAATTTCCAATTTTTTGGAAAAAGAGTTAAAGATTGATTGCTTAATTTACTAAAAGTATCTGGTAAGATAAAAGCAATCGTTTCTGCCCCAATAGCTTGGCTATGACGAATAAAAGCTTTTGCCAAACTTGAACGAGAACCGAATGGTGGATTGCCAATTACTAAAATTCGTTTATTCTTAACTGGTTTTGTTGTAAGCCAATCCTACTTAATAATATTTTTATTTTCTGGTTCAATATCATAAGCAATACAATTTAGTTGAGAGCTGAAACTACCATTTCCAGCACTAGGTTCAATAATTAAATCATAAGTGTCAAGATCAGGTACTAAATCAATACATTCTTTAGCAACTTCTACTTGAGTATAAAATTTATCAATGCTCATATTTATTTCCCTCCTAAGATTTTGTTTTTCAATTCATTAGAAAGATATTTTTCTTTCCAGCGCTTAGTTTTTTCATTTTTATCATTATAAATTGGGATAGTAATAGAATATTCATTATGTTCATTAACAACATTTGCTGTTATTGTCCCGTGAGCATATCCTCCACAAAGAGCAACCTCTTTAATCATTTCATCTTTTGTTAAAATAAAAAATACACTTTTATCCAAATCTTCTTCATTAATATAAAAACAATAATAATAATCAACATTTTGCCACAATCTAATCTGTCTAATATTTAAATTTTGTTGTTGATTAGTAAAAGAATTTTTGAATTCATAATAAATTCCTTCTTTATCGACTGCATCACCACGATTTTCTCTGGAAGAAACTCTTGTGTATCCAAGCAGATTACATAAAAACTTTTCACCTAAAGGAGCCTTTGCCTGAGCAGTTAAACTTGCAGTACTAATATAATATAAATAGGTATCACCACAATTAACAATATCATCAGTTAAAGATACTCCTTTATTAAGAGCCTGTTCTAACAAATTTTGAATATATAAAGCATGATTAAGAACTTTTTTATTTCTATTATATACTTCAGATAACTGCATAACTTTATACTCCTTTATATATGCTTATTTTACTTTCTAGATATATTATAACATATTTTTTAACAAAAATCAAAAAAGACGTGTCTCAACTAGACGCGCCTATTAAACATTTAGATTTTAAACCTTTTTTGGCATCTTGGCGTAACCAATAAAACCAAGAACAATAGCGGGAATATAATACATTCCCCAGAGAAACATAAATATAATAGAAGCGCACTCACAAATCAGTCCAGCAAGAACCAAGCCCCGCTTATAGACACAACCACCAATAGTATGCAATACAGTTCCAATACCACCAACTACTACACATGGCATAACAATTGCCATACCCAGAGCAGTGCCGGCTACCTCAGTGCCATCACTACTATTAAGCCCCTGCGAACCAGTGCCTAAAGCAACAATCATAATAATAAGGCACAAAATAGCCAACGCCACACTAATAATCAAACAAACATTTTTAGATTTAAATATATATTTCTCCTTAATAAAATTAATTAACTAAATAAAAAATGCCCTATATAAAATCATCATGTAATTCTATATAGGGCTAAAAAAGAAAGAAATGGTGCGCTCGGCGGGACTTGAACCCGCGACACCTTGATTTGGCGGTAGATACTAGAGTTGAACTAATCTGAAGCGGATTAACAGTCCGCCGCCTGACCGCTAGGCTAATCTACCAAAAGTCAAGTGCTACTACCATCTGAGCTACGAGCGCATATTCATTCTCCTTGTTAAGTGGCGCGCCACAGTGGTGCCGACCCACATATCATTGCTGATACACACGGTTTTCAAGACCGGTTTCGCCGCCGGACGAATTTATGGCGCATCTTATCTAAAGCGCCCCCCTCATGGGACAGTAGCCAATTAAGACCGGAACTGCGAGAGGGGCTTGATCGCGCGCACTTACCTAACCTCGATCAGCGAGATGGACTCGAACCATCATTCCTGGAGCTAGGTGAGAATTTCGAAATCTCGGCCTGGCGCTTACAAGGCGCCCGCTCTGCCTCTGAGCTAACCTAGCATATAAAAGGGATTTCCATTTCTGAAAATCCCAAACAATTAATAGGGGAAAATTAATTGTGAAGGTATTATTTACCTTGTATTTATATTATAACAAAAAATTTTATTTTTGTCAATTATTCGGCATGACGTTTAGTATGGCATTTCTTACAAAGCATAACGCCATTAGTAAGTTCAGTAATACCGCCACCATACCATGGGACAATATGGTGAGCATGCATATCAGCTTTAATAAAATGTTCCCCGCAATCAGGGCATATGCCCTTCTGACGATTATACAAAGTAGTTCGCTGAGCTTCACTAAATGCTCTATGCTTAAGTAGATTTTCATCGCGAGTAATACAATATTCTACAATTTTTCCTACTGATGCATCAAGCTCCTTAGATGCCTTAAATTCAATCAGCTCATTAAATTTATTCACAATTTCCTCAGAATCAAATTCTTCATCATGATATTTATTATAAAGGGAACCCCAATTGAGATTTGCCATGCCCTTATCATATGTGCCGGGGAATAGAGTCTCAATCCATTCTATTACATTATTAAAATAATCCCAAAGTTCAGTAGCATTGTCATCATTAATATGCTCATCCATATACTGACAAATATCTTCATCCTTCTTGGAATCAATATACCAAGTGATTACCTGCTCAAGCAATTCCTGACGATTTGCATTAGCCTTAGTATACATGGAACCCACATTCTCCGCGGGGCACTTTGCATTACCATTAGCCTTACTAAAATAGCGTTTTGCATCAGTCAGCCACTTACTTACATAGTTAGCATTACGCAGCTCTTGTGACGAGAGCTCTTCGCCAGCAATATTAATCGTCTTGAACCACTCCATACGATCGGCCTTGGCGCCACGGCAAATATAAATCTCAAGAGGATAATCGAGAAATTTCTGCTCCATTTCAGGATACAAGCGTTTAAGGGTAGAAATATACATCGGCTTTTCGGTATACACAGCATTACCATGATATGATGTCAGACCATCTACAAAATTACACAGACTAATTGTGCGCTGCTGACCATCGAGGCAGTCATAAGTGCCGTCGCCATTATCAACCCAATACATGATATTAAGGGGAAACCCTTTGAGGGCTGTATCAATTACAGCATTTGCCTGCTTGGCATTATAGACAAAGGAACGCTGAAATTCAGGACGAACACACAGCTTTCCACCATAAGCCCATACACCACGTTCAATGTCAGTCTCAGTGTCGTTTACATAACCAGCACACAGCTCACGAATAGTAATAGTTGTTTTACGAATCTCCATTTTAAAATCTCCTTTAACGCTTTATAATATAAATTAACTTTAGTTGTGTTTTTTAAATGGAATTTATTTATTATTTATTTTTATTTCTTGCGACGAATTAGAACACGCATATATTTTTCTTTACCATTGATAAATCCGCCATGTCGATGATTATTATCAGTTCTTATTGCCTCTACTTCGGGGCTATTGTCACCGGAATGAGTATGCCCAATAATCACAAATTGATTAGGATTATACTTATCAATAAAAGTAATAGGGACACCCATAATACCATCGTAATTTTTAGGTATATTTATTACTTTCCCAACCTCAATAGCATTATAATTTTCATATGTAGGATAATCAATTGGATTATAATCCTTAGTTAGTATCAGTTCCTCTTGACGCTTATTTGTAAACAAATTAGTAAACCAACAAATATTTCCAAAGGATTTTAAATTTCCATCGGGTTCCATAAACTGCTTTACCATATTATATCCAGTCCATAAGCGGTTCATTTTAATTAATTCAAAAATTTCGGCATAAGTAAATGCATTTTGATTACCGATAATTAAGCATTGCTTATTATGAGTCATAATAACATCTACAAACTCTCTAAACAGACTAAATGGTGGATTGGTGCATACTATATCACATTCTTTGAGAATTTCAATACATTCGGGGCTGCGAAAATCACCATTGCCCATCAAGTCTTCCTGAATGGCATCGCCATCATCAATCCAACCATTGCCATTCAAATCATTGTCTCGGTCAATCCAAATTTTATATGCCTGGCCATTTTCTTCATAATGAGTAGCAATCAATTTCTTGAGACCAAATGCTTCAAAATTGGCAACAAAAAATGACCAAAATTCACTTTTCTTTTCAGCGGGGTCATCGCAAGGCAAATAAACAATTTTATCTCGGAATTGCTTACGATATTTCATAACCTCTGCTTCAATATCTTCATAGCGAGTATAAAATTCATCATTTTTTACCCGTTTTGCATTATGTAAATTTGTATTAGTGGCGCCACTTTTTTCGCTTTCTTCAAGCGATTTCATGAGTTCAGCAAATTCATCTACTGCTCTATACTGAACGGGTGAACCACCCAATTTTTCAATGAAACCTTGGTTAGCGACTGCGGTGAGTGTGGCGGGGGCTACCTTTGCGCCACATGAATCTGACAAATCTTTAGCACAAAATTCACCCTCACTAAAGTATTTTTGAATATAACCAAGGGCCTGTCGCCCTTTTTCAGTCAATGCCATATTCCTATTTCCTCCTTAATAAAAATCATATTCATCAGTATCTTCCCAATAAATAACAAGATATTCATCAGCACCTTTTGGAATAATATATTTAATATCGTTCCAACATCGGCTATTGATGAATACCACAAGTTCGCTTTCAGTTAATGTAATTGTTCTAAACATTTTTTATTCTCCATTTATTTTTAGATTAGAAACTGACTCGATGCCAAGTAGCTTAATATATTGTTGGCCTTCCCACCAATCATTGAGAAACTCAATTTCACTACATAGATAATCTAGGGGATATGCTACTTCATTCATATACTCCCACTTTTCTCCATCATAGGAAATACCAATAGATACAATTACAGCATCTCGATTATGAACCTTGTAATATCTATTGATACGGTTTACGATTACATCATATCCAGTATCTTGGTCGTTGAGAATAAAACTAACCATTTTTATACTCCTTAAAAAATAATGGTGCAGATAGCGGGACTCGAACCCGCAAGGCGTAATGCCGATGGATTTTCTTACTACTCTATGTCGCCATAGCCACATTTCTGTGTTGTAGTCTGGAATACGTCTTTACCATATCTTATTCAGACTTAGGTAGCTGGTATATACTCTCTACACATTTATAAATAAATTGGATGTTAGTCCTACCATTTCAACTAATTTCACATAAATTGTTTTGAGATACAATCTAATAATTAGTATTTTAGATACTCAATTAGCACCAATTTATTTAACTTAGCACGGCGTTCTGTATTCGCCTTCGCCGTTTTAGCCAGCTTCTACTCTAAAAGTTTCCCTTTAGGCACTCTCTACCAAAATTGGTAGTATTTAATTTACCATTAAATAGAATACATCAAAGTCCATTGTGTTTACCAAAATTTCACCATATCTGCATATACATTTTTCTACTCAGAAAGGAATGCTAATTAACCTAACCTCCATTAGCAGGATGCACTTATAGGTAGCATTACCTTGTAGGTTTGAGCCATAATATATGGCGCCGGCGCCCTCGACTCGAACGGGGATCCGCTGGGTTAGAGCCAGCTGCATTAACCTTTACACTACGCCGGAATATCTATTTCTTATTACATATATATTATATAATAATTATTTAATTTTGTCAATTAATTGGAACTTAGGGAAAAAATTATTTTTTATTTTTCTCCCTTAATCCCTTAATCCCTTACATATTTATTATATCAAAAAATTTTGAATTTGTCAAGTATTCGCTTCCGCTCAGCAAATTTGGCATTTTCTTCTTTAAGTCTTGCATTTTCACACTTGAGGTCGATAATCTGCTCGTAGGTCATTTTGGGTGTAAGTTCACGAATCTGATTGTTTTTGTCTGCTATTGTGAGCTGAGCGGCTTTAAGTTCATCAATAGTCTGGCGCCATCTTTTCAAGTATATATATGCATCATTCTCTTTCTGATATACACGGCCTCTTTCATTGTCAACGCACTTCTCTAATTTTCTCATATCTTCTTCTGTTGAAAGTTTGAGCGCAATATATTTATTTTTCAAATCACCAAGTTCAATGGCAAGGTTCCGTCTTGTGCCTTCTGAATCTTTGAGTTTTTCTTCAAGTTCAATGCTTTTCTGATGCCAAAACGTGGCAACTTCTTCGGGTGTCATTTTAATCTTCGGCATTATCTACCTCTCCTATATAATCATAAAAATCATTCATAGCGTCCGCTGCCTGGTCAATTGCATTATCATAATAATCATAGGCAGCACATAGCTCTTCTACTGCTGCATCATGTGCAGCTCTTGCTTCAGTTAGTCTCTGTTCCGCATGGCGCACACGCTTCTCAGCAACTTTAATATTGCACTTACGCCCCGCTACACCCATTCCTATTCCAATATCGAATTCATCATTGGGTGAGCAAATAGCAGTGGCGCGAACAGTTTTGCCAGCATACTTGCTAACAGCATGAACCTTATTGCCCTGAACATAATATTTATATCGGTTAAACGGTCGCTTGTTCATTTTTATCATTCTCCTTTTTCATTTTGTATATATATTATATAATATTTTTTTTAAAAAATCAAATGGGGGAAATTTTCTTCAATTATTTGAATCAATTCACCTTTGGATAACGATTTGGGGCCAACAGTATACTCGATTGTTGGAAATATCAATTGATTAATATAATTTACAAAATCAGAATTTGGCAATGTGCTTTTGTTATGAATAAAATAATTACTTGATACCGCCCGATTTAATTCAAATGACGCTTTTCCTGCATTGCCGCCCACTCTTTGGATACGAAAATCTGCCTTATCAGGAGTAGTAAAATCAAATAAATCAGTAGTAGTTCTTAGTTTTATTTTTTGGCGAAGTTGGTCAGTGCGGCGCCACACCTGAAATACACAAGGAACCCGTATCCAATCTTGGTCTTTAAGGTAAAACTCAGCATCATCTAAACGCAATTCATTAATTAAATGAAAATTTAAATCAAGCATATTTTGAATTGAGTCTTTTTTAAATGATAGTGGCAAAATAAATGCAATAGTATGACAAAATTTAGCTGATTCATTAAAGAATTTAATAGCTAGAGTATTTTGTTCGCCAAACGGGGGATTGCCACAAACTAAAATGTTATTGCCAATAAATTGTGATTTATCTAGCGTAAGCCAATCAGCTTGTAAAATATCATCATCTTGTGGGCTAATATCATACGATAAACAATTGGGCAAATATTTAGAAAAATTACCTGTCCCTGCACTAGGTTCAATAATACAATCGAATTGAGTCAAATCCAATAGCGCTAAACACTTTTGGACAATATTATCAGGTGTATAAAATCTATCTAAATGGTCTTTACGCCCATTGCTTTTGGTTTCTCGAGGCATAATAAAATAATTCCTCCTCAGTAATTTGAAATTTAGGAAGAAATTCTTTAAAAAAATTAGTCTTGTTAATAGAACATTGCCAACGCTTTTGAGATTTATGGTCACGCTTACCGTTAACAGTGATATATCCGCTAGTGTTTTGCTTCCAAAAATCTACACATTCTTTACGCAATTGAGTCCATTTAGCATCATCACTAAAACTATTAGAAACACTATTTAAGGCATTTTTAAATAGATTCTCAAAGTCAGCTAAATCGAGAAAATAATTGTGCCATTCATTTTCAGAAAAATGTAATATATAAATATCGTCTGGATTGATATCGTCATAAAAACCAATAATCAGAATAAAATCTTCTATAATTGACGCTTGGCGAAATAGGTCGGCCAAATCAATCGCATTGCCTTTCTTAATATGCTTAATAGATACGGGTATTTTAGATGGCAAATAACCATCCCATTTGCCTGTATATTCAGTATTCTTCTTAATATGATATTTATTTATTATGCTTTCTTCAAATATAAACCCATGCGCCTGACGCTCTGTTCTCATATTTTTTCTTCCTTTTTTATTTTTATTATATAATATTTTTTTAAAAAAATCAATTGGGGAATCGCATAACACGATTCCCCAATAGGATTATTCCAACCATGATTTCAATTCTTCTAATAATGTGGCGCGGCTCAGCTCTGCGGGTATGCAACCGGGGGTCTTAGTGCTTTCTTTGCTGCAGAGTATTTTCGCCAATGCGCTAAAGTCATAGAAACTAATATGCGCCATGTAGAGTAGCTTACTACCTACCTCACCTGTTGTAGCGCCTATTATTTTTTTACCATCACACAATATATCATTACTGTCAATTTCTATTGTATAATTTGGTAGGTATTTTTTTACCATCTGCGCCAAAATCTCAAGAAAATAATTGGACTTAATCACATCCCAATCATTTCTATCTAACACTAGGGCAATATCTAAATCATCAGGTCCACTAATAATTGTGCCACCTTCGCCATGAGTTTCATAGACCGGGATGCCATAGTTCTCAAATAGTTCAGTGTCAATATCATCATTCTAATGCCAAGCAAATATTTTACCATTGTTGATACTGATAAATAGTTGTTGTTTAGCGGTTAGAACTTCCATAAGGTCTGATTGCAGACATTCATCTGGATTAGTGATTGTAATTGGTATATTGCTATTTTTTAATAGGTATTCTATTTTGTCTGAAGTAAAATCATCTAGGTCGGTATATCCATAAGGTGCCAAGTATTCATAGATATCAGCCTTGAATGGATTAACCTCTAAGGCCTAGCGATATTCTCGCTAGGCCTAAATTGCATTTTTTATATCTTTCATAATTAGTCTCCTAAATATAGATAGGATGATTCAGTGCCTGATGGCGAACCTGTAAAGAGCGAGGCAGGGTCACTTTGTTCTACCCAAGTGCCATTGACTTTTTGGAATACTGTTACTACATTTTTCCACGTCCCATTTGATTTAAATGAGAGTGGCGGCGCACCAGTATAATCAGCTTTCGCATAGAGAGTTAATGTAGATTGCGTATTATTAGCAGTTGGCGCAGTGAGACTCGCAGGATTGTCAGACGAGGCCAGTGTTGTGCATGCTTCATCAGAGTACCATCCATTAAACTTATATCCCGTATTTACTTTGGCTTCAAAAATAGCCGTTTTCCCTTGGTATACTGGTGAGGTTGCGGACGCTTTACTGATACCTGTTTTTGCTATTGCGGTACAAATACACGAGTCTTCTTCCATAAATGACGAAATATGAAATACTGCATCTTTTGTTGGCTAGTACCAATAATATGACCAAGCCGTGACATCGGCCTTATTCTCATCAAGGAAATATAAATATATCATCTAGGTTTTCCCCAGGACCGAGAATGAGTATGGTTGGCCATACCAAGCAATATAGGCATTGTATGGACAATCTAATGTCAAATAGACATCTTCTAAGGCCGATGAACTATTAACCGTTTTTCGCTGCTAAATTTTAGAGCTGCCAATTTTATCATACTCACCAGTCCGCAGATAGTCGATTTCATCGTCAGTTAGTTTTTCATACTCTACAACGACTCCCTCGAGTTTAATTGGGAAACCATTTAGGGTATCTTTATCATTACCAATTTTTATTCTATATGTAACAATTTCGATATTAGGATATAATTTTATATTGCTAACAATGGTATGATTATAGCTAGCTTTATTACTAACCAATTGAGTTAATCCACTATCTGAATACCAACCAACAAATTCATATCCATCATCAACTGAACAACTAAATGTGACTGTATCGCCATAATAGGCCGTAGATTTACTTACTGTGGCGTGGCCATGTTCTGCCTGCCCCACACCAATAGTATACAAGATTTTAGCGCCCTTAGCATACAATATCAAATTAGAATTGACTGTTACGGTATAGGATAATTGGTTACTTACCAATTGCGTGCAAGACTCATCACTATACCACCCTGAGAACTCAACGCCAGGATTCAAGGTAGCCGTGAATGTGACGCTACCCCCCGCTAGCATATCTGATTCGCTGACCGAGGCCGTCGCCATATTATCCTTGGCCACCGCCTAGCAAGTATATATCTCACCTTCTGGCGCGACTGCTTTGGTGTATAGTGTAACATTCGCATCTGGAACCGAACTATAACTGAGCTCGGTGCTTACCAATTGCGTGCATGCTTCATCACTATACCAACCAAATGATGTGACATAGCTACCTACATCCGCAGTGAATGTAATTGTATCGCCCTCGTAACCAATAGCTTGATTGACTGTGGCGGAACGCACGCCGCGAGAATTAGAGGCAATATTAGCCACATAATCGTATTCCTCGAAATAACCGGTCAGTGTAATATCATTAATACCAACAGCTCGATATATAGACGATGTTCCTTGGTGCATCAAATATCCGATTTCAGATTCCTTGGTTACATTTAATACCCAATCGTGACGGATATTAGTATCAATCCTCTCTACATTATGTATTGCATTAGCACGCCATACTGAGCCATTAATACCACCAAATAGCGGTGTTACATAATCTTCGCCTGTAATAGGATTAGTAATTTTATTAGTTATTATTCGCGCTCCTATAGCGGCTCGGCCTAATTCACTCACGCTGTCTAAGCGCACCATGTGAGCAGTGTCATTAGGGAACAATACATCTTTTGCAGCCGTATTTAAAACAGCTTTTATAGTATAAGGCTTGCTAGATTTATTAGTTAGTGAAGCGGCACTTGTGACATCTGATGTGCCGCCAATGGTAGCAATCCATCCATAGTCCGCACAATTCATATCAGCTTTCCAACCAGAGCCATTGGTGCCCGAGTCAAGTACCTTGTTATTTGTATCTAGGCCCGTGAAATACGTGGTGCCCTTACCATAGGGAATATCAAGCACACGAGTCACAACACGCGAATGGTATTTGCTCTTTGCGTATAAAGTCAATGACCCAGTAACTGCTTGTGTATATTCTAAATCGGTAGATATGAGATTTAAATAGTTAGCATCACTATACCAGCCATCAAACCTATATCCACCTTGGGGACGCGCGGTCCAGGTGTTCTCAACCCCCGGCGCCACATCATGAGATTCGATAGATACATCTATATGTCCATCGCTTACTACATCGCATTTATACGATACATCCTCTATTGTATAAACAACATATAAATCAAAGGCATGCAATCTAAATCTGCGATTGCTTGTGCTAGTGGATTGGCTAACACAGTTAATTTGAAAACCTAGCTTGCCAGCCTTGAGTTCGGCCACACTAGATGGATACGAGGTTGAATTGCCAACGGCCAAGGTAAACGAATCGGTGATAATATTACTACCCGCTTGAACCTTCAGAGACTTAGTATCGTCACTACGAACCATTGGGTCTTCATAATTGCTTACTCGATTGCCGAACAAGAACTCGGTAGCCAGCACTTGAACATCATCCGCACTTCGCTCTTCCTCAGTCTCATCCACATAGGCAAATGATGCATTATCAGTAATTGGCGTTTCATCATTATCTGATATATATTCCATACGACCGGCGCCAATTTTAATCGAATCATAATTAGCATCCACAAGTGAATAGCCGAATTCGGCATGAATACCAGTTATTGTGGCATTGTCAGGTATATCGGGCAAGGGATCTGCGCCAAACCACATCGACATGCCATAGGTGTGTGGGGCCGAAGTTACGTGAGGTTGATATGCGTAGACTGAAGATGTAGCCTGTGCTAAGGTTATGTTGGATATTTTATTCACATCTACTGGAATAGATTGTGAGGGCGTGGCGCCGTTGACTAATCCACGATAAGGCAAGGGATCAAGTAGCTTGACAGGATGGATAACTTTGGTATATCTTGTCTTGCCAATTACAGGATATAGTGTGAGATCGCCAGTAATTGTTACAGTACAAGTGGCGCTAGTGCTTGCTAGTTGTGTGTGATTTGCATCTTTATACCAGCCATAGAACTCTCTATTGGCCTTGGTAGGTGTGCAAGTGAATGTGGCGCTGGCGCCATGCGATACCTAACTTGCAGATACACTGGCGCTACCATCCTGGGGCTGCGCCACACTAATGTTATGTTTAACGAGTTCTCCCTTGGCGTAGAATGTCGCATTGCTTACTATTGGCGTTGTGTATGGGTTGTCAGTGGATACTAATATCGTGCAATCTGCGTCCATATACCAACCGGTGAATGTATAATAATCTTGCGTAGTAGCGGCAAAGGTGCAAGATTCGCCGGATAACACTTGATCATCGCTGACTGTGGCGCTCGCTATACCATCCTTCGCCACCGCGGCACAAGTATAGATGTCGGCTGAGACAGTTGCCTTAGCATAGAGTGTTAGGTCTGAGGCAGCGGTGATTGTATAATTTTGGTCATTGCTCACTAAGTTGGAGCATGCCGCATCGCTATACCAACCGCCCCATGTTGCTCCTTTAATTAATTCAGCACTAAATGTAACGCTATCGCCTTGATAGGGATTGGCAACTGATGCGCTAACTGATTTAATGCCTTGAATATCATTGCCTACACTAGCAATCATAGTGTATTGATTAAAATATAGGGTGAGTTCAAGTTTATCACCACGCTGGTTATCGCCATTCTTACCATAGACGTGCCATTTTATTTCAGTGACACGAGTACTATTAGAAATGGCATTATTAGTTATTCCCGATTTAGATTTTTCTTTTTGAGAGCCTGATGTATACGATTCCTCATGGACTTTAGTTCCTGCAAATTGCAAGTCGACAGTGCAAGTGCCTGCAGAACGAGATGCCGAAATTAATGAATCAATTTGATATGGGTGAGCCGTAGCGGTTGGATACAGCTCACTCTTAGCGTTGTCTTTGAGAATTATATAGCCATCGGTGCTACCATTTAACCATTTACGCCATGCGTGGTCACTAACGTCAAACGACACATCTTGTGCATTACAATAATTCTCAATATTGCTTTTAGTTAGACTGAGTTTCTTGGTGACTGTTGTAGCCATTAGCTCTCACCACCAAATTGATGATTGACAATATTACCCTCATCATCAAAGTAATATATAATACCCCCATCTTCAAGAGCTTGGAAATGGATTACTAAGCGGTATTTAATTCCATCATAGAACCAGAGGGGTTTATCGCTGAATACCCAGCTTATGAGTTCGTCAACTGTGGTATCAGAGTCAAGAATCGCCATGCCATCTCCAGCAGTATAGCCTGCCGAGAAGTCTTTGTAAGTCAATGTTGCTAATTCATCCATTTATCAACCCTCCGTTTGTATATAGATATCGCCATTCTCGCCTAAGTCGGCGCTCGGCGCATTGCTTGTTCCAGAATATATTTTAGATGCGGTTACTGAGATAGTGCCATTGTTAGATATTGAGATACCGTTGCCTGCTGTGTAAATAGATACCCATTGATAATTACCGGTATTGTCATTATTAATATTAAATAACAACCTTTTTCCGTCGTCAATCCATGTTGTATAAATTAAAATCACACTTGAATTACTTGCACATGCTGATGTAGAAAATCTTCCTTCACCAGCGACAATAACCATCATAATTTTATTAGATTCAACCGCCGATTGAATTTCTGCAAATGTCTTTGATAAACTAGTGATATTACCATTGCCATCTATTTCCATCTCCAAATAAAACGTATCACTACCAGATACAATATCTTTTATTTCCCATTTTTTATTGGTAGCATTCCAATAAGCAGCGCCAGATGCAGGTGGATTGTACCAGCTTGCATAAGGCGTACTAAATCGTTCATGCGATTGATTAACGGTAGTTGATCCTGGGGCTCGAAGTAACACATATACTATATATCCAATTCCTAATGGACAAATCAATTCAATATATTCATCATGATCGGTAGTAGCATCACTAATATAGCTTCCAACCAATAATGCTGTGCCACTACCAAAATTTGATATTAAGCCAAGATGATTTTGTATAGCATTTTTTATATCATCGAATGAAGTAGTAATATTTTCACTGTCATCATCTATTTCAATAACAAACACATCACTACTACCACTACCACCAGTAGAACTAATAACGCCCTCATTGCTGATACTAATTCCATCGCCAGCAGTATAATTCTTTATTTTACTAAGTATGTTCTCATCCGCATAAGGGAGTTGTGTAAATGTCTTCTCCCCATCGCCGACTTTGAATCGTTTCTCGCCAGCACTTGTTTCTACAATAATAATTTCACCATCGCCAATTACCGGATCTGCGGTCGTCCAGTTAGTGGCGGTATCGCTACGCTATTTAATTTGCGCTAATAATGTTTTATTTGCCATAATTAACTCCCTTTCTTTAATCAAATACCGAACACATGATTCGATACTCAATTATTTAAATTTTTATTTCATCTAATTATGAAAAATTAAATTGTGGGACTAACTATTTTTGCCCAAAATAAAAAATAGGGTTAGACTCCACGAGCCTAACCCTTATTAATTATCTATTAGAAACTATTAGCATTACCGCCATCAATTATCAATACATCGCCCTCAGCAATGAATAACTTTTGAACATCGACAGCTTTAACGCCAATCTTATTCTCAGTAATTGCAATACTAGTATCGTCTGCTACAGGAACCGCAATATCAACAGCCTTATCTGCAACATCAAGTGCCGCGCCATTGACTTTAACAGTCTCAATAACGTTGACTTGTGCGCCTTTAGCAATATCGGCGAGCTTACTACCCTCACTGTTGGACATTAAGCGTTTATCCAATTCCTTCTTGACGTAGGTATCATTAAGCTGGAGGTCAGTAATTCTAGCCTCAATCTTATTAGAAACAGAACCTTCGATGTTAGCCGCGCCATTCAACTTGGTAATAGCGTTGGTTAATGTCTGCTCATTGGCGCGTGCGGTCGATGCTTCGGTCTCAATCGCAGTCTTATTGGCAGCAATATTCTTGACCATTTCATCGGCGGCTTCGCCATGAGTAGTAATATAGTCCTGAATTTCTTTCAAGGTATCTACTGCGGCATCGCCAACTTCAGCAGCGTTCAAGAATGCGTCCAAACGCTCTTTCTCAGTGGTAATTTTGCCTTCGAGCTCGGTCTTATCAGCACCCTTGAGATAATCATCTTCAACAGCCTTTACGCGATTAGACAACGCTGTATCATCATAGGTAGCTGCAGTCTTAGCGTCCTCAATCGCTTCTGCCACCGTCTTATCAGCAGGGATTGCGCCAAGCTTGGTATTGATAGCGCTAATTGCATCGGTATTAGTCTTTACTTGACCATCCTCAAGTGCCTTGACTGCAGCGGCGGCATCATCGCCAGCTTTCTTAGCATTGGAGATTGCGGCATCCTTACCATCAGCATAATCCTTAGCCTGCTTTAAAATACCAGTTTCGGCATTGTTGATAGCATCAATCGCATCAGCATTATCCTTAACTTTGCCATTTTCAAGAGTGGTTACAGCGGCTGCGGCATCAGTGCCCGCCTTTTTAGCGTCAGCAATCTTGTTAGAAACAGAACCGCCATCCGCCAAAGAATCCTGAATGTCTTTAATACTAGTGGAGTTAGCGGTGACCTTATCGCTTAGCTCAGAAAGCTTTACATCAGATGCAATACCCTTAGTCTTGGCATCGACATAACGACGAACATCAGCAATAGTATTGCCATCAGTGGTTTCAGCATCTGCGTCGCCAATCAATGCGGTCTTAGCTGCATTAACAGTGGATACAGTAGCAGCATTATTAACACCTGCTTTATAGGAGCCATCAAATGTTAAGTTATCTTGCTTACCATCGAGCAAACCCTGCAGGCCAGTAATCTTACTTACGCCAAGCTCAGGAATGTCATCCGCACCGAGGGCCTTGCGCTCAACAGTTACAATACCATTTGCTTCCTTGACTGCGGTAACAAATTGGTTATCAACTGCCACATCGTCATTCTTGAGGTCTGCAACCTTATTGGAGAGCTGCCCCTCGAGATTGGTCTTAACTGTGGCGACCGCATCATCAGCATACTTCTTGGCACCGGCGATTGTTGCCGCACTAGCCTCGTCGCCCACCTTGCCTTCCAATGCTGCCTTAGCGGTATCAACATAACCCTGAGCAGTTTCATTTATAGACTCAACAGTGGCGAATGCCGCATTCTTGAGACCAGCAACTACAACTTCTGCGCCATCAACACTAATGGTGCCATTATTGGAGCCAGAAACAACCTTCTGAACTGCACTATCGGCCTTATCAAGAGATACAACAATACCCTCAGTAAGCATTTCTTTAGTGAGAGAACCATCCTTGACACTAGCGGTTACCTTGTGAGTATCACTAGAGACGTTGACTTGGATGGCGTCATCTGCGCCCGAACCGCCAGTGACATACTCAATTAGGGAGCCAACGTTGACATAAATGGGCTTGGTGCTATTGGCGAGATTCAACTGAATGTAGGTGCCAGCAGTTTCAACGCCTTCAGGGAGATTGCCATCAGCGAGTTCAACAACCGAACCAGATGCAACAACCAAGTCTTTGGGAATATTGATTGCTACGCCTTCATTTACGCCATCCTTGGTTAAATGGTATGTGGCGACGTCGCCTTCAGCAGCTTCGCCATCTTTAACCAAGCTATAAACAGGAACCTTGACATCGGGAATTTCAACCTTGAGACCATCAGTTGCAAGGGACAGCGCATTGCCTTCTGCTTCAGAAATCTTAACTGCTACGCTAGGCTTGGTGGCGCTGCCAGCTATAGTGACGCTTGCATCGCCAGCTTCAATGCTCTCGAGGCGGGCCTTCGCCACTGCCTCAACATCAGCAATTAACTTATATAGACCGGTAGCCTCATTCTCGCCTTCAGCGGCCGCGCCAACAGCTTTTGTGAGATTACCTACTTGAGTTTGTAAATTTGCTACATCAGATGCAAGGTCGCCAGATGCGGTGGTTTGTGCCAATTTAACAAGATCGCCATTCTCATTGCTAATCATGTAAGCTTCGCACTTGCCATCAGCAACTAATGTCAGAACTTGACCAACATAAGCAGTAGCGCCAGATGCGGCATAAGTTTCTAATTCTGTTTTATTATACCATACAGCAGTCGTATCGAGAGGAATAGGATTGCCGCGTTTGATATTCATAGGAAGTGCCATATAGGCAGCATTATTTAAAATAGTAGCCATATTATTTATCCTCCCCTTTTATTAACCAATTGTGACAGCATATTTTTCAGTGCTATCAATAGATGCGGGCTTGTAGACCCAAACATTGTAGGCCGCAGCGGTAAAGCTCTCAGCACCCTCAACCTGAATACTACCAGCCTGCTTGACGAAGCTAGCCGTTGCGTCTGCGTTCATTGCACTAGGCATGAGCACCTGAGTAACCGACATGCTAGTAGGAACAGCAACAACAACCTTCACTGCGCCAGCGCCTGCGCCAAATGTAGTAATAGTTTTCTTACTTGCTTCCTCATGGCTGAGCTTACGGATATTTTCACTATTGAGTTCTGCGTCAGTGGTCATAGGACCATAGAACATGTGGCGAACGCCAACGAGCTTAGCAGATGCCGTAGCAGTCTTAGTGCCAGCAGCAATCTTACCAGTTGCATAGGCATTACCCAAATTGGTCTTAGGAACAGCACCTTCATTGTGAGTGATAGAAACACTCAATTCCTTGGTGCCATCAGCAACAACGTTTTCAAAAGTGCCAGTAGCGCCATCTTTAGTCTTACCATCGAAACTAGCGGTTATAGTGCCGGCAACAACACCAGTGGCAGGACCATAAGTGTAGGAGCCAGTAGACAAAGATGCCGAATATGAAATATTCTTATGAGTGCCGATTTCAAATGTGCCGCTGCCGCTAGTAATCTCCACAGATGCGGCAGGCAGAGTTGTGGCGGGGTTAGCCTCCTTTGCCAAGATGCTAGCCATAAACTCTTCAACGCTCTTACCCGATGCTGCGAGAGTGCCAGAACCGCCGGATGGGGCACCAATCGCGCCAATCGCATTAGTATAGGTAAAGTCATCATCAAAATAAACATTCTTAGCATTGTAGTTGCCATCCATCGCGCACCATTTCTCACCATCATAGGCATAAGCTGTGTGACTGTTGACTTTTGAGCCTGTAGCTACTGCACGCTCAACTATAGCCATATCTCCTTGCGCAGGATTAGCAACGGTAGCGAGCATCTCAGTATCAGTTTCATTATCCTCAACCAATAATACGGAAACTTTATCTTCTGCTTTATCAATCAAAGCCTGAATAGCAGCTTGATCGGCGCCGGCGATTTTTAAATCTTTCCAAGTATGCTCGCCATCGCCAATGCGAATTTCATTTTTTGTGGTATCAATACCAACCTCACCCTTCTTGAGTATCTTGGTGCTAGCTTCCCATTCAGCGGTCGTGCCATTGCGCAAGATAATCTGGGTGGTTAAAGTTTTGTTAGCCATAAATATTTTTCCTCCTTAAAAAATATTAGGGGTCGCCGCCATCGACGATTTCATATCCTTCGTCTTTTAAACAGACAAAATCATTATTATCATCGACTAAATAGGGGGCCCATTGACCATCTATGTTAATTGAAATCACTTCCCCGATATAATCATATTTATTAGCCCAGGTTCGTGCTCCAACCATAGAATTAAATTGGGTTTTTTTGGTAATAGTCTTTAATTGACCATTATCGTCATAGTAATACATTTCAGACCGTTTTGCGTCATCACTAGTTAATACTAGACTCTCACGAGGAATAACGCCACTTTCAATGGCGCCTTGGATACGGTCTTTGTCGCTATACACTACATTGAAAGCCATTGCGCTCCTCCTTATCCGATTGCACTTACTTCATAATAATCATTTACCAATTGAGATTGATAGCCTTCAGCTAATAAAGCAGTAGGTACTTCGCAATTAAATTTGCCACCTCTGATAATCACATTGGCCTCTTGCTCCACAAGAATATTAAATCTTGGTGTAGAACAATAAAAGGTGCCACCGGTAATTACGACATCAGCAATATTAATATTATCGTTTAATTTTCTTGCTCGTAAATTATAGTAATTATCACAATTAAAATTACCTCCATTAATAGTTAGCAATTTACCACAAGTATAGATTGTTCCATAAAAATTACCACCATTAATTTCAACCTAACCATTATCATCATTTTTGACAACATACAATCCACCTAAAAATGTTCCATCATTAATAACTAGTTTAGGAGTCGCTTCATTTTGACCAGTCACAAATCCTTTTGCAGGATCGCTATTGGAATAATCCCAATAACCATTTTCAATTAGACTAGAATATGCTTTATCACAACTCACCAACCCGCCAGTAAATGTCATATTGCCATGATTAACGATTGTATAATAACCATTATCTTTAGAATCTAATGTTCGTATATAATTTCCTCCAGCAATATACATATTTCCACTATTCATAACCGTAGGATTACCATGCTTTTGGCATTCCATAGTGCCTGTGCCGCTTACAGTAAGAGTAGATTGATATCCATTAGTTAAAGGCGTTTCTTTATCATTCTTAATATTAATATTTTTTAATTCAATGCCTGCATTTGTGTTTGTTGGTATTTTAATCACAGAATTAAAATTAGCAGGAATAATAATTAAATCGCCGTCGCTTATATTAGCAAGAGCATCTTCTATAGAATTATATTTAATACCATTCGATTCAACAATTGGATTAGAGGTGCCATCATCACGAATTTTAATTACTTCTACAGTGCCAGGTTTGGCGCCGCCCCCTATTTGTTTCCACTGACCACCACTATAAATATAGAACATATCATCTACTTCGCATATCTCGCCTTCAATAGCGGTTTCAGGCAATACGCCTACCGAACCCAAATATTTAACAACGTCAGCGGGAAGAGTTATATTATCAGTGATATAAGGTAATTCATTCCAAGGTGTTGTGCCATTACCAACTTTTAATTTTCCGGTATCTAATTCAAATCCTGGTTCACCTGGGCCAAGAACCAAATTTTGTTCTGTCCAAGCCGAGGAATCACCACGTTTGAAATAGAATTTAGATTTCATATATACATCAGCCATTATCTCAACTCCTTTCTTTAACCAATACTACCGCCATCCCAAATGTAGGTATTATCGGTGCTAGGATCAGGAGTGTCAGAACCGGATGAGCTACGAGCTAATTTAACCCAAGAACGTTGATTGTTCAACATATATGTGTTAGATGTAGCTATAACAAACGCTGTGCTGCCGGGCACTAATGTAGGATCAACAGTAGGCAATGTGGCGATTTCGCTTTCAGTATCTACCACGAATTGCTTTAAACCATAAACGCGCTCATTATGTTCTCGTGTCATACCATACATAACGTATTAACCTCCTTTAATCTTTTGGGCTATAGAAATAACCCTTTCTAGTATTTTTGAAAATAAATCATGTTCTATGAGCCTCTTTTGTCCAAAAAAATTCCTATAGCGCGATTCAAGGGGAAAACGGCGTGGCGCGAACCGTGCCTTGATGCGCATCATGGCTAGGTGATGAGAACTCAAAGCGAGCCGGCGCCATGGCATAAAAAAATAGTGTGGCGATTAACCACACTATTTCTTGAAATTGGAGAACAAAAATGAATGTATACAGCCCTATATAGGCTATAGTGGCAGCCTCGGGTGGTAACGCTCCACCTCCTCTGGGTTCAAAGCCCAGCATACTCACTTTTATACGACGAGGCTATATGGTCCGAGTGGAGGGACTTGAACCCCCGGCTTCCTGAACCCTAGTGGTAAAAGCAAGATTCGAACTTGCAACAGATTCAACTGACCTCAAGGCGAACCCCTCAAGCAATCCCATTCTGCCATTTTACCAAATCAGGCGCGCTACCAACTGCGCTACACCCGGATATCAGGGTTGATGATTAATCACCAACCCAAACCTTATCGAATAAGAAATCTTCCAATGTCCACTTCTCAAAGAATGGACGATAGGAACGTGCCACATTTTCCTTCCAGGCGGGATACTGAGCAACCATATTTTTATAATATGCCCAAATGTCCCCAGTCTTCGCGTTATATGTATTGCAAATTCTCTGATAATAATCATTCATGATATTTTTAATCTCAGGATTAATATCTTCAGGATGATAATACAAGAAATTCATATAATACAAATACATCAGACAATAGTTATTCAACAATATCTTGAGATACTCACTCTTCTTGGCGGGGTATTTTTCACGCATCGCCAAGCCCGCTTCCATGACACTAAATGCGTAATCTGCAAAATTTTCCTCGGTATAGCGAGGGGAGCTAGTCATGGAACCTATGTTTTGATTCCAAAAGTAAGTATTCTGATCCATGGTGCAATAGGAGCCGCCGCAACCGATGATATGAGAAACTACAAGATTATTAAAATATACATCCTCATGAGTATACAACTCAGTGTCAAATCGTATATTTTTATCAACGAGGAACTTACGATTATACCACTTGCCATGCACCCAAGTGCTATCATTCTTATGGACAAAACCAGTCTCACCAGTGAGCCCATTACGCTCAGTGAAATTACCAATAATCATAGGAATTTCAATCTTAGCTTCAGCAACCTTCTTCTCAACCTCGTCTATAGTATGCGCTACAGCCTGCACAGTGCCAGTAGGAATAACATCATCAACATCAAGAAAACCAACCCATTCGCCAGTCGCCACATCAAGACCCGCTTGTCTAGCGTTGCCGGGGCCATTAGGCAGGTCCAGCGCCACGTCAACAATCTTAATAGGTAATGTCTCAGCAAATTTCTCAGCTACACTCTTGGTTCCATCGGTGCAGTGGTCACAACCAATAATGACCTCCTTGAGAAAATTCTTTGCATCTACGAGGGAACTCAATGCGGTTCCAATATATTTCTCACCATTATATACGGGAATTATAATAGATAAATTCTTTTCCATTTTGTTCTCCTTTTGGATTTATGGCGCCCGATCGAGAATTCGAATCTCGGCGGGTCTTACGACCCCTATCCGCTTAGCAAGCGGACCCCTTCAACCACTTGGGTAATCGGGCATATCTAAATAAAAAATTGTGAGGTAAAAAACAAAACCAATTACTTGGCTCAGGTGTAAAAACTCCTCACAATTAATAGTTTTTGTTCCATATATTTACTAAATATATAGAAAGGGTAGGATATTACGCCAGCCTAAATCCATTTCACAATACATTTTAGGTTCCCCGAACGGCGGTCTTGGGCGCCCAAAGCGCTGGTTGCTCAGTTGGGGATCGAACCCAAATCTTCGGAGCATGAATCCGATATGCTACCTTTACACTACCGAGCAATATATATGGCGTTCTTACGCGACGCCATATTACGCCTTGTATTTAGATGAGTTAGGTCTCATCGCCAGAAATATCTGGACTTCTCATGGACGCACATTTATTCAACATAGTTTTCATAATCATACCTCCATCCAATTACTCAAGGTTTGAGCCTTGAAAAATAAACACTCATTGATAGGCCTTCGCCTTACTGCAACGTATATCTTCACGCATATTCAGACACGGGAGAAAACAAATCTGAGCTTAGCTAACGTCTTAACTAAACTTTTTGCCCTCACTCTTTCGAGCCCAAGCCCCTAGAGGATTGATTACCTCTAACTTTCACGGGATATTCAGAATTTACTTGTTATTCTTCGCAAGTAGAATATCATACTTTTTCTTCATTATTCTTTTGCCTTCCGCTACTCGTTCGCTTGTAGACAGTTATAGTATCATTTCTGATACATCACGGCACAGGTGTTTGTTGGTATTTCCTAGGTTTAATGACGACACCACTCGTTTCACCCTAACTAGGAGAGGCCATCTTTTGTCAAGATAGCTTTCTATTGCACACCCCTGTCCACGGCATCCTTTACATGCGACAACGCCAGCACAACATCTTTACTTTCCACACAAATGGTGTTCAGCATACAAGTCGCCTTGCATACCGCGGTCAGGTTTCCACAAGTATCCTTGTTTCGTTCGGGCACCTCCGAGCGCTTTTCGATGTTTCTCAGCATGGACATCGCATCCATTCTGCACTGAGTTATCAAGTGTTTATTTTTCAAGGTTCAATTTCTATAATTATTATAACAAAATTTTTTATTTTTATCAAATGAGGATTCGCTTTACTTTCGTTTTTATTTATTATACTGACTGCAAATGACTAAGCCACATACTCAATAATGATTGGTGGTAGTTTAAGGAACCCACAAGGAAATCCATCCTCTATGTCAGTTGCGCTATACGCATGGTGATGCCAGGGGGACTTGAACCCAAAAACCATTTTCACCTTGAAAGGGTGAGGACCTAACCTTTAGTCGATGGCACCATATTTAACATTCTTTATTTTTATGTTTTGCTTTTCTTTTGAATGAGCCTTTGCCTCTCTTTGGCGCGATTATCGATCCCCGATTGCGCCACATCAAGAAGTCTTGAAGCTCATCGCCAGTCTTTTTCTTTATTCGTTTGTTCATTTTTCCATTTCTCACTTTCTATAAATATTATATAATATTTTTTTAAAAATGTCAAATGGTTTTTTAAGCTAGCCCGATTTTTTAAGGACATACTCCTTGAGGGAAATCGGTTAACCTCTGAATGCATTCTAGGCGGGCATCTTTTTGTTCTATTCACTAGGTGAGACCGCTCATCTCCGTTGTCAAAGCAATATCTTTTATAGCGCGTGCCTAAGCGCTCGATCGAAGCGATATTTATATAGCAGGTAGGTCGCCACTCCTAGCCTCGCGAAGTATATATTATTTACAAGAGATACCCTCGCGTTAGACCTCTTGGAACCCTCTTTGTGGATAGAAGGCCGAGAACCCGTGGTAGAGATGGTGGGATTCGAACCCACACGCGAATTAACGCATTGGTTTTTGAGACCAACTTGGCTACCGGTTACAACACATCTCCATATTCATGAGGGTCTATGAGGCGGACCCTCAACGCCTTGTAAGAAAGGAATAAAAACACAGAACATATTAGGGAAATAAATCTTTATTATATATATATTATATAATAAAAATTTAATTTTGTCAATTAAGTGAAAGCTTTCCTCGAAAGGAGGTTTACCAACCCGCTGTTTTGCACCTTGCGCTACTGGAGTCGAACCAGATTAACTTGAGGACTCGAACCTCGCTGCACAGTTATGGACTACCGTTGCCCAAATATTGGTGCGCAAGGTGGGACTTGAACCCACACGCCTTTTGGCCATTCTTTCTAAGAGAATGCTGTCTACCTATTCCATCACTCGCGCATATTGCGTATTTTACTTGGCGCCCCAAGAGGAGGATAATTATTAAAAAATCATTTTTCTTTATGTATATATTATATTATAAATTTTTAATTTTGTCAATTAAGAATTTTATTTATAGCCAACAGGATCGAACATTGGCGCGTATGTTTTCACACTATTATGAATAACACTACCTATGTAGATTTCTGCGCCATCGACCTCTTTAATATAGATTCGTGCGGTGTCAGTGCTGACTGCGCCACGTCCTCTAGGTCTAGTAATTCTTTTGGCTGTCTCCTCAATCTGCTTCATGTCACAAGTGTTCAATTCTATACGACTCTCGCTACCTATAATAATGAATATAGGGGCACCATTTTTGAGTATTGGATTGGTATCTATGATTCTACCCTGCCACTTGATAATATACTCACTATGTATATCAGTAATTATCAAATGGGATTTAATCATTACTGTGTCTTGAATAATCATGGCTGTAGACCTCTGAAAAAGTTAAAGACATCATTATCGGCTTGGCGCGTTACGATATCTTCTGAGCGAGGTGCGGCATTAGACTTGTGGCCAGGATGTTGTTCGCGCCAACACGCTAGGAAATGTTTTCTAATGCCTTCCTCGCTATTAAATTCTCGTTTACATTCAGGACAAATATACATATAACATATACTCCTTTATTTCTTATGTATATATTATATCATATATTTTTATAAAAATCAAATAGGGAAAATTAATCTACATCGCCCAAAACTATTGGCGTGAGTTCTTCAACATAGTCAGCATAGAACCAACTAGTCCAAGGATTATGAAGACCATGCTGAGCTTCTGCAAGCTTACTATTATACTCAGCAATATCCTCCATCAGTTCGGTCATACCAATATTGTTATCATTGAGATACTCCTTTTGGTCAAGACGATACTCAAGTATCTCTTTTTCTGCCTGATAGCCCGCCAATTGGCCCTCAGAATTAGCATGAGCTATAATTATTCCAATGCAGCATCCAATGCTTGCAATAATACTAAGAGCGCCTAAAGACAAACAAACTATACCTATAGCATCACACCATTCATGCCTACTATTTAGACAATGAGCTGATATAATAAAACATAGAATAGCGCCTACTATACAAAATATTGTAATTAACATCCGAATTTACCCCCATTCATCATTAGCATGAGCGGCAGAAGATTATTGTCAGTATTTTTATTATTTATTAGGCACATAAGCATAATAGGGTCAATTGAATCGCGATTTGTCATTAACATTAAAGGCAGTAAATTTGAGTCATTATCCATAGAACCACTAAGCAACATAAGCATCCACAGACTACCAAAAGGATTATCTTCGGAAGGAGAACTAGTGGCCACCAAATCAGTGTCTAAAATAGAAATAATTTTTGTACAAAAATCAAAATTAAAAGGAGATTTGGCTGGTATAATACTCTTACGTTCGCCAGAATAGATATCAATGACATCCAGCGACTTCTCAAATACCTCAAGAACGAACATAGGAACCCTATTGTGGATAACAATATCGCCATCCTTAATATCCTTGATCGCCACAGGCATCTTATACATCAGGCCATCGCCACTGAAATTAAGAATATCAACATTCATAATATTCTCATTAACTTTGTCCCATGCTACATAGTTGCCATCCTTGTTTTTAATAGCAAGACCATACATAGACATGCGAACGCTATCTCCCTTGATCGGGCCAAAATCAAAATTAAATATCTTGTTCTCCATCGTTTTATTTTCCTTGATTTCAGATTTATTTTCTATAACACCATATGCATTAATTGCATAACTAGTAGTTAAATCGCTTGAATTAATTATCATACCACCAGGGTTCCAGGTAGCTGTATTTGTATGCCCATTATAATTAGTAGCAGCAGTAGTAGCCGTATCATAATTTATTGCCAAACTTATCTCATCCTCCTCAGGAATATGAACTATATATGTGGCTAAATAGTCACCAAATTGCCGTTTGCCAGATGCCGTAGTTTCATCAACACCAAATAAATAAACCGCAACACAATCCCCATTCTCGTCGAAGCATTTAATATAAAAATCCTCTGTATCTTTTTCATAATTCATTTCTATATTAATGGCAGTCATTAGCGATTTCCACTCTGAAAATCGTATTCGGTCATAATTATTAGTATCGCGAGCCTTCTGGCGAAAATCCTCCATTATAGCACGCCAATCCGCCTGAGTAAATCGCCAACAATTATTCATTTATAATCTCCTGCCATGAGGATTCAATGTTCTTAGCAGATAACCACTTCGGCGCATTATAATGCTTATATTCTGAATCAATTACCTCTTGGATATATTCATCAAGCTTGCTATCAATATATTCTATCTGCTCTGCATCAGTCTCATTACGAGTAAATGCCACATAGTAATCCTTACTATAGTAACGAGGATGACAGTTTACGCAAAATAAAATATGATGGATGTCAAGCTCATGATCTAGCAAATCTTCTTCATACTCGTCAGGGATTGATGCTTGTGCAAAATCATAATCCCAAACAACTTCATGAATTTCATGCAATGGAAAAAATCCATAACTCTCATGGATATTATAATCCACAAGTGCCATAGTCGCCAAGCACTCATTCGCTGAAAACTCTTCCTCGCTAAAACAACTATCAAGGGCTTTGGAGCCGCTAATAGTAATAGGCTTCGTTCCATCTCCCGGATCGAGGGAAAAGTTCCCCTGACCCTGATCTAGATATTTGCGTGCTTTATCTATTATGTTGCAATAATTGTCATACATGGATTGCGACATTAGCTGAAATCCCTTATATTTTCCGCACTTGAAACTTATTAGAAACATTAACGACTCCTTTCTATAATATATTGCTCAAGAACGCTCATAGCCTGCTCTACAATGTCCAGTTCGTCATTAATAAACACACCCGACCAGTCAAGTGAGTCAATGACAGCATCCAGGCGCTCCCAAGCATTCATAGCCACCTCATTTGAAATTTTCATTTTTATTTCCCCTTTTCACTTTCTATAAATATTATATAATATTTTTTAATAAAAATCAAATGGGGAATTTTATAATAAACTTATGCCACATAGGTCAAGGTAATTGTGAGAACAGCCGAAACAATATTTACAATAAACCAAATGATTGCGCTAGCGCAACCTATATAAGTAAATATCTTGCCGACTTTCTCCCAATTGCCATAGTGAAACATATACATCATACTGCCGCACCAAGTGACCAGTAGTATAGCACACAGAACCAGTAGACTAATAGTGGGGGACATTATCACACGCTCCTTTCATTGTAATTGACACAACACCCCTCGTTGCGCTGGCAACCGTATTCTTTATCATAACATTTACAACCTGCTTGGCAGGTAATTTTCTCACGCTCGGGATTGCGCGCCTGAGTAGTCATAATCATATTACCTTGGCGAACTTGGCACGGGATCAGCTTTGGGAGAGGTGAGGCGTTGGTCTTATACTCGCAGACCTGAGCTTCGTCACATTCATTACAAGTGCCGAGTGCTGCCTGACACTGAGGGCATACAAATACTTCTTTATCAGTCAGATAGATAAATGCCTTTTCAGGCCCCATGACGCCACAGCTAGCACATACTGCAAGATGATTAGCATCAATAAACTGAGGACAACTATCGGTATCAGGCCTAACTTCCCACTTAGTCAACTTGCAACTATTGACATCGGGGTCTTTCATAGCACAATTTTTGCATTTATGTAAATTCATTTATTCTTCCTTTCTGCTGCATGATTAATAGTAATGCGATGGAGTGAGTCTACTTTAGATGTGAGTCCACGCTTCATGAGCTGATTTAGATTAACAGGAGTATAATTTACATTCATAGAGCATACATTCAAATCCTTATCAGTCGGCGGCGTGAGATTGTGAATATGCCCGTGAATAGAAAACATACCATCTATTTCTATTGGCTCATGAGAGAGAATGAGTTTAGGCCCAATGATCAAAAGACCAGGGTATACTTCGTCGCAAAGTTGATTGTCCATAGTCGCCACCCACTTAGTGAATGGCGCATGAAAATCGTAGACCTTTTCCACGATGACTCGGTAGTTAGGATAATTCTGCGTCATTTCCATGTAGACTTCATCCCTTGTCCACTCTTCAGCATCGAATGTTCGCTGGAATTGCCGACGCTGATAGTTAGACCTGCCTGTGTCATGATTGCCGGTAATCAGAACCTTGTAGCCGCGAATATCCTTGAGCCAACTAGGTTCGCCTATATCGCCCAAGAAAATAATCGTATCTTTGCGGCCGACCTTTGAGTTAATAAGACGAACCTGCTCCTTATCAGTGGGCTTATGGACTAGCCCTGACTCTTCTTCAGTCTCGCCAAAATGCGGATCTGAGAACAGCCAGATAGTCTGATCGCCCCACCGCTCATTAAATATATCATACAGTCCAGTTACCATGCCATTCTCTCCATGATATCAGTCGCTTCCCGCTCAGTGGTAAATATGGGGCTTTCATCCAGTGGCTCGAAATAGATACTAATTATTTCATTACCATACCATGCTTCAGCCCACCCGCCGGCATCTTTCATGGTCTTTGCATGAATAAAACCACATTCGGTGCGCTTACAATTTGCATCTTCATCGTATATTTCTGCTTTAAAATACATCATATATTGTTCCATAATATCCTCCTTACTGATACAAATAGATATTTATCGGCATCGGCTCACATTTCCACTTAATGCGCGTGGCGAAGTCAGGCACACCATCACAAAAACCGGCGCCAAACCATCTTTTGAGATAATCGACATATTTGCGAGTCTGGCGATCAGCCGCATTCTCATTCTTTATCATATAGTCTCTATACCACTGGATACGTTCGGTGTAATTTCTCATAGTATCAAATCCTTTCGATTAATATACTTGAACCATTATATGCAACTGAGGTAGCTCGCCCACGTGTGAAGGAAACAATTCATAAAACTTCATAATCTCTTCGGGGTGCTCTTCAATGGTCGGCGCTTTGGTGCCGGGGGTATAAATGGTGTCCTCATCACAAGAAAATGCATAGTCGCCATAGACATAGACATAATCGCTGTGGCCGCCCCACCCATTCTGACAAATGAGCGTCTCGTAATCCACTAGCTCATCATAAATATCGCCATCCAACTCGCGCACTTCATCATTACTGATTATCCAGCCACAAGAAACAACAGCACGATATTCAACACTCATTTTTATTTCCTCCTTTATTCTTTATATATATTATATTATATTTTTTAATAAAAATCAAATAAGGGATGCTAATTATTAGCATCCCTTATTTTTAATACTTGAAATCCATATTAAATGTTTGCTTAAGGCGCTCAATATTCAGCTTTTCCTCCTCGGTTATCTCAGTGGTATTAAGAACAGGCTTAGCGACCGAAACTAGACCGCCCTGCACAGACCAATCAAAATCTCCGCCTTGAGAAACACTGTCAACCGTGCCCACAAGTGTCTTAGGACACGTCAACGCCACAGCAATCTGCACTCGCTGAGAACCGTCCTTGGCCCAAATATAATATTTGCCATTATATTCACCAATCCAGTCTTCGCCAAATGCCTTAGCCATGACCTCTGCCACATGAGCCTTTGCTATACTACCTCTTACTGCCATTACTCATCTTCCTCCGAATCATCTATCCAATCCCAGCAATCACGACAGAAATAACTATCACAGCTGAGACGATATTTTGCTAAATCATAAAATACCAGTTCGCCGCAATTGGCACAAAATACAGTTTCTTGCTCCATGCATTGCTCACAAACATAGTTACCATCTTGTGTCTGATATACTTCACTTATTGGTTTTCTATATCCGCAACAATCGCACACGAATATATCCTCCCTAACTTGAATACCATAATCGCATTCACAACTAAAGCATAGAAAAGTATCTGCGCCAGCGGGATATTCCTTACCGCAGTGCAAACAATGAATTGGTTCACCTACTACAATTGGCTTATCTGCCCAACCCTTATGCCACACATTCAAGTATAAACTTGATATCAATGCATCATTAAATTGACCGGTATGTGGCGCATTCTTAGTTTGATTTTGCATATCATTAATTATATCGGTCGCCCAAGGGGCAGCGCCAAGTGTAAAACCAGTAGTATTCCAAGGCTGAGATAGCTCATGGTCTATGATAGGCAGAATATCTTGTGCGGTGAATGGATACTGACGACTTGCTATTGTGGCGCCATTGCCCATATAGAACAGAACGCGCCATTTTTTGCTATTCCAAGGGACTGATTCAGGGAAATTGGGCAATTTATATTTTGAACCGCTCGAATCTCTAATATAGCACACAACAGTGCAAGCATCGGTCATGTAATTCAAATTGCCCAACCGATAATCCCCATCCATAGCATGGCAAGAACGCCAATTATATGTTGTCTCACTAATGGACAAATAGTCAAGTGGATGCACTGAGAACACCAATGTTCCACTGATCTTGTCCTTTTGGATAATACGACTTGCCTCAGTTCTTATCTCCTCAAGCTTGTCTTTATCCTCTATAAAATATCTAAATGCCTTAGTTATTTTCATACCCTCTTTGATTCCTTTGGGGTAGCCATCCCATTCGCAAATGAATGGAATTTTATTTTGAAAAAATGAATGTCTGATTGTCCATACGAAATCGCTGAGGTCATAAGCATGATATCTTCTTTCTAGCCACTCGCAAAATTCGAGAACTTCTTTATCTTTGTTCTCTTGGCTCAAACCAAATGTCATAGGTTGTGGCGCCTCTAGCATGGGGCCGCCCCACATATCGAGCCATTTCTTTTTGTTTTGCTCCCATTCGGTTCGCAACTCTGTCAAGTCGATACTCATATCATCACAATACTCTTGCGAGTAACGAATTACTGACTCTACATTTTCCCAAATCTCATTATACAATGTGGCGACCTCCGCATTCCGGACATTTGTCGCCAGCTACTTCGACTTCATAGAACTCGTGACAATTGTCGCAATAGTCTACATGATCAGGCATGCAATTGAGGCACACCTTTTTCATTTCTCTACCCTCTTGGGTATACTCTTTAGGGATAATCATTGCAGTTGAATAGGATGTGAACCCGCCGCAATAAGAACAATTACAAGCCCCAAATTCAGGCGCCGCCGCCATGTATTCATATCTCTCGGCATTCTCTGCATCTTCAAGCATCAGCGCCACTTTGTCAAGCGTTTCCAGCATCCAATGAACAGTGAGCATTTCTGCAAGGCTATGCTCATTCTGATAACCAATAGACAGGTTAACGCCAGCAATGCCCCAAGCGGGACATAGAATACTAATGTCACTGAATGTGCCGTGGGCAGTCTCAAATCCAAAACTTTCTACATACTTAGCGAATGGCACATTGACGCAATCATAGAATACACAATCTTTGGCGTTGGCACGATCAAGTTCAATAACATACTTAAACTGCCTCGGGTCTATAATATTGTCTTTAACCGCATTAATGGAACCATGACCGCCAATTTCTTCATCTTCTACGAATAGAATGTGGGGGCGAAATTCGTAACATGAGATGAGCCAAATAATACCGAATACGCCAGCTCTATCATCCGCGCCAAGTCCAGTGACGCCGCCCCAAATTACATTCTTTTCTTGGTCAAAATAAATTCCTCGATTAGGAACTTTAAAAACAGTGTCCAAGTGAGCAACCAAAAGGACAGGAGTTGTGCCTTGAATATATAAATACTTTTCTTTATTTATTACTGCTCGTTGTCCATACATATCTGAGAATATATCTTTTAATCCTTTGTGTAGTTGCTTTTGGTTCATCCGACAAATATTCTCGAATATTTCAAATTCACCTTCGGTAAACGTCCTCAATTTATTACCCACTTTCTATATCATTTTATAATAATATTATATCATAAAATAATTAAAAAATCAACTTTTCTCTTTTTGCGCGTTATAGTATCGCAATGTGGCGCCGCTGGCTGTCTTGAGCGCGTTCTCACAGAAATGACAGCGACCATCTATTTCGCATACTTGACCACATTTAATGCGACGTGGCGCCATTGGTTCAATAATACCTGATTCAAATGTATCCGTAGGGCAATCAGGTATTACCATATCAAGTGATGCAAGCCAACGCTTATCCTTAGAATAAATCTTATATAGCGTCGCTTCTGCATCAGGTGTCTTGCCCACGAAATACAAAGTATCTATGTAATCCTCATATTCATCTATTTCCTTGGGCAAAATCCATGAATCATGGGCAAAACTGGCAGATAAAATTCCCAAGTCGCTACCTTTATTAGGACACGCTCTTACAGGGACGCCGAGCGCCTTGACCTTATCCAGTTGAAAGAACAGCGGAGGCGCGACTACGATATAGGCGGCGCCAAGTTCTTTTAGCGATCTAACCTCTTGGAATGAGGTTACTGCATAACGATAGAAAAATGGTATTTCCATCTCAGCGCACATTTTCAAAGCATAGGCATGCGCCACACAAACCATGATTCTATTGGGGAACGCTTCGCTTAGCGCCTTGAGACCATCCCAGTCAAATTCATCAATAGGCTCCGGCACAATTATAGTGGCATTGGGATAACGTCCAGCGATCATGTAGACAGAACCGAAATCCTCTTTGGTGATAGCTATCTCGTCTGCCTCATTGAGCAGGGCCGGCCCCACATTACTATTTAAACAATATTTCATTATATCACTCCGATAGCTTTTTCTTTTATTATATCATACTACCATAAATATGTCAAGAGGGTAGCTTAAAATAGCTACCCCCAACTATTTATATTAAATTAAGCCCTTGCGTATGCAACCAACTTACGAGCCTTGGTGCCAGCTTCCTTATCAGCAGGGATGGAAACCTCGCTCTTAACGGCCTTGCCAGCCTTGGCGAGCTTCGAGCAACGGTTGGAAATCTTAGCGTTAGTCAGCTCGTCATTGTCCAGAATCTCGAGAATCTGACCAATAGTCATAGGCACATCAGTGAGAATATCATAGATGGTATCGGTCAGCTCGTCGAGTGCCTCCTTGCGGGCATCAGCCTTCTCCTTGGCCTTAACAGACTTGCGGTCAAGCGCATCAATCTGCTTCTGGCAGAACTCAACAAGCTCATCGGTAGAAATTTCAGCCTCAGCGCCAGTCAGAGTTGCGATAATTGCGGTGTAACGATCCTTGTTAGTAAACTTTTTCATAATTTTTTTTCTCCTTTTTCATTTCTTTAATTAATTTTATTTCTTTCTTTAACTTACAAATATATTATATTATATTTTTTAATAAAAATCAACTGGGGAATTAATTTGCTCAGGTATTGTGTGGCGCCATATAAGATTTGCGCTCACGATACCAAGCCAATTCATGATATTTTTTATAAGCTTCTACTTGCTGTTCAAAATTAAGAACTTGCCCACTGACATCAGCATAATGACTTTTACCTCTCGCCTGAATGAATTTATCATCATCTTTGACAAATCCAAAAAAATTAAGCAGATTATCATTCTGTGCTATTTCCTCAAAAGTATAGTAATAAATAGCTGGAAAAGCACTCATACATCTATAGTCAACCGTCATATGAGGAGTGAGTTCAAATTCACTTATGAGTTCATCATAGGTAGCATGATTCATTACTGCTCGATTAAGGTAATCATTTATCTTATATTTAGGGCCAAAAGCTGTATCGACAGTAGTATCATCAAGGGCCGTTTCATGATCCATGAGGCAGAACTGGATTGCGTCAGTGCGATAGATGTCTTCATCCGTTATATCATCATGAATATAGATGTCATTATAACATTCAGAACAATAAGGGTTACTACCATCATAGTTCCAATAGACATCATCATTATTATAGATAGAACAACCACAGCAACAACATGTTTCAACTACATAGTCACCACAATTACCACATACTACCTGATTACTCTGTGCTTCATAGGAATTAATCAGAGTGCCGCAGCACATACAGTGGGGCTCGCCACTATAATTAATATATTTCCTATTAAATTTGTTGGCCATCCACTCGCCCACAAGCTTCTTATTGTATCTCATAAGATGACCCTTTTGATTCCTATAGGTGCCAAAATCATTATACATGCCATTGTCATTAGTTATAAATTTAATCTCAAGACTACCATCATTAAAATAAGTTTGATAATTCCAATAAATTTCTTCCTTGTGGATGCTGCCCATCAACTCTTCCAGCTTATCCATGACAACTTTAGTAAATTCTTCATTATCATAGGGATATGCTTTAACCTCAATATTAAAATCAGGCTGCACAATGAACAATTCACGCCATTTCTTACTATTCCAGCAGTAATTTGGGTCATTACTAATATGATAGTTACCCCACTGAAATTCTCTATCGCCCTTGAGGTAGGCACACACAACCATAGGTGAATTCATCATTTCTACGGTGCCCAGGCGATAGTCACCGCCTTCGTCAGAGGTCCAATTCATGCAACTATCCCAATCATAATCGTTGTCACTCATGGTAACATAATCCATAGGATGAATGGAAATACACATAGTTCCCTTGAGAATCTTTTGATTAGTAATCTGGGACATCTTAATACGAAAATTTTCAAATACTTCATCACTTAATGGGCAGTTATGTATCAGCTTACCAAGAGCACGGAAATATTTCTCTCCCTTGTGGAAAGTGACTTCCTTACCAGTTTCTTTATTCTGCACCTTATAACCTTCCATCCAGTCGGGGAGAACATTAGTTGCAATTATCTCGGTATCGTTGAAAATAGCGCTAGGCCATGCTTCATGATTATGTATGGAATTATTTTCTATTGCACCTTTTCCACCTGATAATGGTTTCCAATAGGTATCGAGGGCTGTGAACATTTCACAATAAGCAGGATTAACCACATCATAGCCATAGATGGCCATATAACATTCATCGGAAATGTCGGACAGGAGACGATGATACTCAAATGGAAAATCTACTATCAACTGGTCGCCAAGAATGTGATAGAGGTCTACCTTGGCGCGGGCCCATTCTGCGAGAACCTTGTCTACATCCTGGCATTCTATATTGGCGCCAGAATATATGTTTATGTAATTTTTCAGTCGAGTCTTGTCTTGTTCACTCAGAACGTCTCTTAAATCCATAAATCAGACATCTCCTTTATCATCTTTATGTATATATTATATTATATTTTTTAATAAAAATCAAATAAAGTCATTATTAGCTGCCAAATATGCCATTACATCTATATCATAGCATCCAATAAATCGCTCTAATTTTCCCTCGGAATATAATTTAAGCATATTTTCAAGAGAGAATGGCATATTAGCATTATCTCCAATAAAATGAGTGTAAGGCAGGTATGCATCTCTTGATGCGCACGACACACTGAGACCCCAAGGGCATAAATGACGAAACTCGGTTATATCTTCTATGTTGTAATACCATTTGCCATTTTTGAAATGAGGCAGATAACCAATAGGGAATGTATTGTGGTCAAGAAATAGGCGTGATGTTTCAGTATAGCTAGAGACGTCAGTAGGCTGTGGGTTGTCTTTTTCCCTTGCAAGGTAAACGAGTTTACAATTCTCTTTTAATAGACGAGTGTGCGACCAATAACTGGCTAGATCATCTATATCATTTTTAGTCGTGTCTATAAAAGAATCAGACCGTATTTTTGGCCGGCATGCTTCTTTGCCGCAAAACATTTTCCCACCAATCTGAATACCCAGATTCAAGTCAGTAATATCACATCCGCATTTTGCGCAATGCCCTATCACATTTGGCTTGCGACATTCTTCACAAAGCAAAATATGTTCATGATGCAAATCAATCAGGGGCTTGCCGCAGTATGCACAAGTCGCCACGCCACTATAATTGAGACAATAGTTAGGGTCTATGCCCTCCTTGCGCACGCAGCCCCAATGCTCATCGCCATCATTCTCATAAATGTCATTATACATTTTATCCGTAGTGAAATCGAAACTGCATTTACCCCACGAGTAATTATGGTATTCGTAGGGGCAGATATACTCAGGTTCATTGAAATAACCATTGGGATAGAGGTCACGAATCATACTGAGAGCTTCCTTGGTCAGAGTGTCATTGTGGTAGGGGTAGGGCTTGATTTCCATTATTAAGTCATCATTAACAATGAATAACTCGCGCCACTTTTTGCTATTCCAAGCGTCGGCGCCAGGTATTTTAAGACTATGATTTTCAGATTCAAGATAAGCACATACTACGCAAGGAGAATTCATCATTTCTATCGTGCCCACTCGATAACAGCCATCGGTGCGCCATTTCATACAGCTATCCCAACCGCAATCATTATCACTCATGGTCATGAAGTCCAAAGGGTGAATAGAAATGCAGAGTTTGCCCGTGAGCTTGGCATCGTTCATTACCTGACTTTGAGCGATAAGGAAGCTTTCTATGGTATTATGATTAATGTTTAGCTTTTTGGCGAGGTTAGCTATGGCGCGTGTTACTTTCATGCCCTTTTTGGCACTATAAGTGGCATCAGAGTTGGGTATAGTGAAGGTATAATCGAAGGGGCACTTGTTAGCAACGAGATTTTCCTCGAAGAACATTTCAATGATGCGATTCTGAGCTTCATACTTAGGGAAGTTCTTGACCATGGCGTAACGAAGGTCGTTATTTTTGACTACTCGCTGATACATATCTTGTCTAATATCGTAAGAGGGCTTGTAATATTCAATATTTTTTGATATAATAAATTTGTTGCCAAACAGGTGATAGAGCCATTGCTTGGCGCGATCCCATTCCACCAGCATAGGTTCCACGTTAATCGGGGCCGGCGCCACAGTATATCCCTTTGCGTTTTTATCAAGTTCCGCATAATTCGCCACCCACGCCAAAATTCGTTCTTTGTCCTGTTGGGTCAAATCATTAATCATTTATGCAAGCCCCTTTCATTTACTTTATATAAATATTATATAATATATTTTAATATAAATCAAATAGGGATAACTATACCTATGTATAGTTATCCCTATTCTTTATTATTATGGAGGTTTTAGTTATAAATATATTATATCAAAAATTTTTTTATTTGTCAAACCCTATACATTACTACCTTTTGGAGATAGTCGAATTCGGCGTCGGTTAGATCGTCCATAGAACAACCACAATAGGTGTGACATAGGGCTTCTTGAACTTCTTCTTGGTAGTTATTGGCGGCGCCACGTATAGCTAGTCCTAATTGATAGACATTATGTTTAGCTTCTTCGCTCATAGCGTAGCAATTAAATGCATCATAATCATTAGCATACCAAGGAGGGGTAATACCCATTATTCGTCCTCGCTTTCTTCTTCTACTACCTCTTCTACTTTTTGTAGAGTTTTTACTAAATAATATAACGTCTCAAGCTCTTCTTCCGTAAATAAATGGAAATATTCAATTTCTTCTGGCGTGAATTTATCAGCAGTGGAATTGAGATATTTATACCAAGTCTCTGTCTTTTGGAGACTATTGTGGACTATACTAGTGGTTTCATCCAATAGAACTTTAAATTCCTCAACACTGACTTCCATGAGTTTGGTAGCCCACCATGCCTCTATAAGGGCCGCCATATTTATAATGGCGAATACCCATGCTGGTAGGTCCAATAGTAATGAAACTATTGTGGCGATGCCGATTAAAAATACTGCTATCAATTTTTAACCTCCTGACATCTGGTGAGCCAGGTCTGTTGACTATTGCGCCAGATCTTATGCTCTTTTACCGTGCCCTTAATGTGGCGCTGACTGCCCACTTCCCATGACTTGCTATTGGTTTTCCAGATGAACTCATTCTCATTGGCATCTACCATTACATGGAGGGTAGACTTACCCCAGACAGTTTCTATGGGGATGGCTTTGGCGACGGTTAGATCAAGGGAGAGACGATCACCGACTTCGCCCACATAATGCGAGGGAGTTGCGGGATATTTGAGGGCTTCTACTGCTTCCGCCACTTTATCTTCAGGGAGGAGAGTGCCATCTTCATTGCCCACGAGAGACCAAGAGAGGGTTATCGTAGTGAGGTCGTCAGGCAAATCTGAGGGAACGGTCTCGGTCGAAATTATATACCAACCCCATATTCTATGATACCGTGCGTTGGACATATTGAGATAATTTTCCCAATCTTCTATGGGGCCGGTTATGAGAGTAATAAACCCATTTTTAAATCCAAGAATATCTTTGACTATTGGCGCCGAGGGTCCAGATGGTGCGATCTCAAGGCTGGCGCCGCCACTTTTAGGCAATTTATACATAGATGAGTATTCTTTGTCAGTATACCATCTGACGGTTTTCAAGGAGCCGTCCTTTTTAATATTTACATAGTTGCGCCCATTATCAATGAATGGTTCGCATAGTATCTCATATTTCTGATAACTTTTCGCTACAGGCATCAGTTACTTCCTCCACTTCACGCAAATTTTCTATTGTTGAATTATATTTCTGAATAGCTAATCGTCTTAATGAGCCGGGACTTGGCGCAGTGATAATTACTGTGCGACCATTAGATAGCTTACATTTGAATTTGCGTTCGTTCATAATTTAATGCCTCCTTTATTCTTTATAATAATATTATATAATATTTTTTATTATTTGTCCAATAATGGGAATAAAAATTGGAAGCGCGCCATAGGTCTTGAAAAATCTAAATTTTTTTGTTATAATATAAACAAAGGAGATGATTAAATGTTGTTTAATAGAAGTATGATAGCTGGTATATTGATAAGCATTGGCGCCATGGCCTATTTATCTATTGGCGGAATGGCGGGTGCTGTAGCATTTTCTGTAGGATTGATTGGCGTCATTATACTTGGCGTAGAATTGTTCACTGGTAGAATGGTATTGGAGCCAAAAGTGAAGAACTTGGGAATTATTTGGATAGGTAATTTTGTAGGTTGCGCCATTGGTTCGCTGTTAAGTAAGCCTTGGGTAGGAATCGGATTGGCCAGTAGTGCAATTATTGAGGGGAGACTGGCGACGGGCGCTTTGTGCGTCGGTGTATCGGCGGTCTTGTGCGGATTTATGATGGCCTGCGCCACGGTCCCTCATGCTCTTGGTTGGGGTGATAGGATAGGTAGATGGTTGTTAACTATTGCTTGTGTTACTGGGTTTATTATGATTGGCGCTGACCACTGTATTGCTGATACTTTCTATTGGTTTAGTAGTAATTGTGGGTTTGGCAGTATTTGGATACCTTTGGTCGCCACCATTGGTAATTATGTCGGTGGTTGGTTATTTAAATTGGGTGTATATGAAAAAATAGGTTAGTCGTAATTGACTAACCTATTGGCTTTATGCATTGAATATTGCATTGAGCATATCGCTGAAATTGGTCTTATTATTGAGACCAAGAGTCTGAAGGTATTTGTATGATTTATAGAGGGTGAGAACATAATCGCCCACATCCTTGGACTCGGGAAACATTTTAGCGAGAGTGCCGGATTTATAATCGCCAATAGATTCGACGAGGAAGGTATCAATAGCCTGCGCCAAAGTTTCACTTGGATCGTGGAATGGATTGGCGTTAGGGAAATTAATGGTATCAAGATAATCAGCGAAATCATCGGGATGGGGGAACCATTTATAAATTTCTCGACCATGATAATTTTTACGAGTGCGCGTGAAGTAGACATCCACAAGTTCAGCAATGTTGGTGAGGAGTTGAGGGGTGGTTTCATCATGGTCGCGGTTGTAATAGCTTTCGAGTATGTAGGTGATTTCTTCGGGAGTGATTTCTATTTCAGTATTATCATGAGTGAAATACCAATAGTCGTAAAATGCGCTTTTAATGCGTTCGATTATGGCATCGAGGGTATCAGGATTAGTAGTGTTATCGGCACAAATGATACAGATATCATCGGAATAAAGGGAATCCAGTAGTTCAGTAATGTCCTCGATGGAGTAGTGGCTAGTTGAGTCATTATATTTGTCGGTATAATACTTAGCTATTGCGGCATGGATATTGGCGGCGTCCTTGGCTACTAGCGCATTATGTCTAGCCTTCTCGGTCTCAGAGCTGGCCTTCGCCAAGGTCTCGTCGAGTTGAGAGGCTATTTCGCTTTTGGTATATCCTTCGTCAAAGAGGGAGAGGATTATAGATTCAAGGTCATTCATATTTATTAGTCCTTTCTATTTATTTTTTTATTTCTATTATTATTATATAATATTTTTTTATAAAAATCAACATTTGAATAAATTGCTGGGATTTTAGACATCTATTTGTCATGAAGCGCATAGTGTGGTTTATGCTATTGTGTATGAAGGTAAGATTAAGTATGTTGGTTGTTCTAATAGGTTTGAGGCACGTCGGCGCCGACATAAAGAGAAGAGACCATATTTGACTGATGATAACTTTATTATTATGTATGACAATGTGGGGAAGAATTTGTTTGCAATGGAGAGAGAATTGATTCGTATCCTATAGCCTGAGTGGAATATTATGGGTTGTTAAAAAAAGTTGTTAATAATGTATTTAAAAAATTTTGGACAAGTTATATTAAGGTATTGGGTGTAATTTTTATAATATATAAAGAAAGGTGGAAAAGTATGATGAATTATCTATAAGTAATTAAAAATGTTAAGTAAAAGTGTTAAAAAAACTCATCACTATTTAAAAAGTTAAAAAAGACGACATCTATATAAATTGTTAAAAAAGACGACATCTATATAAATAGTTAAAAAAGACGACATCTATATGAAAGGAGTGAGAATTATGTTGGAGATTCAACCGAATTCGCGGCAAATTCCTAAGTCTAAAGAAATATGTGCCAATAAAAAATATAATGATATTTTATATGCTTATTTATAGAATGAATCTGTTATGGAGAAAATTAGTGGTAAGAGATATTTTTCTAAAAAAGTGATTAATTTTTCTAAATTAGCTCATGAGTTAAATATGAGTCGCCAAACTTTATCTACGAAATTTAAATATTTGTAGGAGTTAGGCTTAGTAGCCGAACGAGATAAGGATACTTATTGGTTAATTAAATTAGAACCTAATTTGGCTGCTTTAGTTCCTAACAAGACAGTAAAAATTTTATGTGATACTTTGAATGAACGCACTATTTCTACTTATGTTTATTTATTAAATTGTTATTATGCTAATGGATGTAATCCTTTTTAGTTTAAGTTGGATTAGATTAAGGCTTTTGTAGGATTAAGTTTGAAGAATAGAGATACTAATGATACAATTACTAATATATTGTATGTATTAGAGAAATTGGGGCTAATAAAATATTCTTTAACTACTTATGTCCAAGAGAAGGATGTATTCTAGAATATTAAGACAATTTATTAGATAGATTGGATGACGAATGTTGTAGAATGAGTTGTTAAAAAAGACGACAGCGTGGAAGTAATTAAATTGTTAAAAAACCCTTATCCTTATAAATAGAATAGGGAAACTGACAATAGAGGGGTGTGACCCTTACTTGGTTATTATTTTAATAATTATTACTTTATCTTTAATAGGAAAATTTATTCTTGCTACGCAAGAATAAATTTTCTCCTAAATTATTCTATCGCTATGCGATAGAATAATTTAGGGTTAATATTTTCTTTTATAAGTATATGGTAACTTTATTACTTAATAGTCTAATCCCCTTTGCGCTATCGCGCAAAGTGGCTCATCCAATTAAGTAATAAAGTTACCGGGCCGCTCGTTCGTGGATAAAAGTGTTAAAAAAATTTTTTGAGGAAGTAAGAAGAATGATAGAAGGGTAAAAGATAAATTAGATTAGTAGAAGTAAATTATAAATAAATAAAAATTGAATTATAGTATAGTATTAAAAAATTTTGATGGAGATTAAAAACTGCGATATGAGGTGACCAGCTTTGTATCCCTCGAAGCTATAAACATCCCATATTCGTATCCCAAATCGAGACCAAAATTTCATTTCAAAAATTCATTTAAAAATTTGACATAAAAAATAAATTATGTTATAATATAAAAAAAATAAAAATTAGGAGGAAAATTATGGAAGTTAAACTTGAAAAAATTCCTAACACTAAAGGTCACAAGCTAATAATTACATTTACTGATGGTAAAGAAATCTACACTACTATTAGAGGTAACGTAGGTGAGTCTACTATGAAGAACTATGAGATTGCTTGGCATTATGTTGCCACAATAGAAGATTAGATAACTCTATTTACTCATCCTTGTAGTGTCATCTATCTACATTTACCACCCAATATCTATTGGGATATTTATAAACATATTCCTAGTGGTAAAACACTAATTAATAATTACCATTATCAAGATAGTGAGGGTAATGTATATGCTCTACCTACTACTGATATGTATTTTAACTCTACTTTTGCTTCACTTAATGGCGGCACTGGTGTATATGGCATCTACTCCAAGGGTGAATTGATATATATAGGCTATACTGCTAACGGTTACGAAGGGCGCTGGGACTAGCATCGCCAAGGCTTTACTCGCCACACTAATCAGCAACCTATGTATCATAAGTATGATATAGCTACTATAGAATTTAAGCCATTAGTTAGTGAGGAAGATTTACAAGAAATATTGGGAACTGATTCACCAATAGACCCTGAATTATTCTAGGTTATAGAATATTCATTGATTAAAGCATTACAGCCTTGTGAGAATAAAGAAGGAAATACCATGTCATATCACATCAAGCCTGTTTCTTGCGGCACATATGGCATTTCTACTAAATTTTCAGTAGTGTAGGCTATGAAAGATTGGTTTTTAAATAAAAGAGATAGTATTAATGGCTATTTTATTACTTGGGATGATTTAATAGAGGATGATAGCGAGGATTAATCCCTCGCTATTTTTTATATTATCAAAAAAGTAAAAATTTTCCATAAAAAAGTTAAAACTAGCCCTATTTTTATAATATTTTTAGATAAAATTGCCATAGCCTATAGCTTGGCGCCCTGCATTTTTATCTTTTTTTAATATTATAACATATTTTTTTATATTTTGCAACCAATAGATACGAAAAAAGAGTTATTTAATAGCTCAATCTACAATAAATGATTATATTTTCTACGTATTTACGATGGAAATGAAAGTTAAACGAGCGGGTTCATGTTCGTTTTTCATATTATCGAGGTAATGGGAATACAAATAGAGGCTTCTCGATATATGTTTTGAGCCATAAGAGAAAAAATGGCGCCGGGTAGGTTGGGGATCTCAAAGCGGGGTCTCGCCACTTTCAATCTTTTGGTAGGCCATATGGCGCGGGTCAGGTTAGTGAATTATTGAGCGGGGTTTTCAGGAAATGGAAGGATACTGGTAATACTTGGTTCTACTGGAAGAAAATACCAAAAGGCTAGTTAATAGGGGCGTGGCGCTTGTATTGGGCGTAGGCGGCGCGTTCAATAGAATTTGGCGCATATGGGAGGTTTCAGGATGGGGAGGAATAAGGAAGGAGTTGGTATATTTGGTAAAAAATGGTGGATATGGAAAATTTTGGAGAAATACCGGCCAAGACGCTCGAGGGTGGCCGGCCCCAACTACCAGCTTTTTCCTATTGGCCCGGGCGATTTGTGAAACTTTTAACAAGGGGCGCCATTGATTAGCTGAGAGCGTTAACCCTCAGCAATCATCAGTATAACAACCTGTATAGGGATCGAATCCCATGTCCTCATTCCAAAATTCTTCCAGCTCTTCCTCGCCAGTATCCTCATCGCTATACTCACATGGGGCTTTATCCCAATCGGCTATCGGTTCGAAATGACAACAAGGATATTTGTCTTCGGGAGTAATGTAGTGGTAGACGCAATTAATACATTTCATTTTTATTTCTCCTTTATTCTATTCCTTACGGTTATTATAATATCATAACTCTTGGTATTTGTCAACCCCTAATCTTCGTTATTTATTTAACAGGTGCCCGGGCGCTCGTTAAAAATTTCACGCTCTCTCTTTAAAAAATGTAATTCAATTTGTTAATATTTTAGGTCGCATTGCCACGACTATAGGCTAAAATGAGTATGAGTTCGTTTCTTGTAATTTTCTAAGATGAAATAGACCTGAGAATTAACTCAGGTCTACTATCCATTCCTTTCTAATTCTTACCTTGACTTGGCGCGGAGGGTTGGCGCCGCAATTGAACCTGTCTTTTGGAATAAATTGGCCTATTTCCTCATCCTTCCAAGCTTGGCGCGTCCTATCTTCGGTTCTAATGGAATTTTTATAGCTAACAGGTCGATACCAGTCCATTATAAATCGCTCACCTTTTGGCAGTCGATACTTTTTCTTTTGTTTATAAGTGGCGGTATGCTCATAGGTGCGGCGAGTAATATTATTGGTAGTTCCTACTTTTAGAATGTAATTGCCGTCTATGTCGGTATAATGACCGACATAGACATAATCAGTTCCTCTCATTCGCCAGTAACCTCCAGCTCAGGAATAGACAGGAAGTTGCGTGACGCTACATAGTCAGCAAGATGCACGAGGCGGTCAACAGGCGTAAAAGGTCTATCGTCTCTATTGGTTGACCACTGACCCATGTGGGAGCGAATAGCTTGCATAAGTTCGTAGGGGCATTTTACACGAGGGTCATTATACCTATCAAAATATTCATTCCAGGCAAGTTCTACATTGACAGCGGCATTTTCTGCGTGGTTCTTATATTCGGCGGTATTAACCTCATTGGTCATACCGTATTTGCAAGTATCATGGAAAATGCAAGCCATGATTGCAATATCTTTGCGTGCGTCAGTCATGTATGCCCACTGAGACATTTTCATGAGTTCATCGCAGAACATAACAACGGCTTTAGTGTGGCGCACCAGCCCGCCCTCACCTTTGGCGAAGCCAGGGTGAAATTTACCTGAAGCAGATGCGCCAGTAGTCCAGAAGATGTCAGGTGTCCAGTTATCAAGATAGTAGCGAGTGAAGCGCTGAAGGGTCTTATCCTTGATAAGGGCAATTTCCTTGGCGAAGATTTCAGATTTTTCCATAGTTAAAATTCCTTCCTTGTATTTAAGGGTTTACCATCGTTCCCTTGATTACAATAGTAATTATAGCAGATGTGGCGTGACTTGTCAAGGGGTTTTTGAAAAATAGTTTGTTAAAAGTGTGACAAGGCGCCCGGGCGTAAAATTGGAATTTGTTGGCGACCTTTCTAAAAATTTCCTCACAAGACTTAACTATTGTCCCATCTTTGCCCATGAAAATTAATGGAATGAGTATGGAATCGTAGAATTCTCAGAAATTGACAATTAGAATTAAATGTAAATAAAAATGGCTCGGTCAGATTTCTCCAACCGAGCCATTTTTATCCTCCTTTTGGGAGCGGGAATTACTTCCCGCTCTTTTTCCGTTTTTCTACAAGCGTCAACTCAAAGGACTTTTCCCCGATTGAAAATGCAATTTGTCGATTTTTGTTAGTTATTTCAATGTTCGAGTAATCATTTTGATTACTTTCATTGAGCAACTGTGCAAGTTCGGCAATTATTGCTTCTTTCTGCGGATTTGCCTTTTTCTGCCGACCATCTTCAAACTTGTAGATTGTTGGATTTTTCGTTTTACGAGTTCCCGTGGTTCTGAGCATTTTCTGCGTCACCTTTTTCTGTTCAACGGTCTGCGGGAAAGGGTCAGCGCCACTATTAATTGCTTTATCGGTAGCCATTATATCAAGCGCTTCCTCTCTTGAGCAAGATAACTTACTCATCAGATTGTTAATGGTCTGTTCCTGTGTCATGCTGTATTACCTCCTTACATTGACTATTATACGCTCTCTTGGCGCATTTGTCAAGAAAAATTTCAAAAAAAGTTTGACAAAATTTTAACAAGCACCCGGGTCGCGCCACGATTTAAATCGCTAAAGTGAAAGGATAAAAAAAGGAGAGGGGTGTTGCCCCTCGCCTTATGCTTCTACAAGCTGGAAATAGCTGATGCCCTTGCCTTTTTCATTAACTCGCTTTACCGCGCCCTGAGCTTCAAGCTTATTCATGATAGACGATGCACGCTGAACAGAAGACAGATCGGCAAGCTTCACGATATCCTTGCATTGGTAGAGCTTGTTAGCCTCCATGAGGCCGAGAATCTTTTCCATATACTCAAGCATTTCAAGCTGTGCCTTGGTAGGCTTGGCGCTCGCGTTTGCAGACCTCTTGGTGTAGGTCGCATGGATGTTCTCAATCTTCTCACGAACATCTTCAGGCAATCCATCTATGTTGTTGAGAATGAACGCGAGAGCCTTTGCATTAGTCATCTTTTCAGTCTTTTTCATGGTATCAATCCCCTTCTGATGTCGGTCATCACCCTTAATTTTTCTGTTCCTCTTGGAACAATTATATTGTAGCACACTTGGCGCCGTTTGTCAAGGGGGATTTTGAGTTTTTTCAAAACTTTTTTCAACCCTTTTAATTTTGTTAGTGGACTCATCAGCCCCCTGACAATTATTATTATAGCAGATTAGGCGGCACAAGTCAAGAACTTTTTTCATTTTTCTTTGTCAAACGTTTAACAAGCGCCCGGGCGAAATTACCCGAACGCTTGTTTTTTCATTACTCTTCTTCGAAAAATCGGTATCCATTTTCTTCCAGTATCCTTTTGGCCTTGTCGACTTCTGTTTCAACACCTGGGCATGGAATGCATAACCAAGATTGGCCATGCTCATCAACGTGGGTGTAAAATGGATAGTCTTCGCCTAACTCAAGTCGCATCTCACTGCGTAATTTTGAGGGGATTACTAAACGACCTACTGTATCTAATTTTCGGGAATATTCCGTTGGCTCAAAACTTGCCATTTTATTTCACAAAAATCTGCGAGGTATGGTGCGCGATAATACGAACCGTCCCCTTTTGAGGCACGGCCCGGGCAAATCTGGCATTAATTACCACTCACTGGGTAATCTGCCGCACTTGCCATTCAGCGGACAATCAGAACACTTATTCTATTTTAAACAGAATTCGCGAATGATTGTGAGCGCCATCTTCAGCACACACAACATCGAGATTTATCTCCTCTCTTTAGTATTTTTATCTTGGGAATTTTTTCTTTCTTTTCCCTTTTCTTATAAATATTATACCAAAAATTTTTTCTTTTGTCAAGAAAATTTTTTCTATCTCACCCAAATTAGAGCGAGATAGATTTTGCTTCACTGATAAAATACTTCGCTTCAAATTCTTTAAGCAATGGCGCCACAGCTTCACTATCTTCCTTTGAGTAGGAATAATAATTTACTATGCAGTATTTGCCTATTGGAATGTAATTGAAAATCAAGCCCTCAGCTTCACTTCTGCGCACAAGCTCGGTGGCTCTATCCATGTTAACCGTTGCTGTAATCTGCCACAACCTATCCTTGCGCCACTTTTCTTCAAAATACTTAACAAGATAAACACCGATAAAATTGCAAACGGCAGTAATTAACATTTTTGCGCCGACCGATAATCCATCAGCAGTGGTTAGAATAATGACATAGGAATAAAATCCGTAAGTCAAGGCATTCATGAGAGAAGCAATAAATTTGCCCCCCTTGACAGTGGCAATTGATTTAATTGTAGACAACACAACATTTACCATTGTGCCGATTATGAATAGTGTGAGTATTGACATTTTATTATTTCCTTTTGGTTTAATATTCTTTCCTTAGAACAATTATAGTATAGCACTTGTGGCGCAGTATGTCAAGCCTTAAATGAAAATTTCTTTGTTAACTTTTTGACCAATGCCCGGGCAAGCGGGCTTCGCCGCATTAAATCGCTAAAGTGTAAAAGTGTTAGAAAAGGATGGGAATAAATCCCATCCTATTTCCTACTGGCTTACTCGGTAAAGGGGGTTAGGCTGAACAAGGTGTTACCCTTAACTGTTGCCTTGAACACCTTGCCATCCTTAACCAGTGCGTTCAGTAGAGCGACTGCTTTCTGCGGTGAGGTCAGGTCAAGCGGCTTAACAATATCCTTTGCCCGCACGCTTTCTACAGTAGCAAGGAACTCAAGGACACGTTCGGTTAGCTCGATGTTCGCCATCTGAACGGCAGTCGGCTTGCGAGTAGCGGACTTCCTCTCGTAGCTCTCACGCATCTTCTCAAGCTTCTCAGTTACATCTGCGGGTAGACCTTCTACATTCTCAAGGACAAATGCGAGTGCCTTAACTTTGGTCATCTTGTCGGTGTTCTTCATGGTATCAATTCCCTTCTTTATTGGCGCTTGGTCGCCACCCTAATTTATTTTGTTCCTTTTCCCTTGGAACATCTTTATTATAACACACTCGGTGCGGCTTGTCAAGAGGTTTTTTCGATTTCCTTGAAAAAATTTTTTGGATTATCCTTCTTCTGCGTCGTTTCTGTTTTTCCTTTGGCGCCTTTGGTTCCCGTATCAGCTTCAGGGTGTTTCCCCTCTTGACAATTATTATTATAGCAAATAGGTGGAAAAATGTCAAGAACTATTTTTAAATTTGTTTGACAAGTTTTTAACGAGCGGGCGCCCGGGCGAATTGTGAAACTTTTAACAAGGGATAAGAAAAAGAATAGGCATTATTTGCCTATTCTCTCTTGAACTCCTGCAATGAGCTCTTCAACTTCATGGAGAGTTAAACTATTAGTGCCACAAGACCCATAAGTACAATTATAGGGGCATTCGGGGCATTGCATAGTAGAACAGTCATAGTTCCACAACTCATCCTCTTTATTCTTGCGCCACGTGCCGCCAAGCCCATCTTCAAATGAATCATTAGTTGTAGCAAGCTTATTAGCTTTGGTTATCCTCTCCTTAGCGAGCTCTATCAGATAATTTCTATCTTCTTCACAAAGTGGGGCAACTACTTCACAGCATCTACTCTTGTCATAATAAATACAGTCCAAACAATCTCGGTTAGCGCATTCATAATCCCATTTACCATCATCAGTAAGATACCAAATACCGCCATTTTTATCTTTGAATGTTTCTCTGATAATAGAGGGGGCTTCTTCCTTCGTCTTTTCTGCTACTGACGCCGCTATATTATCACATTCAAATTCATCGAGCACTTCACCAGTAAAACCATCAATAACAGATGTGTTGCCGATAATATCAAGGCATTTGGTCAGTTCTTGCGCCACCAGTAGGGCGTTAGTGTAATCAAAGTAGGCATCCTCATGCACCTTGGTTTTATTCTCGTCGGAATAATCAGCAGTGCGGTAAACAACATAGTAGCATTTTTTAAGCACCATGGTTTTTATTCTCCTTTTTTTTTGTTTTCTGTAACTATAGTATAACCGATTGAGCGGGATTTGTCAAGCGTTAGTTTTTTAACAAGCACCCAGGCCGAGATAGAAATAACTGGGGGTTAGCCCAGTTATTTCAAGAGGCTCGTGAGAGCCTTAATTATATCAACCTTAGTGGGGTCAATGGTCGCACCAAGCGACCAACCTTTTCTTACCTTTTCATTGTCATCAATGAGTATGCCGTAGTCAGTGCGTTTACGCACGCTATCTGCCTTAGTTGCGCCATACTGAACACCATGAAAATGGTCATACACGAAGCCCCACTTGTCAAGCCAAGCAAGTTTGGCGGCACGAACAGCGTCTTTGTATTCTTCCGAACTATTCATGGACAGCCATGTAATTATATTGATTTCCCAGCCTGCCGTTTTGAGCAAATGAAGAATCTCAGCAAGCTTTTCCATATTCCACATAGGCTCAGCATCAAGATAGGGGGAAGGGTCTTCGGCTCGCAGTTTTTCAAGCCAGTTAGGCACAGAGTAAAGGGCACATATTGAACCGTCCAAATCGAAGTTAATTGATTTATTCATAATCTTTATTTCCTTTCTTATTTCTGTATTCATTATAACAAAAATAATTTAATTTGTCAAGTATTATTTACAAAATTGATTGACAAATGTTTCACAAATGCCCGGGTTTTTGTTAAATAATTCACAATGAGCAGGATAGAAAAATGGGGATTAACCCCATCTCTCTATTTTGTCAATATGCTTATTGCGTTCCATGAATAGATTGAATATTTCACGAGTAACGACATTAATATCTTCCGCATCGGGTTCATTACCGGTAGTCATGTAGGATGCCATTGTTAATGTGTAGGCGATTGCTTCAAAGACGTTTTTTGCATAAGGCTCAGGGTATGTCATTTTTATTCCTCCATTTTGATTATTAAATTACAATATTATTTACCAGTCTCAAGCCACTCGATTACATCAGGGCGGTTTTTAAAAATCTCATCCAGCAGGTCAGAACAGACATTCATCCACTCGCAAAGAATATCTTCAACAGTAGCATCATCAAGGTCATAATCCGCTTCACCGAACACTCCGAGGGCATCCATTACCTTTTCCCATTTGAGATAGTCTTTGTACTTTTCGTTCATAGTATCAAGTCCCTTCTTGTTTTGTTGTTTTTATTCTTTCCTTGGAACAATTATAGTATAGCAGGTTCTGCGCCAAATGTCAAGTGAAAAATTGAATTTTCTTTGTTAAGTTTTTGACAATCAGCCCGGGCGGCTTGGAAGAATTTGGCGCAGGCTCGGTCGGGGAATGTTGCACCCAGCCTTGAAGCGGAATAGGGCATGGTTTGCGCCACACCCTTTACCATTTCTTACCTCTTGGGGAAACATTTATTTCGTTCCTTGCAATCCCACATATGTATATTCTTGGTATATCGCTTTTTCATTGCCGCACATCTGGCAAATATAGCCATCTCTATCAGTGCGTCATTGAGTGCGGTATGTTCTTCCACATACTGGGCATTTTGATTAATGAAACCAAAAACGCTTTCTGCCGTTGTGCTACAAGTCTTGCCACTTGCAGACCATTTTTCATTGTCCACACAAAACTGTCTGTAACTTTTGAGATGTGTTATAGTCTGCAACGCCATAAGATAGATGTCTATAAATTCAAATTCATCAAGTAATTCTCTGCACTTGGTCTTGCAGAAGTCGAAGCCTGTGTTATATGCCATGATATAATCAACATGGTAGAAGCGGCACAAATTTCTAATAATTTGCATAGCATCATCCTCACTCGCCACGGCGGTTATATCGCCCTTGTCAAGTCGTTCTCTATATATAGGGAAATTGCGCTTGGCGTAGTCATCCTTGGCGATTTCATCATAATGCTCCATGACAAGTATGGAAAATGTTGCATATATGTGACCTGCCTTGTCATGGATTACACCCCCATAGTTATATGCCCCCGTGGGCTGACTTGCGCCGCCAACAGTCTCAGTGTCGATTGTCATATACATATTCTTTTTACTCATGGTTATTTATTTCTTCCTTAATCTTCCCACCATATTGCGGGGTCTTTTTCCTTTTGACGCTTACGGTATTCCTTATATGCTTTTGGATTGTCATGGTAATACAAGCCTATAAATAGCTTTACCATTCCATATATTCCGAAAACTAATGCGAGAAACCAACTGATAATTTCCATTTTTTATGTCCTCCTGACATTATTCATTATAGCATATGAGCGGGAGCTTGTCAAGCTTTATTTTTCCGAGGACTTATATAAAGTCCTCAGGACTGAGTGGGTCAAGGTGAACTATATGCCCATTAACAACGGCAATGACTGATTCAAAGCCGTCATATTCATCCAGCTCCCAATCAGTGGCATATTCGGGTATCTCTACCACTTCAAGGTCAGTTGCATTGGGATGCTCCATGACCCAACGCACAAACTGGAAATTAGAACGAGCATCTTCATCAAACATACCGCAATTAAGCATCGCACGAACCTCAGCGGGAACACTATAGCCGCCATATGAACCATTAATTACATAATACATTTTGGATACCTTCCTTTTTTAATATTTTGATTTAGTAGGGCGTGGTCAAGGCTCATATGTGAGCCTCAAACCATGCCAACATTTTCTTGCTTTCACTTTTGCAACGAACCTTATAGCCGCCGCCGTTCTTCTCGCTTTCTTTCTGCATTGTGCAAAACAGAGTGCAGAAAGTTACAAATTCTGGCAGAGTCATAATATATGCTACATCAGATTTGGTAACATATGCTATTTCACGAGAATGAACACGTTCAGCGTATTCGGCAATTTGACCTTCGAAAGTCGTTGCAGTCAATGCACTTGCGCTCACAAGCGTAAAGCGGGCGGACTTGACAGAAATACCATGTTCCGGTATATCACTATCTATATCAAACGGCACATGGTCGGGCTTGCGGATTTTACCAGTTAGGGCAAAATCCAGATTTTGCTGAGCCGCCTGACCAGCATTTGACAAAGTAGATACATGGCTGAATTTCTGAATACGCATTTAATGTCACTTCCTAATCTTGATTACATCTATTATTATACTCGCATTTACGCAGAAATCAAGCGGTAAAATGCACAAAAATAAGCTTTTTTGAACGGGCTTTTTTGTGCATCATTCACAAGGGGATTGTGTAAATTGCACAAATCAGGAATTAAGAGTTTGTGCAAATTTATTTTTTAACAATCTTGTTTCCCACTTTAAATCGTTGAAGTAGTTAGTTAAATAACTAACAATCTATGATTTTAAACCGTTATTTAGGGATTTAGCATGTTAGCACTTTAGCACGTGAAAGTGCTGGAAAAAATTGGATTGTTAAATTTTTAACAAATTTCGGTCGCGCAAGGGCCGCGCGCGACCGGCCAAATTATACCATGCCGCGCCATATTTGTCAATAGGCAAAATGCACAAAAAATAAAAAATTTTTATGAAAAATGCCGATATATTTCAATCGGCATTTTTATTTTTTATTCCCTTTGTTACACAAAAAAATTGGGCAGCATATAAATTTCATTGCCGCAGTTGTTACATTCTACATTTACATATGCAGTACCGTCTATAAACGATTCGTGGACAATTGCATAATGCCCGCCACACTTAAGGCATACACCGTTGTTATACAAGATAGGGCGGAAAAGTGCTAAGCTCACAGCAGCTACAAGAAAAGCGATAAGTAATCCGTTTTTAATTTTAGTTGTAATACGATATTTTTTATATAATTTTTTCATTTTATTTATCTCTCCTATGGTAATCAAGTATCATGTTGTTGCTTGCATTGCATATGCTTGCCGAACAATGAAATAAATCAGCAAGTGAGCATATATCGGCATATATAGCACCTGCGGCATCATCGCCATTTATACGGCGAACTGGCTCATTATTGAGATAAATTAGATATTCCATTTGAATTTCCTCCGTTCCTTGATGATACTATATTACCATACTATACGCCCAATTGCAAGACTAAAATCTTCCAAATCAGCACTTTTTTATTCGTTAATTTGCACAAATAATCAATTCAAATTTTGTATAAATTTATTTTTTAACAAAGCCCGAGTTTCGGGACATTTGATTGTCAAAAAAATAACAATGTGGCGTCGCCAAAAATTGCTATTGTTAAATATTTCACAAACTACGGCAACTGACAGTTATTTACAATTTGGAACGATGCCGCGCCACATAAAATATTGAGCGGCTTTATTATTACCGCTCAATATTTACAAATTATATTATCATTATCATCAAGTATATATAGACTGGCTACATCTATAATACATTCATTATCTACCCATTTGGCAAACACTTTTGCCGCATCAAGATTGAAAAAATTTTGTTCATGGTATATTCCTAATTCTGTCCATGTTACACCATACATTTTTATTACCTTCATTAAAATATTGAATAAAGTTGATTTTTTGTGTATGTGTTAGGATGATTATGCTTCCATATATTAACTGAACGCCGTAATTGTAAGGCGGACAATAGTTTTTCTACTTCTTTAATTGTGCCGTCGTTTAACTCTTCTGGTTTATCTTCATTACTTGCAAGCATATCGACCATGTAATAATCAATATTGCTAACCGTGCAATCATTTTCTATCAGCTCTTCAATATAGGTATCTATATCATTATATTCTATATCTTCTTCAATGCTACACATATCCCATTTGTCATAGTAATGAATATTTGCCATGATGTAAAAATCTTCCGGTCTTTCTATCCATTTGCTATCAAAATTAATATCCATTTTTATGTCCTCCATTTTCTTTAACTCACTAAAGACTTAGCAATATGCAAGTGTCATATTCGCCCACTTGAGCACCGATATTTGATTGTGTGCCCTACCTATTTCCATTGCTTCCCTTTTGGTTGATACTCTGAAACTTTCGTCGATATAGTAGATGCCATTTTCAAGCCATATGCCACAATTACCATTATAGCGTCTCACTGCCTTTATAGCCTCTTCTGCTGTGGCGCACTGTATGCCATATGTGGCTACCTGCCACCCACTTTTATATCTAATGGGCTTGCCCGCTTTCAGTGTTAAACCGTCGTTATTGGTGAGCTTGCGAATAGTGCGAATGTTAATCATTGTGTTATCCTCCCATATACTGGACACTGCCTATATTAGGCAATGTCCATAACCTTTATTGTGTTAGTGTTGTAGTCGAGATACACTCCCATATCATAGCATCCATGATAGGTAAACCCTGCAAAATTAATTGCCTGCATTTGCTCTATCCAATGTCTATGCTTTGGCTCTATCTCATAAAGTATATAGAGCGTCTCTTCAAGGTCTCTTGCATCGCCTGACCAATAGGCCTGCGCAAATTCTATCTGTTTGCCTCGCTCATCGTATGATTTAATCGTCCAACGCTCCATTGTTGTTACCTCCAAATTGTTGGTGTGTTTTTGTTTTCCATGGTTAGAGTATAGCACCGCCCGGGCGATTTGTCAACAGTTTTTTGCAAGTTTTTTAAAGTTTTTTTAGTGGCTGTATTATAGTTACTTTAGCGATTGTTTGTTAATTAACTAACAATGTGCGTTCTTGTGGTTTTAGGATGTTTGTTAAATGTTTAACAAGCGTTTGTGTGTTGCGCAAAAATCTACAATAGTATTGTTTGAGCTAATTAGCGTCTTGACAGCTTATCACGCCTCACACGACTGAGCGCCTTCACAGGCCCTTTTATTGTCTCATGGTATACTTACCCTCGCCACATTCAAAAACCGCTTACAACGCATTACAAGACATTTAAAAAGGACTTACCAATTGTGGCAAGTCCTGATTAACAAATTCAATTAATGAAATGCGCCTATTGCCATAGACACAATAAAATTGATTGATGAAAGTAAACCGAAGAACCGTGCGATTTTAAAATCATGTCTGAAAAGCACGCACAAAGCACCTGCACCAAACGCCGCCACAAAAGTAATGAATAGAATAACAAAAGCTAACATTTTAATTTCTCCCTTACAAAAAATGATTTACAATTATCATTATAATCGCTTTTGGTGAAATGTCAAGAAAAATTTTAACGATTATTTTGTCAAGTTTTTAACAGACTATGTTGGCAATTATTGGGGGGTTTATGGCGCGGTGTGCGCTCGAGCTGGCAGACATTGGAAGCCTCCACTGGCAATAGTTGGTAGTATTTTTTGGTAGAAAATGTTAATGGGGGGTGTATTGTGGGAAATAAAAAAATGGAAATATTAGGAAAGTTTTTGTCTGGTCACAAAAAACACCAAATGAATTTTTAGTTTTCAGATACGATAAACACCAAATCATTTCTTATCTTGTTGTATAACTAATTACCATAACTATAACGAATACAAAACAAAATATACTCCAAATCATCTTTATTCTCCTTTATTATTATTATTTATATTTTTCCTTTTAGGTATTTGATTTAATTTATAGCGGAAAATCAAACCACTTTTAGGTATTTGGTTTGATTTGTAGCGTAGCGGAAAATCAAACCAAATACCAATGTCCATCGTGAAACCACAAATCTGTTCTATTTTCCATATTTATTCCGTACGTTCCATCTTCATACTCATATACATTAGTAATCATAATCTTCGGTTTTTCCATGGCTTCTTTATATATCTGATATGCTTTTTCCGGGTCTTCATAATCTTCAGGATTAAATGGGCCCCAATGGTCTATCATTGTCCATCCAATAATTCCCTTGCTTTCCCACAATGAAAAATCCCAGATATCGCCCCAATCTCCTTCTAGAGTATCTTGTATTACAATAGCATCTTTATAAGTATTAACCGGTTTCGCCATGCGGAATAGTTGAGTAGCAAATTTATTTAATGCCTGCTCTACTTGTTCCTCTACACTATCTTTTTTAAACAGATGGCGCCACCAGTTTTTAATTTTATTAATCCATTTCATTGTTTTTCCTCTTTTCTTTTACTATAATTATTATATAAAATTTTTTATTTTTTGTCAATATTTCTTTCCATAGGGCTTGACATAGTAAAAAATTTTTGTTAATATAGCATTATGAGAAAAAATTAAGGAGGTGAGAAAAATAAAGCTAGACTATTCATTGGCGAATCCAGAAGATAGAAACGAATTAGTTAAATAGATTTTGGCGGAAACGCCTGAACCTACTGAAAAATATTTAGAAATTTTAGCTGATTATCTCATCCTATGCATGGAAAAACAAGAGCGTAAAGAAAAACGTATCCTTACTGAAAATCGCATGAGCACAGTAAATAAACGAGAGACTTCATTTGAAGGGCTTGTTGGCCAATTTGAGAATGGCGAAGATGGCATCTACAATCTAATTACCGAAGACAAGCATGTAATATTCCAACCTAAAGTCTCAATTACTCAAAAAGACCTAGAAGAAATTCCCTTACTAGCCCAACTGCGCCAAGCCATTAATATGTGGGAAGCTCGCTCCAAAACCGCAGAAGGTCGGGAAGCCTATATTATCAAACAAACCCTCATCGATTTGCGCAAGGACCAATACATTATTAAAAACGCCTATCGTCGTCCCATAGTAATGTAGAAATTAACACGTAGCAAAAATCGCATAGCTCTCGATGATCTAACTAAAGATTTTGACGAAGATGGCTATCCAATACCACAAGGCATTACTCTAATAGATCCCAAAGTGGTATCTGCTGTCCTCTGTAATTATTCGAAATTAAAACAAGATAGCTATGAAGATTTTGAAGGCGATGTATGGTATTTAATTTATGATTTTGAAAAAGTATGCGATAAGGCTTTGGCGCCTCACCCTCTGCTAATGCGACTTGTGGAAGAAAAAATTGATGGTAAATCTAATAGTGAGATATAGTTAACACTCCAAAAAGAATTTGGTATCAAACACTCTCTTGAATATATTTCCGCACTATGGCGCAAAAAGATTCCTAATCTAATCGCCTCATGTGCCGAAGATGAATACCTCACTTGGTATTATACCATGGAAGCACCCGGCATCTACAAAAAATGTTCTCGTTGTGGCGAAATCAAGTTGGCGCATCCTAAATATTTTAGCCTAAATAAAACTAGCAAGGATGGTTATTATTCTATCTGTAAGACTTGCCGAAATAAAAAGTATGGCGAAGCCCGGTCTAGAGATCGTAAACCGCAGATATAATGCCCGGAAAAGCGGCCGGCGCCATTTTTACTACCATATGAAAGGATGTGAAAAATAAATGGCTGAAAAAATTACTAAGTCAATTTATTGTGAGAAATGTAGCAAGGTATTAAGTGCTGAAAATTTTTATAAAAGTAATAATCTTGAAAAGCATCCAAACGGCTACCAAAGTATGTGCAAAAAATGCACAACAATGCACGTAGATAATTGGAATCCCGACACCTACTTGTGGATTCTTGAGGACTGCGATGTCCCTTGGGTTCCAAAAGAATGGAATGACCTAATGGCGAAATACACTAAAGATCGTTCCAAGGTTACTGGAACCACTATTGTGGGGCGCTATCTGTCTAAGATGAAGTTAAAGTAGTATGCAGATTATAGATGGGCAGACACCAGTTATTTTAAAGAAAAAGCAGAAACTGAGTTGCGCACCCAAATGAAAGCTCAAGGATATGGCGCCCCTGATATTGACCAAGCGGTGCAAAAAACTATCTATGACGCTCCTACTGGCGGCGTTGATACCCCTCCTCCGCCACCGGCCGCGCCAATTGAAATGAATTCTCCATACGATGGGATCATGGGCGCACCAGCCATGACTGCTACGGAACTAGGGTTAACTGATGATGACGTGTTGTATTTGTCAGTTAAATGGGGCAAATTATATAAACCTGAAGAATGGGTATAGCTTGAAAAATTATATAATGATATGATGGAATCCTATGATATTCAAACTGCTGGACACATTGATACTTTGAAGATGATTTGTAAGACATCATTGAAGTGTAACCAATTAGTCGATCTTGGAGATGTTGAAGGATTCCAAAAGATGAGCAAGGTCTATAACGACTTGATGAAGAGCGGTAACTTCGATTTGTGGAGTATGAAAAACTTTGCCGGTAGCCACCGGGGTCTGCTATGCGTGGGCTAACGGGGAAACCTAAACTCATTAGTGTGAGCATGGTAATCCCGTGGTAAACTTTTGTTCTTTATATTTTAAAAGGAGGTAAGATTGGTATAAAATGTTTTATGTTTATAAAATTACTAATTTAATTAATAATAAAATTTATATAGGAATAACCAGTAGAGATCCAAAAATTAGATTTAATGAACATTTTTCAAACAAAAAAGAATTATTATATAAGGCTAAAGAAAAGTATGGAAAAGAAAATTTTTCTCTAGAAATTATCGAAAATAATTTACCGAAAAAAGAAATTGGCATAAAAGAAAAATATTATATTAATTTTTACAATTCCTTAGCTCCTAATGGATACAATCTTTCAACAGCAGGCTTTTCTGATAAAGGCATTTCTGAAGAAGGAAAGTTAAAATTAAAAAAGGCAAATTTAGGGATTAATAACCCTAAATGTCATAAGATTATTTTAATGATTGATATTTCTTCTATGAAAATTTTAAAAAAAAAATTTGGAAGCACACGAGAGGCGGCTCGATTTTTAGGGAATGAAAATAAATATCGAGCTATTGCTTATTGTTTATCGGGAAAAAGTAGAACTTCTCAAGGTTATATTTGGAAATATGAAGAATAATTGAAGCTGTATCGACTATCCTGTTTGCCTTCTGGGCGCAGGAGTAGGGCTATTATTGGCACATAGCTCGAAAAGGTTTCCTTGATTTTATATCAAGTAAGAGATAGTCAGTTCCAGTGGAAACATTGGGTTTAAATGCACCGCCGCTCAAAACAAGATAGACAAAGGCGAATATGTAGACTCAATTTCTGAATTAGTTGCCATCTGCGAAACACAAGGATTTATTCCTCGTTATTATACTGATGGTCCTCAAGATAAAGTTGATCGCGTATTACAAGATATGCAATCCTATACATACCGCTTGATTATGGAAGAAACCAATTTGAGTAACCTACTGGAAAACGCTATTACTCAAATTGAGCGAGATAAAGCTAAAGAAGCTAGTGGCGCGGCCGAGGCTGCGGGCGATGAGTCTAGGCTTGAGGATGAATTATTCCAAGAAGTTAAGCATGATCGCACCACTGAAGATTATCAAGATTTTCAAGATTTTGAAGACGAGTTAGAAGAACAAGATAATTTAACTATTAAAAAGTTATTAGGTGAGGAGGAATCATAATGGCATTAAAAGATTTATTAGATTCCGCCTCAGTCCGAAAAAAAGTTGGCCTATCTGAAGAGCGTATTCACGCCATTTTACCAATATTACGATAGTATATTGCCTATTGGCGTGAATACCCTGACATGTTTGTTGACTTTTTACAAGATGGTGGCGACCCCACCAGAGAGCATCGTCTTGAATTTTATTTTTATTAGAGATGTTTTATAAGGGTTGCAATGCGCTATAAATATGTCTATATGACATTTCCCCGTGAAAAAAGTTGCGGGTTGTTACAGTAATGTAACATAAGAACCTATCTAATTGCTGGGACATCCTATTTAGGACAATCAGCAGCTAAGTTTTATTAAAGGAGAAAAATATGAGAGAAAAGCAGAGTGTAAAAATACCTTTAATAAAAAAAGTTCAACGACTATCTCGAAAGAGAGTAGGGCATAAGTGTTTGATGCTCGAAAAGGTAGGCCCCTAATTATTAGGGTGAAGATATAGTCTCATCTTTATGGTAACATAAAGCAGCTAATTATTATAGCGCTTTTAGGAGTAGCGTCCTAAATGGAAGAAAAATGGCTTATTCTAAATCATTCTTATCTATTTTGACATTAATGTTGAAATGTATTTTATACCCCCGCTCTAAGCTGTTCGTAACGGCGGGCGGGAAGCAACAAGCCGCAGGTATTATCACAGAAAAGGTCGAAGAAATTTGTAGTTTGGTTCCGGCATTTGAGCGTGAATTAGATTTGCGGCCGGGTCGAACGCGAAAATCAAAAGATTATTGTATTTATATGTTTAAAAATGGTTCGTTTTTTGATAATATTGCCGCCAGAGAAAGTTCTCGTGGTAAACGTCGTCATGCTGGACTAGTAGAAGAGTGTGTTGGCGTTGATGGTGAGATTTTGCAATCGGTTATTATTCCCACTATGAACGTTTCTCGTATTTGTATGGATGGTAGTATGCATCCAGAAGAACCTTTAAATCAGAGCCAAATTTTCATCAAAAACATTGGACAAAAGATAATAATATAGAATAAATAATTTTCTAAATTATTAGGAAGTCTAATGGGTGACTATATTAAGAAATTAATATAGCAAACCTATTGAATTGCGGGGAGGCCTAGAACAGGTAATCCGCAGCGAAGCTTCTAGATTATTGTTATCTAGAAGAACGTTCAACGACTATCCTGAAAGGGAGTAGGCTCAAGCGAGTCGAAGCAGTAGGGCCCTGACCAAATAATGTTGAAGGGTATGATATAGTCTGTTCTGCATAGGGATATGCAGCTGGATATAATTCCGTAGAAAGTCTAGCGAACTTTCTAGAACATACAAGAACAACGGCGGGCTGGAAAAGCACATATGCATACGATAAATTAATACAGTTTTTAGTTTGGATGGTCACAGAACCAGAAAAAGCATTTATACTCGGCGGAACGTGGCGTATTCCCGTTTTGGCGGGCTTGCAACCGAGGAGCTTCTTAGCTGACCAACAAAAGGATGGTACCTTCAATGAAGCGTCGTTTGACCGAGAATATAAGATTTTGTATTCATTAAATATTGTGAATTGCTGGGATACCCTGAGAGTTGCCTGAACTACAACATAAGTTTGAAATAAAGCTAAGTGTGAAAGTTTAAAAATCAAGCAAATTGGGCAATCAGCAGCTAAGCCCCGAATAGGGGAAAGTTCAACGACTAAGAGCCAACAATGCGTTGGCCAGTGCAATACAGCATTATAAAGAAAGGTGATTGTTATTTGTGAAAGAAATTATTATTGATAACATTCGGACCTCGTATTATATAACCGAAGAGGGAAAATGCTATAATTCAAAGACTAATAAGTATTTGAAGGGCTAGGAAAATTATAAGAATGGATATTTTTCGTATAATTTAACCATGCCCGATGGGAGTAAAAAAAGATGCTTGGCGCATCGATTAGTTGCGGCAGCATTTATTCCCAATAGTGATCCCAAGAAAAATTAGATTAATCATCTTGATGGCAATAAGCTAAATAATTGCGTAGATAATCTCGAGTGGGTATCTCAAGAAGAGAATCAGCAGCATGCCATTCAGACGGGCTTGCGTCAATTTGAACACGTATTTTGTTTTACTAAAGACAAAAAGTTGGTTGCAGAATATCTAAATGCAGCGGATGCTGCAAAGGCAGTCAATTTGAATAAAGGTTTAATTCTTCAAGAACTCAATAAAGATACAAAGGCATTAACTGGCGGATTTTATTGGTCGCGTGAAAAAGAGCTTGGCGCCACGCGTGATTATAAAAATACTGGTAAAGCAAAAGTGGTTAATCAATATGATCTAAAGGGCAAGTTTATTATGCAGTATCCTTCAACTGGAATTGCCGCAAAAGCGATCGGTGTTAAAGCAAGTTCTCATATTGGGGAATGCTGTAGAGGGAAAATAAAAAGTTATAAAGGTTATATATGGAGATATGCTGAAGATATAGTCTCACCTTCTGGCGAAAGCCAGAGAGACGCTAGCGAAGCGTCGTAAGACAGTGGAATCGGTCTGGTCAGGGACTTCGGAGAACGCATTCTTCGATGGCGAGATCTTTGACCGCAGTCGAAAATTGCAAAAGCCTGAGTATGAACATTCAGGTCGCACATCTATTTAGAGTTATTATGTAATTTCTATAGACGTGGGCCGACGTGGTTGTGATAGCGTGGCGACTGTAGTAAAGGTAATACCTCAATCTATGGGCGGTGCCATTAAATCATTAGTAAATATTTATACTTACAATGATATGCATTTTGAAGATCAAGCTATCCAATTTAAGAAACTATACTATAAATACAAAGCTCAACGTCTAGTAATCGACGCCAATGGCCTTGGTGTTGGTTTGGTTGACTACATGGTTAAATCGCAGCTAGACCCGATTACTGGCGACACCCTACCTGATTTTGGTGTGTATGATGCGACATTTGATGGTTGGGAAGATGAATATAAGAAGTATCGTTCTGATATTTGTGAAGATAACGCCATGTATTTAATTAAGGCAAATGCGCCGATTAACACGGAGGCCCATTCAATCACTCAGACATGGTTGAATGCGAATAAAATTCAATTTTTAATTGATGAACGTGTGGCGAAATAGAAACTATTAAATACAACTAAAGGCAAGAATATGAGCCCAGAAGAACGTAAAGAATACTTGATTCCCTATACACTGACTGGTGTATTAAGAGAAGAAATGTTGAATTTGCGTGAAGAAAATGAAGGATTAAATATTATACTTAAGCAAGCAAATAAGAGTATCAAAAAGGATAAATTCTCAAGTTTTGAATATGCGATGTATTATGTTAAGCAAATTGAAGATTCTGGGCGCAAGAAAAAGAAAAAGTTTAAAGCGTCTGATTGGGCGAAATTATATAACTAATAGAAGGGAGCTATTTAATTGTTAGCGAGTCGTGGCGAAATACGCATCCATGAGATTCTAGAGTCTAATGGATTAAATTTTAAAGAAGAATATACAATTCCGGGGTTAAATAGCTCCAATGGCAAGCCATTACGTTTTGATTTTGCCGTATTTGATGATGATGGCAACCTTGATTTTTTAATTGAATATCAAGGTCGCCAGCATTATGAAGCATCTAATAAATTTGGCGGCAAACGTGGCTTGTATTAGCAGCAATTTAATGATAATAAAAAACGTAGATATTGTGCCTTACATGGTATTAATCTAATAGAAATTCCCTATACAGAGGAAAATTTAGTTGACTATGACTATATTATGAATCGAGCGGGATATTAACCATAAGGAGGTGAGAAATTGGAAGAGATAACCAACAAACAAGAACAAATTCACAGCAAAGGCTTTAATATGTCGCAGCGCGATTTGCCCGGCGCCACATTTAATAAAATTAAAGTGGGGCCGAAGACATTAGAGGACGCCACATTAAATCTTGGCTCGTTGAAACATGTGCAAACCAATTATGGTAATAAAATATATATTTTGCAACAATTAGCGAATAATGATGTGCCGACATTGCGTGAAATATCTAGATATTTCTACAATACCAGTGGTATTTATAGTGTCGTATGTGATTATATAGCAAATTTGTATCGTTATGATTGGTATGTTGTATCTGACATTATAGATGAAGCATATAAAACAGATGAAACTAAAATTAAAAAAGTTATACAAGATTTTAATCGTATTTTGACGTTCTTGGATAATTCGCATATTAAAAAGTTATGTGGCGATATTGCCTTAGAAGTCGTGCGCGATGGCGCGTATTATGGATATATTGTGGCAACCAAGGATCAAGTAGCATTGCAACAATTGCCTGTTAATTATTGTCGTTCTCGTTATAACATTGGAACGCAGCCTGCAATTGAGTTTGATATGCGATTTTTTGATAATGCGTTTCCTGATGTCAATTATCGTATGCGAGTATTAAAATTATTTCCTAAAGATTTCTAGAAGGGTTATGTTTTGTATAAGCAGCATAAGTTGGCGCCAGATTATGCGGGTGATATCTATGGCTATTGGTATCTATTGGATCCAGATAGCACAGTGAAGTTTAGTTTTAATAATGGCGATAAACCATTATTTGTTAATGCCATTCCTAACATTTTGGATTTAGATGCCGCGCAAGACCTAGATCGCCGCAAACAAATGCAGAAGCTGTTGAAGATTATTATCCAAAAGTTGCCACTTGATAAAAATGGCGATTTAATTTTTGATATTGATGAGGCAACTGATATACATAATAATGCTGTTCAAATGTTGAAACGTGCTATTGGTGTTGACGTTATGACCACGTTTGCGGATGTTGAGTCAATAGATATGTCTGATAAAACGACTACAACTACCACTGATGATTTGGCGAAGGTGGAACGAACAGTCTACAACTCTCTTGGTGTGTCGCAGAATTTGTTCAATACAGAAGGCAGTGTAGCACTTGAGAAGTCGATATTAAACGATGAAGCCAAAGTGCGGACACTACTCTTGCAATTTCATATATTTTTTGATAGAATAACATAGAACTTAGTTGAGAGTAAGAATAAAAAAAGATATAATTTTAGATTTTATATGCTTGAAACTACTCAATATAACTACCGAGATTTATCCAAGATGTTCAAGGAACAGGTGCAAATTGGTTATTCCATGATGCTTCCTCAGATTGCGCTTGGTGTATCTCAAAGTGCTATTTTGAATGCTGCATATTTTGAAAAAGATATTCTCAAGCTAAATCAGATAATGGTGCCGCCACTCATGAGTTCTACATTAAGTGGCGAAGATATTTTGGGCACAAAAGATTAGGGGAATACCTCTCAAAATCAAGATAATACAGAGGGCGGTAGGCCTGAAAAGACAGACGATGAAAAGAGCGATAAAACTATCGCCAACAAAGAAGCACAAAAGTAAGAAATTGAGGAGGATGTGGAATGCACACAAGTGTAAAACTTGAAACGCCTTGCGAAATGATAAATATAACGCCAATTAATCCTCTAATTTCTAAATGCCAAATAAAGGTGTGCTATGTGGGAGACGAACCCAATAGAAACCGCAGCATAATCACAAAAGACGTGGCGCGGTCTATGGCGAATAGTCTCCCCGGTTCGCCGATTGTTGGGCATTGGAACGAATACAAAGAAGATTATGAAGAGCATAATCGCATTATTAATTTGAAAGATGGCGAGTGGGTCATTAATGATGATACTCGTCCTTATGGATTCGTTGATTTAAATGCTAAAGTTTGGTTTTAGAAATTTCTAGACGATGGTGTAAATGAACATGAATATCTCATGACAGAAGGATATTTATGGACAGGCCAATACCCTGAATGTGAGCGTATACTCAAAAAGGGTAATAACCAATCAATGGAACTGGATGAAAAAAATTTAGATGCCACTTGGTCAAAAAATGATAAGGGACAACCTGAATTTTTTATAATTAATGAGGCAATTATCTCGAAGTTATGTATTCTTGGCGATGACGTGGAACCTTGCTTTGAGGGTAGTCAAATTACCAAGGTGCAATTTTCATTTGAGGACAGCTTTAAGGAACAGCTCTTCTCAATGATGAACGAAATGAAAAAAATTCTAAATGATGGAGGAGAGACGCCGATGTTTGTTCGTTATGCTGTCGAAATTGGCGATGGTCTCTGGGAAGCCCTGTATGGTTATCTGCATGATAAGTATCCTGGCGAAGATGGCTGGGGTTCCACTATGCGCATTGAGGGTGTCTATGAGGAGAGCGGTAGCAAGTTTGCTATTGTTCGCGATTGCGATTCCGGCAAATATTACAGAATTAATTTCGACATCGAGCCTGAATTCACCGTTACTGGCGATTGGGTTGAGGTCGAAAAGGAGTTTGTCCCTGTTTCTGATGAAGGTCCCCAGTTTTCGTTAGAAGCCTATGAAGCCTATGAGAATGGTTTGAAGGAATCTATTGAAGAGCCGGAGGAAGAGCCCGAAGCAGAGCCTATTGAGGAACCTGTTGAGGAACCCGTAGAAGAGCCCATTGAAGAAAAAATTGATGAGCCCGAGGACAAAGTTGATGAATATAATTTGGATGAAATTCCAGAATATATAGAACTCAATGAGAAATTTAGTGCATTAGCTACTGAGCATGAGACTCTTCAGCAGTCTTATAGTGAGCTGAAGGCAACTAATGATAGTCTTATTGAGGAAATTAATACGCTCAAGACTTATAAGATGAATGTTGAGCGTAAAGAAAAAGAGGCAATGATTGATAGCTTTTATATGTTGTCAGATGAGGATAAGAAAGACGTTGTCGTTAACATTGATAATTATTCCTTGGATGATATCGAAGCTAAATTGTCGATTATTTGTGTCCGCAACAAGGTCAGTTTTGATCTTGATGATGATAATCAAACAGGCAACACCACATTTAATCTAAATGGTGATATTGATACTACACCAGCTTGGATTAAAGCTGTTCAGGCTGTTGCGGAAACTATGGATTAATAAAATTTTATTGAGGAGGAAACTGCATTATGCTTTTGAAAGATATGCTTAAAGGCAAGAGCAAGGCTAGCTATGTTGAGTATGGCTATGGTCAGGTTGAGCCTAACCACCTGTCTGCACAGCGCAATGGCCAGATTTATGCACAGCTCCCCGCCGATCCTGCTATTGATCAGCTTGAGCAGGGCCAGTTCGTGAAGTATGACTACAAGAGTGGTTTGGTGAACTTCGCGGGCGCAGGCGAGTGGATGCTCGTATTTAATGAGATTAAACTTTATCGTGAGAATCAACTGGATTGCGAATTCGCAATGCTGAAGGATAATTATGTGGCGCGTGTCTACAGCCCTATTGATGGTCTTAAGGTCGGTCCTCAGAACTGGACTGGTCGTTCCCGCACTTTTAACGGTGTTGCGGATAGTCCCCTTGAGGGCGAGCCTGCCATCGAGAAGGTCACTGCCGGCCCCGATATGTATGAACTTCACTATGAAGAGGATCCTTTCCATTTCGAGTCCAAGGTTGACCCCGCTTTGATGCCCGCTGGCGCCACTATGGTTCCTCGTGTATTCAAGACTATGGTTGGCGATATCTTCACTACCAATACCGTTAATGAGACTGAGCTTGCCCTTGGCGACGTTCTGTCCCCAGCTGCTGCAGATGGTATCTTGAGCAAGAGCGGCGACGGTTCCATGGAGTGGCAAGTTGTTAAAGTGTATAACCTTCCTGACTACCAGAAGGCAGTCAAGATTATGCGCATAAAGTAATATAGGAAAGGAGAGAGATAGAATGTTAGATAAAGCTAATTTACTGACCCTTATGAAGACTGTGGCGAAGGCAGATCCTGCATCTCCTGTTTCCTATTCGTTTAATGGCACGAATTTTTCGTATGACCAGTTGAATGAGACTCTCCGCAAAGAGCTCAATGAGTATGCCGGCACTTACGCTCAGTATCGTGAAAATAAGAATTTGATTTTTAGCCTGATTGAGCAGACTTTGAATGAGATTCTGCCTAAGAAAGTTGAAGAGCAATATGCTCAGTTTGCTGAGACCAAGACATTTGCTCAGGGTGATAAGCCCATTTTCCGTCGTAAGTTGAATTCTCGCGTGCGTGCGAAGCAGTTCATCACTCGTGTTGGTTTAGCTGGTATTTATGAAGTATTCAAGCTTTCCAAGAGTGAAGAGGTCTTTGAGGTCCGCACCAGCGCTATCGGCGGCGCGGCTCAGATCGGCTTTGAGGAATTCCTCGATGGTCGTGTTGACTTCGCTGAGGTCACTGCCATTGTTATGGAGGGCATGGATGACCTCATTTATGAGGAAATCGGCAAGGCCCTGAAGGCTTCGATCAATCAACTTCCTCCTGCAAACCGCTATGCATTTAATGGTTTTGATGAGGCTGCATTTGATCAGCTCCTGGTTGTTGCTTCTGCATACGGCGAGCCTACTATTTACTGCACCTACGAGTTTGCTGTAAAGATGGTTCCTAAGGACGCATGGCGTTACACTGAGGCCATGAAGGATGAGTTGTGGCGCACTGGCCGCCTTGCCAACTACAAGGGCAAGAAAGTTATTATCCTTGAGCAAGGCTTCAAAGATGCTACCAACAGCGAGAAGGTCATTGACCCTGGTTACTGCTGGATTATTCCTAATGGCGCTGATACCAAGCCTGTGAAGATTGCATTTGAGGGCGACACTATTGTTGACGAGTATACCAACTACGATCGTTCTCGTGAGATTCAGGTTTATAAGAAGGTCGGCGTTGTTGCAATGATGGCTAATAACATCTGCGCATACGTTGATACCAGCTTGAAGGGTCAGATGAAGACTTGGAAGCTGTCCAACGATCAGATTCGTGACTACACCGGTAAGGTTCCTACTGTCTGATTGACTTTTTGGAAAAATTTTGATATAATTAAGGGGAAGAAGGGATAAATATCCCCGCTTCCCCATTTTTTATTTAGGTGATAAAGGAGAAAATTAAATATGATTAACGGTGATACTGTTTATAATGTATTAAATAGAAGTTCTAGCATGGTTGGTTACGCAATTCCTGAGTTGAATATTCGTCGTGAGTTTCAACCCGGCGAGACTAAGAAGATTAAATTCAGCGAATTAGAACAGCTGACCTATCAGCCTGGTGGCACCACTCTAATTCAGGATTATTTTTTGATTCGTGAGCAGGCAGTTACTGATGCTTTGAATATTGATACTGAGATTGAGTATTATATGAATGCAGATAATGTTAAGGATTTGATTTTGAATGGTTCCTTGGACCAGTTCCTTGACTGTTTGGATTTTGCGCCCGAAGGCGTGCTTGAAATTATAAAGAAACTGGCAATTGAGTTGCCGATGAACGATGTTGAAAAGCGTGAAGCTCTCAAGAAGAAGACCGGTCTTGACGTGGATGCTGCTATTAAGAACAAGATGGCAGAGCTGATTGACGAAGGCGCGCCCGCCACATCAGAGGCGCCACACAGACGTGTTCAAGAGGCTGCTGCTGAAGCGCCCGTTCGTCGCACTGAAGCGCCTAAGTATACAGTAAAGAAGTAAATTTTACATAGAAAGGAGTTATGATACATGGCAACCATGTTCACGAAGGTATACAATCGTTTCCTTGGTAAAATTACTGATGATATGTATATTGAATTAACTCCTGAAGACACGGTTAGGGATTTGCAGAATCTCCTAATTGACGCCATCCCCAATTTTGAGTTCCCTCGTTAGAATTTAAATGATTATGAAATCAAGACTGTTCAGAAGCGTGAGGACACTCTCACTGAGGATGATTTTGTCTTGGGTGTGGTCTGGGGCCAAATCCCAGATGATAATACCCAGATACCTGAAGTTATAGTCGAGCAATCATCATTTTCGGCTGATTTAACTGATGAAGAGATTAATATTTTAGCATTAATGATGATGACCGCTTGGGTTAATCGCCAAGTGGCGTCAATTGAAAATACAAGGATGAAATTTACTGGCTCAGATTTTAAAATGACGAGTCAGGCCAATCATTTGTCTAAGTTGATGAATTTGTTAAGTGAGGTTCAGCGCCAATCTTTTCACATGTAGCGTTTATACAAGCGCCGCAAATTAGGCAACGATGGTAAGTATTCATCCAATTGGTCTGTGCTAGGAACTAATAGTGCTTTAGACTAAGTACGATTTTGATTTCCCCCCTGAAGTAATTGCTAAAAATATATCTCGGTTAACTGATTAGCTTTGGAAATTAATTCCAATGCGCGAAAATGAAGAAGACTGGATGAAGCAATTAAATACGGTTATTTTAGAAATTAGTGGATTGAGTGAGATATTCTTGCACAACCCACTTTTTTTGCAGCTTTTGGCAAAGCTAGAAGGTATGCTCGTAGAAGAGACCACTTTTTCGCTATATCGCAAGACCGTATTTGAATGCATTAGTCTAGTTTAGGGTATGAAATAATGGGTGGTTATGATTTAAGTGGCCGCCACACGCTCGGCCTATTAAAGGGTCGAATGGGTATTTTTGAAAAGGAACAATTTTAGGGGAATAAAGATATTGATGGTGTAAATAGTTAGTATAGCTCTCTTGTGGCGCGAGGTGGTAGTCTTCAGCAAGAGCGAATGATTCGTGATAAACGAAAAACACTTGATCGCGCCTTGTGGTATTCATATCAAGCGGCGCAAGTTAAGAAACCTAATTAGGATTCAGACGATATCGTTAGAGCGCTGATTAATCCTAATAAATTAAAGTAGGACTATGATGATAAAATCATTTCAATTGGATATGAATGTGACTATGCGCCAGGTGATGTATTTGAGTGGATTGGTACTAATACATTTTGGATAATATATTTATAGGAACTTACTGAAACCGCATATTTTCGTGGTGATATTAGAAAGTGTAGTTTTGAAATTAAGTGGAAAGATGAAGATAAAATAAAGAGTACATATGCGGCAGTACGAGGACCAGTTGAAACAAAAATTAATTATATTCAAAAACATGATATTAGTATAGATACACCAAATTATTCGCTTAGTATTTTAATGCCAAAAAATAATGACACATTAAAATATTTTAAACGTTATGCTAAATTTTATTTGCAAGATTCTGATGATGTTAATACGCGCATCTGTTGGCGTGTAGAAGCAATCGATCCTATTAGCATGCCGGGTATTCTCGAGGTAATTGCTGTTGAATATTATGCTAATAAGGATGAAGATGATATAGATGAAGGTATTGTTGGTGGGTTGATTAAACCCCCTGAAAACCCAAATGATATTACGACGGATGATGATCTAATAGAAGGCGAGACATTTATCAAGCCTAAACGTAAATACAAATATAAATTTGTGGGCGCCGCCTATGGCGAGTGGTATGTTGATAAAAAGTATCCTCTTGATTTGTATATTAATGACGAGGATAATAGTCTTGAACTCTGTTGGCGAAGTGCGTATAGTGGGCAATTTGATTTATATTTGGGCTATGATAGTGATGATTTATACATTGCTCGTAAGACTATAGTAGTTGAATCATTGTTTTGAGATAAAGGAGTATGAGTTATGAAAATAGCGACAATTGAATTTCCCCATTCAAGTTTTTTGTCGGTAGAAAAGGATTTAGATATAATAATTTCTAAGATTTGCCAAAACCAAAGGCTGTTGAAATTGTTATATTATAATGTGCCGAACGCCTTGGCGCAGCCCGCTCTATCCGACGACTAGCTGGGTGAAGTATTAAAAAATAATATTAAGCTTGTGCCTAAAACCTATGTTGAGGACGAATATCGCAATTATCTATTTATTAAGTTCGATAATTTCTTGACTGGGATGAATCCCGAGTTCCGTAATAACACAATTGAATTTGATATTTTGTGTAATTATGAGAATTGGCAGCTTGATGGATATGCTTTGCGTCCTATTAAGATTATGGCAGAGATAGACTCTATGTTTAATGGGGCTAGATTAACTGGTGCAGGACTCACTGAATTTGGCGGCGCCACAGATATTATCGCCACAGAACAACTAGCAGGATATTGTATATTTTTTAATGTTATTCATGGTGGGGAAGATGAAAAACGTGCTCTTAATCCAAGCGATGATAAAGATATTATAAATAATTTTTATTAGATGAGCTAAATATGGATTATAGATTGAATTTGATTGCTGGCACGGATTTACCTGTTCCTGAGTGTTAGCTAGCAATTCATCAACCCACTATTCGTGAATTATCATATATAGGGGAAGAAACTTTTAGAATCGGTGCTCAATATTTATGTGTTAATAAAAATATGCTAACTGAGGACGAAAGTGATTTGTTGAATCAATCTAATTTTTAGATATTTATGACAATAATGGCATCGCCAGAAGCCAAAGATAAGAAAGGTTAGGTTCTTGAATTATTAAAATTATTGTTACCCAATTATAATTGTATGCTAACCCCTCGCTCGATTCTTTGTTCGAGCGGCGGCGCCACATTTATGATTGATGGTAGTAATTTTGAACCATTTCAAGATGCTATTAGCGAAGCATTTTGTTTGCGTAGTGGAATGGGTGATTAGCAAACATTTAATCCCTAGTCTGAAAAAGCAAAAGAAATTGCCGCTAAATTGATGCGAGGGCGTTAGAGAGTGGCTGCGCAAAATGGCGAAGACAATTCTAGTGTTATATCGCAATATATTTCTGTTTTGGCTATTGGTATGGGAGTGCCATTGCCTGAGCTATTGGATTTGACATTGTTTCAATTATATGATTAGATACAACGTTATAATATGTATGTAGCTTGGGATTTAGATGTTAGGGCACGCTTAGCTGGTGGTAAGCCAGATGGCGAACCTGACAATTGGATGAAGTCTATCCATTAATTTAAAGGAGGAAGTGTAATATGCCAATATTACCGGAGCACAAGGAGCTTCTATTGTCTTAGAGCGATAGTAAAACCTTGCCTGAATGGGTGCAATTTTTTGACAATTAGTATACCAAGAGTTAGATTTATAGTTTCTGTTATCACAATCACAAGGTGATTAAGAAATTAAGCCAATCAGAAAAAAGTGTGATTCAAAGTTAGAATGCTCGTAAATATAACATTAACAAGGATTATTTTAAGATTTGGTCACATAATATGGCTTATATTTTTGGTTTTTGGTGTGCTGATGGATGTATTTATAGTGGAAAGATATTTGATATTACCACTCATAAGAAAGATAAATATATTTTAAAAAAAATTGCAAAAGAGTTAGAATACAAAGGAAATTTGTATGATTCTGTAGATCGTCAAGCAGTGAGAATTAATTTTAGTTGTAAAGAAATTTATGATGATATTGTTAATCTTGGTGGCTGTGAACGAAAGAGTAACGTATTAAAATTTCCCGATATTCCAACTGAGTATTTACCCGATTTTATTAGAGGATATTTTGATGGTGACGGTTGTATAATGAATTTAAAAGGCAATCGTGTAAATTCGGCTTTTACTAGTGGCAGCAAGGAATTTTTAGATTGTTTGCTTGAAACATTAAAGAAAGATGCTGGTGTGCTAGGAGGTAGTTATGACCCATCAAGCCAATCGTTAAGATTTGGTAAAAAGGATTCTATTAAAATTGGTGAATATATATACTAGAATAGTCCAGAACTATTTCTAGAGCGAAAACGAAACAAATTTAATATTTTCTAAGGAGGAAAATTGAATGAAATTTGGTGTGAATCACTTGCACTAATACACCCTATCCTTGTCATTAAAGGGGTCAAATATTTTATATTTGGCTAACGGGGAATGCTATAGGAATATAGAGAATCCCGTGTCATATCTAATATTATTTGTTAGAAGCGATGTAGAGACTAGATACCTTAATCGGTATTGTAGGCTTATTATTAATAAATAAGCCGAAATGGGTGTACTAATGGCTAGACCATTAGTAAAAGATAGTCCGTAATATTTATATATTATGACGTGAGATTTGCGACGTAGTTCTGAAGGCAAAGGCCGCTCAGAAAGTCGGTAATAAAATCTTTTACAAAAACGAGCCTGTTATTTATTTTGATACTTTGAAAACCTCTAGTATGGAAGGTGCTGCTACTACGGTATATGCGCAGGGCGGTACTGGTAATGCTCGCTTGGTTGCGTGGGAAGGCGAACGTACTGTTACTTTTACTATGGAAGATGCACTGATTAGTCCCGCTGGCTTCATGATTCTTTCTGGCGCAGGTCTGGTTGATGCTTCTAAGGACACTCCTATTTATGTTCATGCCACTGAGCAAATTGAGCTCAAGACCTATAATGAACAAGACCTCACTGGTAACTTTAAGCAGGAAGGCGCTAATATTCAGATAGAACTTGGTGAGGCTCCCGCTATGCCCTCCAAGTCCGAGGATTATATTTATGTAATGCTTTTGGATGAGCGTGGTGAGATTAATACTGAGCCTTATATTGCAACTTCTGTTGCTGAGGACGGTAAATGGATTCAGATTGCCCCTATCGCTAAGGGCGATCGTGAAATGGCGTATGCGACTAAGGATGATGCTGATGCTCATAAAATTGAGCGCTTTGCCGAGGGTGCCATGGTATTTGTTGACTATTATGTCAAGAAGACTTCTAAGGCTCAGCAAATTGATATCACTCCTGATAAGTTTGGCGGCAACTATTATCTCGAGGCTTCGACCCTGTTCCGTAATACCGATGGTGTTGACATGCCTGCTGAATTTATAATTCCTAACTGCAAGATTCAGTCGAACTTTACCTTTACCATGGCGTCTAGTGGTGATCCTTCTACCTTTACCTTTACGATGGATGCGTTCCCTGATTACACTCGTTTTAATAAGAAAAAGAAGGTCTTGGCTGCTATTCAGATTATTGAAGAAGGCGGCGCAGATAGCGAGTTGGTGCGTTCTCAGACCGTCCACTTGGCAGATGACGAAGCGGAAATTAAGTAATTTATAATGAAAATTACTAGACGTTAGGTGGCGAAGACTGCCAAGCCTTCGCCCGTAGTTGTTGAACAGCCTATCGTAAAAGAAGAAAAAAAGGTTGAAGTAAAGAAACCCAAGCAAGTAAAACAGGTTATTCAAGAAGTTCCTGTAACTGCAGAGGATCAGGCATTTTTGGATGAGCTATTTGCAAAAAAAGAAATATAAGATTTTAATAGGGGATGAGTTAAATGCTCATCCCCTATTTTTTATTGTGACGAAAGGAGGAAGGATTTTGAAAATTTAGAAAAAAATTCAAACCTCATTTAATAAGGCAATAGGCTGGGATGATGGCGGCGTCACCAGTAGCAATATTGTAGATGATGTTGTTAATGCTTTGACCCCAGAATAGTTAGAAATAAATCAAGAAAAATTAAAGTTAATTTAGCAAAAATTAAATTTTATTAGAAAATGTTGCAAAACAGTGGATGCAGAATTTAAAACTTATGATTATACTTTAGCGCGTATGGGCATGTCGTTATCTAAAACATTAATTAACAACAAAGCTTAGGATAATATTGCTAATATTAAAATGTTACAAGTTATTAGAACTAATTAGATTGCTTGTTTTTAGGTCGTTGAAGAAATTCTAACCATTTTGCGTGGCGAGCCCACGTTATATGCAATTTATATTACTGATGTAGATAATAATGTATAGAGGGTTGAGTATTCTGCTAATCAAATTAATGAAATATTTTCTACTCAAGGTAAACGCATAGGATTAGACGCAAAC